CTCAACCACTACCCGAAAGGATGAGGACAGCTTAAAACCTGCTGTTTGGTTGTTGGAAAAGGAATAACATAGGTAAAATGAGGTTTAATAACCCACGGCTAGGCTAGTGATAGCAGACTAGAATAGACCCGCCGTTGTGATAAGACGGAGCTCGAGGTACCGGACAACCGCCTCTGCAATGCTCTACTGCTGTGTGACATGTGCAACTCAGATAATGTCGAACTTTAGCCCATTAGGGCTAAGTGTGACTGAACAATCTAGATAATATCTTAAACGCTTCGCGTTAAAATAATAACAAAAGTTCGAGCGATAGCGAAGAACAGATGAACGTAAGTTCATCTTTAATAAATACACTACTATGAAAATTACAGAAATCATTTCCGAAACACCTATTCAAGAAGCATTCATTGATAAACTTCTAGCTCGAGCCATCAAGGGTGCAGGAAAGGGTACTAGTAAGGCCGGAGGGGCTGCTGATGATGCCGCACGAGCTGCAAAAACTACTCCTGATAATACTCCTCGTATGAGTCATGCAGATAGAGTTCGTGCAGCCAATGCAGAAAAAGAAGCTGCCAAAGCCAGACGTGCCGCTGGTCGTGCAGATGCTGCATTTCTAACAAGACATTACAGTAACGAAGCTATACAACTTATTAACTTCTTTGGCTTGGCCAATGCCGCATATGACTATTATACCGGATGGAAAGAGCTACAAGCCAAATATCCTAATGGTGGCGAAGAGTACGATCGCGAGTATCGAAATCTGCTTGGATTGACAATCGCTCAATGGATTGCTCCTAAGGTTGTACTAAAGTTGGCAAACTTGCCTGGTATTAAGCAGGCTGTTAATCTTGTTCCTGGCTTGGTAGGACTTTTAAAAATGCCTAATGCTGCTGAAATAATTCGAGCCGTTTCTTCGGCAACAGGTCGTGCGGCACTTGTATATTACTTTCAGACTGAGCAGGGTAAATCCACATTAACTAACATGCTAGGCGGACTTGTTGTAGGAACGCTAGGAAATGCTGCTGTTATAGCAGGAAATCTTTTAACAGTTATAGCTGGATATGCAGGCGATGTGGCTACTGGTAATAAAACGGTAGACGATGTAGTGCAAGACATCAAAGATAAAGTTAGCGGTAGTGATGATGCATCGGATAAAACAGATTCTTCTGGTGGAAATGCTGATGTAGCTGGTACTTCTTCCGCTCCGGGCTCCAGAGCTAGAGATAACTCGTCTGGAAAAGCACCAACTGACTACGATCCTAATAAATTAAATTCTTGGGATTTCAGTATTAAAGACATCAAACGTTAAAGCAAATTCATTTGAGTAGCTTTAGTTGCTTCAATATTTTCTTTGATAATTTCTGTCATAATATTAATATCTTCAGATGAATATCGATCAAACAAATCGTTTATGTTGATACCTCCACGCATAAACCATGCTATTCTAAACAATTCTTCTTTAAATTTAACTACTTCTTTTTCTAGCCTAACAAGATAATCTGCAATCTCTTCATCTGACAACCGTGTTAGGCGCCTGCGAAAAAATTTGATTGATCCAATTCAACTAAAAAGCTATCTTCGTGTCCGCATGCATCGCACTTGATATTGTTAGGCGGAACACGCCATACATCGTTGTTCTTGCCTATGTGTTCTTTTAGTTTGTCAAACACAATTTTGTCGGCATTTTCTAACCATTCTTTAATATATCCACGTTCAGAAACAACACCAGCAGGTGTTTCAACACTTTCAACACCGGCTATAAACACTCGGTTTTGTAATTCACCTACGGCTTTAAAAATTTCTGCTAAATGACCTTGTTTAATTTCTTCGTCTTGAATTTCTAAAACTTGCCCTAATTTTTTCTGTAATGCAAAATTTTCCAGGTTGAAGTTAGTAGTTTCTCGATATGTTAATGGTTTCAATTTGATTATTAAATCTCCAAACATTACCTTTGGATCAAATGTACATCTATTAAAGTGTTCTATGATATGTTGCAACTCTATATCGAAACTCATTTCATTTGAACATTGTTTACAGACATGTGTCACAGACATGATATTTCCGTAAGTGGCTATACGCACAGCAACTAACAATGCATCGATGTCAAGATTACTAATTTCCCATCCATCTTTGATACTTGGACAGCAACTTTGTACAACTTTGACAGTTGTTTCGCCGCTGATCAAAGCATCGGGTGTTTTAAGTAATATTTCATCCATGCCAGTCATCCCAAACACTGGAATATTTTCAACTGATCCTTCAATAAAACCCGGCGTATTGTAAACACCAAGGCTTGGTAATTTTAAAAATACTTTAGGCTGTCTAAAATATTGCTGTAGAGGATTAGAACCCATATAGATCTCCGGATAAATATACTATAGCTGTATTTATATACGCATATTTTAGGAAAAAAATAATGCCATCAGTAGAAGAATTGCTTGCAGAAAATAATAATTTACTCCGACAAGCTATTAGTAGAAATTCAACGCCCGGACCAGCGCCAGCTTCTACCGGAATTACAGCACTTAATACCAGCGCCGGCCTAGCAGGCAAAGCAGTAGAAGGCCTTAGTGGTGCGTTTGGAGCAGCCAAAGGCATTGTGGGCGAATCTTTAGACGCCTACCGAGAATTTAGTAAATTTGGTGTTAATTTTAACAATGACGCTATAGGATTTAGAGCTAGTATTGCTGGAACACGTTTGAGTGTTCAAGAATATAGTCAAACTCTTAGTACGCTAATTCCTAATATTACAGCTCTTGGTGGCACAATCACCGATGGAACTAAAAACTTCAATAGACTTTCAAAAGAATTTAGTGATACCACAGCCGCTGATGAATTAAGAAAAATCGGTTATACTACCAAAGAATACAACGATGTTCTTGCTATAAGTGTAGCAGGAAGAAAAAATATTGATTTTAATGATGCAGAGTCTCGTAAGAAAGCTAATATGGCCGCCGCCGACCTTGCACTTGAGATGGACAAAGTTGCACAATTAACTGGTGTAAGTAGACAAGAACAACAAAAGGCTCTTCAAGAAAAACAAGGAAACGCAAGAGTACAAGCAACTATTGAACAACAAATAAGAGCCGGCGGCAAAGATGCAGCAGATGCATACATGAAAATGTCAACGCAGATGAAAGGCATTGGTTTAGATAAGTTAGCTGATGAAATTTATTCTGGTCAAGCGTTAAGTCAAAAATCAATATCTCAATTAAATGCTCTTGGCCCAGCAGGAAATCAATTACGAGATGCTATTAATCAAGTACGAAATGCAACAGACGATGAAAGTCGAGCAAGGGCAAATGCAGCTTTAAGAGAAGCTCAGGCAGCAGTAGCAAGACAAGTTACCAGCGATCAAAGTTTAAATCAAATTCGATATGGTCAAGGTGAGACAGCTGAAGCATTAGGCGAAATATCGATAAGTGCAAGAAACTATGCTAATGCTATAGAAAAAACTAAAGAAGAAGCAAGACGCCAAGGTAGAGAAATTTCTGATGCGGAGGCTGCACAAGCATTAGAAAGACGCGGCAGATTTGCTCAAGACCTTGCCAGTGGCCGTGCCGAAGCTGATGCTCGAAAAGCAGTTGAAGAAGCTAAAACAGATACGGAAAAGAGAGCTGCCGAACAAAAATTAAGAGAAGTTCAACAAGCAAAACAAGCAGCACAACCTACTGAAGTATTGATACAAGTGTTAAATCGATTAAATGACACTATGTCAGCTATGGTTATTGGTGCAGATAAAACTGTTAAAGGACTAACTGTAGCAGGTTCTGCTGGCGATAAAATTTTAAAAACAACAGACGCATTTACAAAAAATGTACAAACAATTGATGGTAAAACTACTTCTGCTATAGATCGAGGTGGTGTTGTTAATATTCCAAACTTTAGTGAAATTACAAATGCTATCTCTAAAGGCGACTGGATTGGTGCAGGAAGAAAAGTTGCAGAAGGATTTCAATCAGCGTTGACTAATTATGGCAAAACTCTAGGTGTTGAAATGCCAACAACTTCGTCTGCTGCTCCTAGAGCAAACTTCGGACAACCGCCGGTGTCGAGAGCAGGCGGGAGTCCAAATGTTGATAATATAGTTGAAGATTTTGGAGCAGGTACTCCGGCAATATTACATGAAAAAGAAGCGGTCATGACATTGCCACAGATCAAAGGTCTCGTTTCAAATATATGGAAAAGCGCCAAGTCTGAAACAATAAATCAAAATACGTTAACTAGTGAATCAATTACAGGCGGTGGCGAAACTACTACCAAGCGTGTGCAGTCTGATGACAGTAAATCGGCGCAAGCTGAAATGGATGCCTTAAGTCAAAAATTTGGAACCGACTGGCAAAAACGTAAAGAAGTTCTTATTGAAGGTATGGCTGTAGAAGACCGTAAATTTTCTAAAGTTCAAGCAGCTATGCGTGCCGATGTTGAAGCACAAAAAATTAAAGAAGATTATGAAGCTAAAAAAGCCGAAATTCAAAAACGCATTGACGACGGCATCAAATACGAAGTTGAAACTAAAAAATCTGCATCGGATGCGTTAACAGAAATTGTTAAAGAAACTGGGCTTAAAGAACTAGATATTAAACAAATTAATAGTGATAAAATTTCAGAAACAGTAAAAGCAGAAACTGAAAAAGAATCGGCATTGAAATCTTCTGTAACTGAAACACTATCGTTGGCTATTGAAAAAGTTAAAACGGCAAAACCAGAGCAACCAAAACCAAAAGGCTTTGATGACAATATAGAAGCCTTACAAAAAGAACTAGTTGCCAAAGGTGCTAATATTAAAATAGACGGACTACTAGGACCTCTTACCAAAAATGCTATGTCACAGTTTGGTAACATAAAAGTTCCAGACACTAATCAAGTAAAAAGTATAAGCAGATCAATTCCAAACGAAGTTGCTCAATCAAAAGCTGAAGCAATGAAAAGAACTGTTGTTACAGAACCAGTTGTTAAAAAAGAAGAACCAAGTAATCCTTTACAAGCCAGTACAAATCTAGACGATCTCAAGGATCAATTAATTCAGTTAAATAAGACTATGGGAGAGATGCTATCTTATTCATCCGAAATGGTCGGTGGCATCGAGAAACAGATTCGTGCAACTAAGCGTATGGATCCTAACATCTCCTTAAGAGGATAATTATGTCTTGGAAAAAGTTTTTTACACCTGTACCAACAGGTAATCAATTAAGCTCAATCTCCAGTGGTGGAGCTTCAGTGCGTCCAGGACCAGCGAAAGCTAATTATTCCAGTTACTTACCAGATGTGTATACTGGTAGTCCAAATCGTGTTGAACGATATTTGCAATACGAAGTAATGGACAGCGATCCTGAAGTTAATGCAGCTTTGGACATTTTAGCAGAATTTTCAACACAAAAACTAAAAGATGGAAAAACACCTTTTAGTATCCAGTGGCGCCGTAAAGCAACTAACAGTGAAATAAGAATTCTTGGAGAATATCTACAACAGTGGGTAAAAACTAATAAGTTTGATACTAGAATATTCCGTATGATGCGTAACACATTCAAGTACGGAGATGCCTTCTTTATTAGAGATCCTGAAACACAAAAATGGCAATACATCGATCCTAGTAAGCTAGTTAAAGTTATTGTAAATGAAAGCGAAGGTAAGAAGCCTGAGCAATATGTTGTCAAAGATCTTGCACCAAACTTTATGGATTTGGTTGCTACACAGATAACTCCAAACATAAATCCACGCAATAATGCTGGTAGCACAGGCGCCGGTGGCTATCTTGCACCAACAGGAAAAGGCGGTGGCACATTTCCTAGCCCGAGCGGTGGAAGTCGTTTTGGTACAACTGAAACTGAATATGCTATTGATGCTAAACACATTGTTCACTTGAGTTTAAGTGAAGGTTTAGACAATAATTACCCATTTGGAAATAGTCTTTTAGAAAACATTTTTAAAGTTTATAAGCAAAAAGAATTACTTGAAGATGCTATTCTAATCTATAGAATTCAACGTGCTCCGGAACGTCGTGTGTTCCATATTGACGTTGGTAATATGCCAGGACACATGGCCATGGCGTTCGTAGAAAGGGTTAAAAATGAAATCCATCAGCGAAGAATCCCAAGCCAAACCGGCGGCGGACAAAATGTTATCGATAGTGCTTATAATCCATTGTCTATTAATGAAGATTACTTCTTTCCTCAGACCGCCGAAGGACGAGGATCTAAAGTTGAGACTTTACCTGGAGGGACGAATCTCGGCGAGATTGATGATTTAAAGTACTTTACTAACAAATTATTCCGTGGTTTACGTATACCGAGTAGCTATTTGCCAACAGGTGCAGACGACAGTCAAGCAAGTTTTAATGATGGTCGTGTTGGTACAGCGTACATTCAAGAATTGCGTTTTAATAAGTATTGCGAACGTTTACAAGCACTAGTTACTAGTGTATTTGACGAAGAATTCAAGCTGTATATGAATCTTCGAGGTGTGAATATTGATTCAAACTTGTTTGAATTAAAGTTTAACCCTCCGCTAAACTTTGCTAGCAGTCGCCAAGCAGATATGGACGGCCAACGAATTAACACGTTTAATACGATTCAAGCAGTTCCATTCGTCAGTAAGCGATTTGCTATGAAGCGTTTCTTAGGTCTAACTGAAGAAGAAATTGCAGAAAACGAACGTATGTGGGCAGAAGAAAATGGTAAAGGTCAACCAACACTCACTGACTCTGCGGGAGAATTGCGTAGTGCAGGACTAAGTGCTGGCGGCATCGAAGGAGACTTAGGCATGGCTGGAGACTTGTCTGCACCAGAAGATATGGAAGCAGAATTAAGTCCAGGAGCTGCTGCGCCAGGTGTTCCGCCAGTGGCTCCGGCACCTGCAACACCACCAGCTGCATAAATATAGTATGATTCTACGAGAACTTTTTTACATTGATCCGGATACTAGACGTATTGCCAACGATCTGAGATACAGTCCAGATCGCGATGTCACTACTCTACATAGATCAGATACACGCAAAACTAGACTAAGTCTACGTCAAATCAATGAGTTAAGAAAATCTAGCGAGGCTCATATTCTCGAACAAGAACGTGAGTTAGAATTTATAGCGGACATGTACAAAGCACCACCAGCGGCCGCGCCAGCATAAATAAACGGATTTTTTTACAAAAACGGCCGTTTTTAGGCTATTATAACCCCTTTTTTACAATTAATTGTAAATATTACACAGCCTTGTGATCACTACAGGAGAAAAAAACATGACTGACCGCAAACAATTTGAGGCCATGCTTGAGGCCCTTATCAATGAAGATACAGAACAAGCAAAAGAAATTTTTCATAATATCGTAGTAAGTAAATCTCGTGAAATTTATGAAGAACTTCTAAGTGAAGATTTCGATAGCGAAGAAGCTGTTGAAGAAGAAGCAGACGAAGAAGAAGCCCCTGTTGACGAAGAGATGGAAGGCGAAGAGCCTGCCGTTGAAGCTTTCGGCGACGATGAAGAAGGCGACGATGAAGAAGGCGAAGAAGCTGACGATGACGTCGGCGGAGATGCTACTGACGACATGATCGGCGACGTTGATGCAGATGCAGACGGCGAAGAAGAAATGGACGACGAAGAGCAAACAGATCGTATTCTTGACTTAGAAGATGCTCTAGAAGAATTAAAAGCAGAATTTGAACAGCTAATGGCTGGCGAAGAAGGTGACGACATGGGCGGTGACGACATGGGTGACATGGGCGGTGACGACATGGGTGACATGGGCGGAATGGACGCCGAGCCAGAAATTGATGAACTCCAAACAATGATGGAATATGTTAACAAAGTTGGCGGCGCAACATACGACAAGTTTGGTAAAATGGGTGACGACGGTGTAAACACTAAGTCAATCGTAGCTGGTAAGAACGATATGGGTGGTACAACTGCTAATATTGCCAAGTCTTTCTCAACAGATAAAGGCGGTACAGAAGGCGGTTTAGCAAGTCCAAAAGCTGGTGACCTAACAGCAGGACTAGGTAACATTCACAACCGAAAAGACAGCAAAGCTGGCAAGACTGCTTTCACTAAGAAAGAACCAGGCCATGGTGCTGAAAAGAAAGGTGCTGCTGAAAAAGCTGATAATAAAACCAGCATGATCAACGGTGCACCAGGTCGTGCAAAGTAATTTAAAGCGACATAGTAATATGTTATACCTCCGAGAGAATCTCAGTTTCAACGAAGCAAAAATGATCGTTGAGTCTGATGACAAAGAAGGGAAAAACTTATACATGTCCGGGATTTGCATCCAGGGCGGTATACGTAACGCTAACCAGCGTGTTTACCCTGTGAATGAGATTGGCAAGGCTGTCAAAACCCTGAACGATCAGATTCAAAACGGTTATTCAGTTCTCGGAGAAGTAGATCATCCAGATGATCTAAAAATAAACTTGGACCGCGTTAGCCATATGATAGTTAATATGTGGATGGACGGTCCAAACGGTTACGGTAAACTTAAAATTTTACCTACACCAATGGGACAACTAATTCGCACCATGTTAGAAAGTGGTGTAAAATTAGGAGTAAGTTCGCGCGGATCCGGAAACGTCAGAGATGACGGTTCCGGTGAAGTGTCAGATTTTGAGATTATCACAGTAGATATGGTAGCTCAACCTAGTGCTCCTGGAGCATATCCTACACCAATTTATGAACACCTGATGAACAGTCGTGGTGGATATAATGCTTTGCGTATAGCGCAAGAGGTGAAAGGGGATCCTAAAGCACAAAAATATCTCAAAGAGAGCTTATTAGGTATAATAAGCAAACTCCAATAACAAGGAGAATCACATGTTGGATGCGTTAAAACAGTTATTTGAAAACAATGTGATTTCTGAGGAGATCAAAGAGTCAATTCAAGCCGCTTGGGATGCAAAGATTCTAGAGAATCGCGAACAAGTCGCACATCAACTACGCGAAGAGTTCGCACAAAAATACGAACACGACAAAGAACAAATGATTGAAGCTATCGATAGAATGGTCACTGATCACCTATCTGCTGAACTCGTTGAATTTGCCGAAGATCGTAAGTCACTAGCAGAAATGAAAGTCAAGTATGCTCAAAATATGAAGCAACACGCTGGCCTAATGAAGGAATTCGTTAGCCGTCAGTTAGCTGCCGAAGTACGCGAGTTACATGAAGATCAAGTTGTTATGGCTGAAAAATTTGGAACTCTAGAACGTTTTGTAGTTGAGGCTCTTGCTGAAGAAATTGCAGAGTTTTACAAAGACAAACAAGACTTAGCTGAAACTAAAGTTCGTTTAGTTCGAGAAGGACGTGAAGAACTTAAGAAGATGAAACAGCAGTTTATTGAGCGTGCCGCAACAATGGTCGACACAGTTGTTAATGAGAGCTTACGCTCAGAATTAACATCACTAAAAGAAGACATTGATGCAGCCCGTCGTAACGATTTTGGCCGCAAGTTATTCGAAGCTTTTGCTTCAGAATTCCAGACCAGTTATCTAAACGAAAAGTCAGAAACATCAAAATTACTAAAGGTTATAAACCTAAAAGATTTAGCTATTCAAGAAGCTGAACAAGCTGCTGAACAAGCTAAAGCCTTAGTAGAAAGTAAAGAAGCAGAAATTGCTTCTCTTAAAGAGGCACAAGAAAGAAAAACAATCATGAACGAATTACTTGCTCCATTAAACTCAGAGCAACGTGACATCATGGGTGAATTAATGGAGAGTGTGAAAACATCAAGGCTTGTAGAAAGTTTTGACAAGTATCTCCCAGCTGTAATCGCTGGCAAAGCTCCGCAGAAGAAACAGGCACTAGTAGAGGCAAAAGAAATTACCGGAAATAAAGAAATTTCCAACAGCAAACGTAGCAGCGAAAGCGACTCGAACATTATCGATATTCGTCGTCTCGCTGGACTTAAAATTTAAGGAGAAATTTAAATGTCAGAACTACTAAACGGCCGTTGGGCAGAAACCAAAGAAGCTCTTTTAGAAGGCCTACAAGGCACAAAAAGATCTGTAATGGGTGTTACACTAGAGAATACACGTAAGTATTTGATGGAGTCCCCAACAGCAGGTGCCACTTCTGCCGGCAACGTTGCAACATTAAATCGTGTTATTCTTCCAGTTATTCGTCGTGTGATGCCTACGGTTATCGCTAACGAGTTAGTTGGTGTTCAGCCAATGACTGGTCCAGTTGGTCAAATCCATACTTTACGTGTTCGCTATGCAGATAGCAGCAGTGGAGCTGGTGTTGTAGCTGGTGAAGAAGCACTAAGCCCATTCAAAATTGCTGAGGCTTACTCAGGCAATGAGGCAAGCCCAGCAAAAGCTGCCAGCACAGCAACTCTAGAAGGTGCAGCTGGTAAGCGTATGAGCATTCAGATCCTCAAGCAAACAGTTGAAGCACGTACACGTAAGTTAAGTGCTCGCTGGACATTTGAGGCTGCACAAGATGCACAAGCCCAACAAGGTATTGACATCGAAGCAGAAATTATGGCTGCTCTAGCACAAGAAATTACTGCTGAAATCGACCAAGAAATCCTAACAAGTTTAGGTTCTCTAGCTGGTACAGCAGTTGAAACATACAACCAGTCTCAAGTTTCTGGTACAGCAACATTCGTTGGTGATGAGCATGCTGCTTTAGCTGTTCAGATCAACCGTGCTTCTAACTTGATTGCACAGCGTACACGTCGTGGTGCAGGTAACTGGGCAGTTGTTAGCCCATTCGCGTTAACAATTCTTCAGTCTGCTACTACAAGCGCATTCGCTCGTACAACAGAAGGAACTTTCGAAGCTCCAACAAATACCAAGTTCGTTGGTACACTAAACGGCGCAATGAAAGTGTATGTTAACACATATGCAGCTGACAATGCTAACGTATTGATCGGTTACAAAGGTTCTAGCGAATCTGATGCAGCAGCATTCTATTGCCCATACATTCCATTGATGAGCAGTGGTGTTGTTCTAGATCCAGCAACATTCGAACCAGTCGTATCATTCATGACACGTTATGGTTATGTTGAACTAAGCAACACAGCTAGTTCTCTAGGTAATGCAGCTGACTACCTAGCAAACGTTGCAATTGCACACTCAAGCGTAAGCTTCAAGTAATCAACAACTACGTTGTTACAAATTAAAAGGGCTCTTCGGAGCCCTTTTTCATTATCAGCTAAATACTATGTCATGCTCAGTAATGAGTTTATGCAGAATCCCTCTGCGTATGGCCTAGAACGTCAACATAAGGAGAAACAAATGGGACGTCCAATTCAAAAGAAATATTTTGCCAACACAAACAGCCGCCAATTTGGTACAGCTAACGTTGGTGGAGAAAGTGTAGCCAGCGTTACAGCACCAGCAGGCACATTAGCAACCTTAGTAAACGGAACTTACACAATTCCAGCAGCCGACATTGGTGCACCAGATATTACAGGCGGCGCAAAACCAGTTTTAACTGTAACTGTAACTGGCGCAACAACTTACACCGTTGCCGTAACATCAGCAGGTTCAGGTTATACAAGTGCTCCAACAATTACTTTTAACGGAAGTGTAGCTGGCGGCTCAGGTAGTGCTACTCCAGTAGCAACACTAACTAGCGGCGCCGCTGCTCGTCAAAATGGTATTAAGTGCGAAGCACAAATCGGTGCAGGCAGCGAAGTTACTACAGGCGATGTCATTGCACAAAAAGGCACAAGAAAATATCGTGTACAAACTAGCGACGGTACAGCAACATGCACACTAGTTGCAAGTGCAGCTTTAGGTGCTAACGAAATGTCAATTACAGCAGTTGATGCTAGTGCTAACGCTTACTGGGTTACAAAATTAACAGCACATAGAGCTATCCTAACTAGAAAAGTTTCCGGCGACGGATTGTTTGCTAGCGGAGCTTCTGTGCCATGGAGCTTTGCAGCAGCTAGTTCTGGTATTGTACAGATCGAAAATCAGTAATTAATTAGGAGCTTCGGCTCCTAACTTAGGACTTTAAATGACAAGAATAGTAAATGTTAGCCAAAGTGACTACCGGGTAAAAGTTCAATCCGGTGGTACTATTACTTTAGACGTAGGAGTTAGTCCGGGCGTAGTTGTAATTACTGGAGACTTAAATGTCAAAGGCACCACGACCACTGTCGAGTCAACTAACACAACAATTAAAGATAATATCTTAACACTCAACTACGGCGAAACAAATTACTATGTTACTTTAGGTTCTGCTGGTCTTAGAATCGATCGAGGTGACTCAGTAAATCAAGGTAGTTTTAAAGATGCGTTATTCTTATTTGATGAAAGTGTAGATCATTACGACCCAGTAGCACTAACAACAATCCCAGGCACATTTGTTTTTAAAACAAGTGATGATAATTTATCTGGAATTCAAGTTGCAAGCGTTGGTACTGCCAATAATGATCTTGTGTTTGATATGCAAAACAGTTCGTATAAAATTCGAATTGCAAATTCGTCAAACTATGAATTGCTAGTAACCGACGATAATGACATCCCAAATAAGAAATGGATCGAAGATTATGTTTCAGCAACTGGTGGCTATGCTAACGTTGATAACTTTCATTATCTATTAGCACCATTTCAGACTCGAGGTCAGGCGTATAACAATAATATTCAGTTCACAGTAATGAATGTGTTAAGAACACAAATAACACAAAACGGATTATTTGTTGACCAAGTAAACACATATCAAAATGAAATTAAAACTATATCGTCATCTAATGTTAATTTGAAATTAAGCTCAGATACCAATATAGTAGAAAATAATGCAATTTTAGGTTTAAATAATCAAGCTGTTCTTTCTAACGGAAGTGTAGATACAAGTATGACTAAATTATATGCAAGTACTACTGCTGGCCCAGGAAAAACTGGCTTATACTTTTTAAATAAGCGAACAGGAGAACCGGGACAAAGCATAAATGAAACAGTCAATGACGAGCTTGTTGCTAAAAACAGAGCATTATTGTTCAGTATGTTATTTTAAGGAAAGAACATGGCAATCGTAAACACAACAATTAGCGGAACTAACACTACAATTTATACAAGCTCTGGTAACAATGCAATTACTACTATTATTGTTTGCAATACTAGTGCGTATAATCCAGCAAGCCCATCAGCTAACCAATCATTACTGTACATGTATGCTGTTCCTAGTGGCGGTTCAGCAGGATTAGGAAATATTATTGTTAACGGATTACCGGTGCCAGCAGGTGAAACTGTTAGTTTTGATCAAGAAAAAATGGTGTTAGCCAACGGTGATTTTATTGTTGCTAAAACCGACTCTGCAAGTAATCTTGTAGCAACAGTGAGCACATTGGCGGTATAAAGATGAGATATTTAAGAAAACAGGTCTTAAATCGACGAGCACCATTTGATACACGTTTTTACTTGGATGCTTCCAACGGTGTTGTTTTAGCAAACAGCAATAATCTTACATTGCCAAAAAGTAATGATACCATTGTCGATCCTGTTCAAGGAATGATAAGATACAATACAACTACTAACGAAGTTCAGGTTTATCAAGGGTCGAGTGGTAGTTGGCGTAGTATTCGATATAAAGAATCGACAGGTATTACGCAACAATCTAACTTAGGACCAATTGATGGTTTAACATACTTTTACGGTCCATTAAATCCTGCACCTCCAACTCAAGTTCAAACAGGACTAGGTGGCACCAATGTTGCATGGAACGGTCAAAATATAATTGTGTTAATTGGCAATGTATTTCAAATTTATAACACAAATTATGTATTAACACAAAATCCTAATACTGTCCTAGCAACAACTACAACGGTAAGCACAGGCACTACACTAGATTTTGCCAGCACAACAACAATTGCTCAAGGCTCTATAGTCACTGGAAGTGCAAATATTCCAGTCGGAACTACAGTAACCGTGACAAGCGGAACACAAGTAACATTAAGTAATGCCATCACGGGTACTATTAACAGCGGTACGTCGTTAACTTTCGCTAAAAACGATGGATACTATTTGAATTTTACTTCTGATCCAAACTACTCGGGAATGATTACTCAGCCAATAACAGTATTACACGGCTTTGATCAATAAGGAGCAAGCATGGGAGTTGAATTAGGCAGAATAAGCGGCCCACTGCTTTCAGACAACCTCATTCGGCACGGAATAGATCTTGCCTTTGAAACAGATCTCCTTTACATAGATGTAAACAATCAACGAGTCGGTATTCAAACCAGCTCTTCTGGCCGTTTACTTGATATCAACGGCAAAACCTTAACAACTAATTTAATTGTCGATAATTGGTTTACAGTACCAGATTTTGATATTCATACAAACGAAATTCAAAATCTTTTAGGACCAATATATATCCAACCATCGGGTCAGAGTTTAGACGGAATAATTGATGGAGGAGTATCCGGCACTATATCCTTTGTAGATGATGCAGACGGCGGCAGCGCCGGGACATTAACATTTACACTAACAGCAGATGGAGGAAATTCATCACCATACGGATCTGTAGGTATAACCAGAGCCCCAGCGTTAACTACAGACAACCTTAAAATAACTGACCAATTAATTAAAAATTTAATTGCTGACAGTGATATTGAATTAAGTCCTAACGGAACAGGTAAAGTAGAATTCAATACTAATCGTGTTAATGTAACCGGGTCTCTACATGCTACAGGAAATGTAACGTGGGACGGTAATATTATATTTGGAAACAATAATAATGATAATGTTGATTTCCAAGCAGATATTAATAGCCATATTATTCCAGACCTTGACAATGAATATGATTTAGGTTCTCTTGCACAACAATGGAATAATTTATACACATATGATGTTCAAGCAGTTACAATAAACACTAGTAGTCTAACAATTGACGGCATTGATATGCTGTTAACAGCCGGAAATACATATTATGTTAGTGTTAATGGTGACGACGATAATTATGGTAACCACTCTCAGTCAACTTTTGCAACATTAAAAGCAGCCCTAACAACAGCAACAAACGGTGATACAATTGTCATATTTCCAGGAACATACTACGAAGAATTTCCGTTAACTGTTCCTCAAGGAGTAACTGTAAGAGGCGCTGGTATCCGTGCAGTAACGATTAAACCAACTCTTGCAACTAATAATAACGATGCATTTTTAGTAAACGGTGACACTATGATTGAACATCTTAGTGTTACAGATTTCTTTTTTGATAGTGTAAACAACAAAGGTTACGCATTTAGATTTGCTAATAATTTTAAAACAAATTTTAGAAGTCCTTATATTAATAACATCACGGTTAGGACAGTCGGTAGCACTACATCTATATCAGATCCGTATGGGTACGATGCTGGAGATGCTGGAGCAGGAGCATATGTAGACGGTAGTGTTGCTGATCCAACAAGCACACAAATTCCAACAATGTTGTTTTACTCGGTAACATTTATTACGCCATCACAAGATGCATTAACTTGCTTAAATGGTGTAAGGTGTGAATGGCTTAACAGTTTTACTTATTTTGCCCGCCGTGGCCTATATTTGTTAAACGGAACAGCAGGCCGTTATAATCAAGGATTAATATTTGGTGCCGAATTAAGAAGTATTAATAGTGCTAACGTGTACGGTTTATACGGTGCAGTGGCTGATGGTGACGAATGTTTGGGCTATATTATGGCTCACAATTTTGGATATATTGGCAACGGCAAAGATTTAACCAACGATCCATCGTTAACTATTCAAGCAAATGAAATAATAGAACTTAATAGCGGCCACATGTACTTTGAAAGTACAGATCAACTCGGCGACATACGGGTAGGCAGTATATTTTATGTAAGTCAAGAAACTGGAAGGATAGCTTTTGATGCACAGAGTATTAATATTATTTCTGGCGGTAATATTACATTAGAAGGTCCTACTAGCTCAACTATTATTAATGAACAATTTGTACAGACAGGAAATATAAGAATATATGATAATACTATTGGATCCATTACTGGCCCAGTTAACTTCTTAGCTTATGGGGGTGCTGCCAGCACATATCTTAATACAAATTTAAATCTTGCTGAAAGTTTAGAAACAAGCGGGGATTTAATACTGAACGGAGATATAACATTCGGTTCTAATAATTTTGACATTGTTTCTTTTGTTTCGCATTTTACCCAGGATTTTTATCCCGGGATTAATGATCAATATTACTTAGGTTCATTATCAAAACGATGGAATACAATGTATTCTAACTTGTTTAATATTGACGGAATCACCGAAATAACTTCTAATGAAATTACAACTAAAACAACAAATACTGATTTAGAATTTTTAGCAAACGGAATTGGTAAGATTAAATTTCCATCTAATAATTTACAAATAGATAATAACTTAACAGTTGACAATCAGTTTACAGTATCTTCAGGAATAACTAGTTTACAAGATGTCGATATTTCAGGAAATGTTTTATTAACCGGGAATATAAATCAAACAGGCAACACCGATATCATAGGATTATTTTCAAATAATAACATAACAATAACAGGGAATACTAGTTATTTTGAAGTTCCTAATATACGCCTATATAACAATATAATTTCTAATCAAGCGACGGATCAAAATTTAATTTTTAGTGCAAATGGTACGGGCAATGTTAATGTTGAAAAAATTAAATTTTCAAACAACGAAATTTTAAACAATTGGTCAGCAGCTACTACAACCCAACAAAAATCTATCATACTAACACCCAATGGTACTGGAAATACTTCAGTAAGTTCTACAAAAGCAGTTAAGATTCCAGTAGGTTCAAATTCTAATAAAACAATAGAAAATATTGGAGAAATCCGTTTTAATAATGTCTATAATAGATATGAAGGGTATGCTCCTAACGGACTAGTTAGTTTTAATAGTGTTTACAGTTATAATACATCTAATGCTAGTTTTATAACTACTACAACAAAAACTACTCTTGCAGTCGGCACATTGTCTGTGACAGCAGGACTAGCGGATATACAAGTTATTAGTACCGCTGGGTTGTCAATTGGTTATAAAGTAGTTTCTGGCCCTGGGCTGGTAGCAGGCTCTACAATAATAAACATTGTAGGAAGTATTATAACATTGGATACTCCTGCCGCAACTTCGGCAACGGGCCTAGTTACATTTGGTCCTGTTGTATTAAATTTTACATTTATCAGCGGTCTTCAAGTAGGACAAGCAGTGACCGCAGTAAATATACAACCAGGAACAGTTATTTCTTCAAAAACCAGTACAAGTGTCACACTTAGTAAACCAATTAGCGGTAATATATTAACTGGGTCAACAATTACATTTGGCGCTGTAAACTCAACATTTGTCACAGCAGAACTAACACCAGGTGCATCGGACAATACTATTCGATTTGGAATAACTGGAAGTGTACACGCATCCATTGACGCTACTAAATTTTATTCAACTGGCTGGCACGTTGGAAATATTGATATTTCCAACAACATACAAAAATTAAATTCACTAGATTTATTTTTATCACCGGATACAGGTATCACTAACATTAATAATATCACTATTGATGATGTATATTTTAATAATTTAAGTTCAGGAGCCATAACACTAGCAACAACAGGACAAGGGTACGTTAAATTTAACGGTGTAAACGCAGTGGTGTTCCCAGCAGGAGATAGTTCAGGTCGGCGCCTAACTCCTGAACTTGGAGAAGTTAGATATAATACAGAGCTTGAATATCTAGAAGTTTTTAATAACACTACTTGGATTCCAGCAATTGGGTCCAGCGGCGCTGCCTCAGAAGAGCAGGTAGACGAAATTATGAATCTTTGGGCAGTGATCCTAGGTTAAAACCAAATTCCGATAAATACTTGTGATTACAAGAAACGACCATTTCTTGTATGGTTAAACTGTGGTAAACCCGCAATGTAAGGTGGTTAACCGTGAAACACGGGGTAAGGAGAGCGAATGGCACTTGGTCGTATTACGGGTCCGCTCTTAAAGGCAAACCTGCTCCGTCAAGGAGTTAACCTTGCCTTTGAGACCGACCTACTCTATATTGATGTTATTAATGGCCGAATTGGTGTAAAGACCACTACTCCTACCAACGAGTTGCAGATCAACGGAACTGCAAGAACAACCAACTTAGAAGTTTCTCAAGAAGCAACAATTGCTAGTTTTACTATTAGCGGTAATACTATTGCTAGCTCAAATAATGTAATTAATCTAACCCCAAGCGGAACTAATCCTGTAGTATATCAGGGTAAAATACAAACAGGTAACTTACAACTTTCAACTAATGTAATCGAAACATTAGGCACTAATACAGATCTTGTAATAGAAACAACCGGAACCGGCGAAGTTAATGTCAATGCTAATATGCTAGTTAACGGTGATTTACACGCTACAGGAACTATTACAGCAGACGGCGATATTCAGTTGGGAGATGCAAATACTGACAATATTGTTTTTAATGCAGACATTAATAGTAACATTATCCCAGACGATAATAACACATGGGATTTAGGATCAGGCCCGCTTGGAAGCGGAAAATCTTGGAGAACTGTTTACTCCAACAATGTTGTAACAGATACATTAACTGCTACTAATATTATCGGTAACGGTATTGAACTTACTTTGCCACAAGGAAGTATTTGGTACGTTGCTGAAAACGGTAACAATACATATAACGGTAATCACGAACATGCTCCGTTTGCAACAATCAAATATGCACTAAGTCAAGCCGCAGCAGGCGACCAAGTTTTTGTTTATCCAGGAACATACACAGAAATATTTCCATTAACAATTCCTGCAGGTGTTACACTACGAGGCGCAGGAATCCGATCCGTAAAAATTCAACCAACGGTAGGAACGATAGATAAAGATGCAATTTTACTTAACGGACAAACTACAGTAGAAGATCTGAGTATATCAGGATTTCGATACAATTCAGTAAACGACACTGGATACGCATTTAAATTTGCTCCAGGCATGGTTACCGCCAGCCGAAGCCCATATGTTAGAAACGTAACAGTTATTACAACAGGCAGTACCACTTCCCCAACAGATCCTTACGGCTATGACTCCGGCGACGCAGGCCAAGGTGCCTATTTAGACGGTAGTGTAGTAAGTTCTACAAGTATAGAAGTTGCTTGTTTATTTCATAGCGTGACATTTATTGTTCCGGCCCAAAGCGCAATTAAGGCAACTAACGGCACTAGGGTTGAATGGTTAAACAGTTTTAGCTATTTTGCTGATAAAGGCATCCACTTAATTAGCGGTACAACTGGTAAATCTGGTTCTGGAAAAACAATATTAAGAATTGATAATCGAACAGGCACATGGGCTGTTGGAAACACCGTTACTTATTATGATACAGATGGTACAACAATTTTAGCATCGGGCACAATTTCCAGTATCGATGGAAACTACATTTCGTTAACTGGAAAATGTGTTGGATTTGAGACACTAGAAGATCGATTAGGAAAGCCTATTGCAGTTGCCGGTAATGCTAAATTATTAACTGCACAGAAAAAGTTTGGTGTTTCAAGCCTGTATTTAGACGGGACTGGCGATTATATCTCGGCAACTAGCCAGCCAGATTTTGAATTTGGCACAGGTGATTTTACAATAGAAGCATGGGTATATCCAACAACAACTGGTAGTTATAGGACACTTTTTGATTTAAGAACAACAACTCCGGGCGACGGTGGCGGAATTATTATAGGAATTAATAATCTTGATCAGCTCTATTTCTATTACAATTTTAATTTTAGAATTGGAGCAGCTGGCCTAGTTCAACAGAATCAATGGAACCATATAGCATTATCTAGAACTAGTGGTGTTACACGAGCATTTGTTAATGGCGGACAAGTAGGATTAGACTATACTGATACAAATAACTATGCTCAAAGGGGAGTTCGAATTGGCGCTGACCCAGCAGGTGCTTACGGATTTGCAGGATACATTGACGATGTTAGAATAACAAAAGGAATAGGTCGATACTCGACCACATTTATCCCGTCAACTGTTGCCTTAACTGGTGATACATCAACAGTACTATTGCTACATTTTAACGGCGCAAATAATAGTACTGTAGTATTAGATGATGGTGTAACATTACAGGATATAAGAACAAATGCAGGTGGTCTTTCGACTAGGATCAATTTTGCAAACTATCAAGACTTTGGAGCAGAATTCCGTAGCATTGGAAGTGCCTGTGTTTATGGAGTATATGGAGCTTACGGCGACGGTGACGGATGTTTGGCTTACTTAATTAGCCAAAATTTTGCCTACGTGGGATCAGGAAAATCACTAGCTAACGATCCTAACGATCGTATAGAAGCTAATGAAGTTGTAAAATTAAATCGCGCTAAAATTTATTACACCAGCGTTGATAACGAAGGCAACTTCAGAGTTGGTGACAGTTTTTATGTAAATCAAAAAACAGGAGATGTGTTATTTTCAGGAGAAAATTTAAGCATCACAACATTATCTGGTATTACATTTAGTGACGGTACTAATACTACAACACTGAGCCCAACAGAAGTTACAACTGGTAATATTACAATTACTGGAAATACAATTCAAAGTAACTTTGGCGACGTAAATGTTGTTGCTAATAGTGGAGAAATTAATTTACAAAATAATACATTTGTAACAGGAAATTTAACAGTTACAGGAAACACCCTTGTAAATGGTAATACAACATTAGGAAGCTCTAGTGGCGATACAATGAATTTTGTTGCTAGTATTGGTTCCAATATGATTCCATCGATTAATAATTTTTATAATTTAGGTTCTGCCAGCCCTAATTTAAGATGGAAAGATGTGTACGTTAATAATGCTAATTTGAACGGCATTAATATTAGTACCAATACAATTCAAGGAACTGCAACTGACACGGACTTATTACTAACAGCTAATGGAACTGGCGAAGTTTATTTTCCAAATAACAATGTACAGATAGATCAAAATTTAACTGTAACAAATAATTTTACGGTCACAACTGGCACAAGCTATCTAAAGAACACAACTATTGTTGGCACAGTTACACAAACTGGCGATATAAATCAAACAGGTAGTTTTATTACCAGCGGAAATACCAGTGTAACTGGAAATATTACTGGAACAGGTTACTTGCAATTACCAGTAATAAGAATTGAAAATAACACAATATCCACTACCACTACCAATACAGATTTAGAATTTCAAGCTAATGGAACAGGTAATATTATATTTGAAGGAATACAGGTTTCTGACAATAATATTTCTAGTACTGTTACTAATTCAGATATTGTATTAACTCCACAAGGTACTGGTATTGTTAATATTAATAGTAATCAAAGTTTTAAAATTCCAGTAGGAAATACTAGCGAAAGACCTGGAACACCTGCAACTGGAATGATCCGATACAATACTGATTTTAATTGGTACGAAGGCTGGACAGGTAGCTATTGGCAATCGCTGGGCGGCGTAATTGATGTTGCCGGAGTAACAAAAATTACTCCTGAGTTAGCACCAGGAACTGCTGACAATATTATTCGATTTTATATCAACAATGTTGTAAAAGCAACTCTTGATGCTACTAAACTTCAAACAGACAGAATACAAACCAACAACATTGATATACAACAAGATACAATAACTACAACTGTTAGCGGAACAGATTTAAATTTATTAACTACAGGAGCCGGTGGCGTCAGGATTGGAAATTTACGATTTAGAAATAACACTATAACCAATGTTACTTCGGGCGGAGTTACAGAATTTATTCAAACTTCTGGAGGTTATGTTCGAATTGCAGGAACTGGCGGTGTTGTTATTCCTGCTGGAGATTCGTTAAATGATAGGCCGGGTATAACAGAACTTGGAATGATTCGGTTTAATACAGTTCTAGAATTAGTAGAAGTATACAACGGAGTCACATGGACCAGTGTTGCAGGTCAAAGCGGCGGCGTAACAACAGCAGAAGCTACCGACATTGGAATTGTTACTGCATTATTATTTGGATAAATTATGGCATCATTTTTTAAAAATAAATTAGAACAAAACATCGGAACAACCGAAGTCGAAGTTATTAGTGTAACTACAAACACTAGAAGTACAGTAATTGGTTTAAGTTTATCGAACTTGACTAGCGGCATTGTATTGGCATCTATTCGCTTAGAGCAACTAAGTCCTACACCCCCAAATAGTGTTCTTGCAGAAGCGTACTATGTAAAAGATGTTATTGTTCCACCTAATCAAAGTTTAAGGGTTATTAACGGTGGCGAAAAACTTATCTTAGCCGGGGATATGAAAATGTACGTTGTATCAAATACCGCCGATGCTCTCGACCTGGTAATGAGTTACGTAGATATTGTTTAAGGAATAAATTATGACATATTATGTTGGCGGAGAAGTTAACCAATCAGATTTACTTGGAGGCGGAAATCCTCGTTATTTTTACGCCTTAAGAAGAACCGACGACGGTACATTATATTTTGCTAAAATTGATCAGTTAAAAGATACAGGAACTATTGTTATCAATACTCCCGGCGCTAGTACGGAAGATTTTTCCGATTTTGAATACGGTGTTGATTTTTTTGACGGACGCCTGGCCGAAGATCACAGCCGTCCGTATGACAACCTATATTGGGATCAGTACCGATGGGATAATAAAAATATTTTTTATTATTTAGACAGTAATGGTAACTTTGTTGTAAGAGTTAATCAAGCATATACCTACGATCCAACACAGATTATTAGTTAAATATTAGATTATTGAGGAATTTATAAAATGGCAGAATTTAAAATTGACAGATTGCGTTTTACCTGGAAAGGTATCTGGCAAACAGGAACAGTTTACGCTAAAGACGCAGTGGTTAGTGAAAACGGTCGTTCGTATGTATGTTTAACTGCACATACAGCAGGCAGCGTTTTTAATAACGACCTCAATAATACCGGTGAAGATGGTTCGCCGCAGCCATACTGGACTCTAATGCTAGACGGCCATACATGGAGAGGAGCATGGGAGCCAGGTATTTCGTACACTATTGGAAATATTATTATCTACGGCGGAAATGCATATATTTGTAAAGAAGGCCACACATCTGCTACTACCTTTGACCCTTATTACTGGGACGTATACGGTGTGTTTACAACATGGCAACATGCTTGGGTTCAAAATACTGGCTACGGGGTAGGAGACATTGTTCGTTACGGAGGCCGGGTTTACCGATGCAGCACAGCACATACATCAGCACCGACTACAATTCTTGGACTAGAATATGACCTAGCCAACTGGGAAATTTTAGTCAATAACATTGCCTACAGGGGCGAATATAATCCTCTAGCATTTAGATATAAACTTGGTGATGTTGCTAAGTTAGGACCAGAACTATATATTTGCACAGAAGGCCACTTATCAGCAGATCCATTTGATCCGTTAAAATGGGATCTGTGGATGCCAGGAGTAGAGTTTGGCGGCACTTGGGACGAAACCACGGTGTATCAAGCCGGCGATATTGTAGTATATGGGGGATATTCATACATTTCTAACATTGTTAACAACGTTGGAAACACACCATCTACAGATCCTGTGAGCTGGTCGTTGTTTACACAAGGTTATGAATTACAACAAGAATGGTCTAGTGTAACAGAATATAAAATTGGAGACGTTGTAAGAGTAAGCGGTCAATTATTTGTTGCTATTGCCGATAGCTTAAACCAACGCCCAACTGCGGTTATCATTAACACTACTTATGTGGCATCTGGTAGCACAGGAGTACAGGTAAATCTTGCATCGGCTTCGGGAATTGTTCCAGGTATGTTTATTAAAGGCACTGGATTTAGTCGAGGACAAATTGTCAGGACCGTTGGAACTAATCAAGTTACAATTAATGAATCACCCGACGGCTCACCAATTAACGGTCAAAGTTTATCATTTACTGGCATAAACTACACATATTGGAAAATGGTAGTTCCTGGAACTACATGGAAATTTAAATGGTCGTTAACCACCGTATATCACGTCGGTGATATTGCAATGTGGAAAAACGCCAGCTATAAATGTGTTCAGTATCATACTTCTTCGGTAATTAATAGACCAGATAACGATACTACAAATCAATACTGGGTCTTGTTTTTGCAAAATGATATTTACAACGCACTGAACGAAAATGGCGAAATGGTTAGTTTTTTAAACGGATCAAGTGTTGCAATTCCAATTGGTCCAGAATCTAATATTCTTAAATCTGTTAACGAATTTCCTACATGGTCGTCTATTTTTATTACCCCTAACGTGTTTTATGTTGCCACTAACGGAATCGATGCTCCAGATAGAGGAACTACTTGGGATATTCCTTGGAGGACTATCAAATACGCATGTGACAGAGTAAGAGCTGGATTCTACAATCAAAGCGCCAAATACTTAATAGACCAAAATAAAGAATTTATTGTCACTGAAGCATATGAGTGGATGAAATATCAACGTGCTAATAACATTCCTCCATTCTCATCAGCGCAGCCGTTAATGAATGAGTTTAAAACAAAGCGTGATTCTAGGTATACAATCGATGCACTAGTTTACGATTTGTCACGCGGCGGCACAAGTCAGACTGTTGGAAATACCCTAACATATTTTGATTTAATATCAGGTAATAAATTTACAACACCTGGTGTAGCCGCAGGAATTACACAATTTACAGCAGTCATAAATTACTTGTTTAGTGTAACTCAGAGCGTTTTATCTAATACTGCACCTACATTAAATTATCAAATTGAAAATAAAACATGGGCTGCAATTACAAACTATGCAGTTAACGACGTGGTATTCTATGACGGAGATTGGTATAAGAGCTTGGTCAGTAGCAACAATAATAACCAGCCTGACACATCACCTACTCAATGGGAACTAACAACAACACCTGCTAGCATCATTAATCAGGTAATTAATAATAGCTACACAGCCGAAGGTGCTGCTATTTCTAAAACAGCATCTTTACAAAGTATTATTGTAACAGCATTTACTACGGGATTAGTTTCAAGCATACCTAGAGCTAACGACAATGTTACAGTAACAATTCAGGTAAAATCTGGAACATATGACGAAAATATTCCAATCATTGTTCCAGCAAACACTTCTATCGTTGGAGATGAACTCCGCGGAGTAACAGTTAGACCTGCTAACGGTGTTAATTTACTTGCAACAAGAACAATTGGTGGCGGAGTCAATACAATTCATGTTGGCTCAACGACTAATATGCACGAAGGAACTCGAGTTCAGTTCGTGTCGTTAAATCCTGTAAGTAGTGCTTCTGGAATAACTTATATTAATACTGTTTTTGGAAATTTAGTCTCTGGAAGAAACTACTATGTAATTGGCTCGTCTATTACACCAACTTCGTTTAAGGTAAGAGTCTTCGGAGACTCTTTAGCAACCGTGGCGCTAGGAACCGCAGGATCTGGTTATAGCCAAGGATTAAGTGCAGTTGTTTCGGCACCAGAAACAGCCGGAGGATATACTGCAACAGTTAGTCCAGTCGTTGATGCTACTACTGGTAGTGTATTAAGTTACACAATCACCGCTCCAGGGTCTGGCTATACAGATAACCCTGTAGTCACTATACAAAAACCAGTTAACGCCACTTCAAATTATTTACAGGCAGGCGCTACAGCTGATCAAATTGTAGTTGATTCTATTCTAAATGTTATTCACTACGGCATGGAAGTTTCTGGAACAGGAATTACAAGCAATCAAAAGGTTCTCAACATTGAAGAAAATACTCCGCAATTTGCACAAACAACTATAACATTATCTGCGGCAGTTGATTCTACCCCTTCGGGAACTATCACATTTAGCGATACTGGTTCTGGTGCTGTCCCTGGAGTCACTACTACAAGCCAGCAAGGTATTGCAGTTAACCTAACAACAGAAAATGGATTTATGTATGTGTACGGAGGCGGAGCATTAGGCGATATGTTTAGATTACGCAACGGAACAACTATGCGTAATATGACATTTAGTGGAATGTTAGGTACCTTGTCGGACGAAAATATTTACGGGACTAGAAGACCAACAGGTGGATCTTGTACAGCACTAGATCCGGGCACCGACCCCGACGATACTAGTGCGTGGATTATTAGAAAATCTCCTTATATTCAGAACTGTACAAATTTTGGGGCCGGCGCAGTTGGATTAAAAGTTGATTCAACAATACATAATGGTGGACAACACTCAGTTGTGTGTAACGACTTTACACAAGTTTTAAGCGACGGTGTTGGCGTATGGGTGTATGGCGGCGAAGCATTAGTCGAAGCAGTTTCTGTTTTTGCTTACTTTTGCTATGCAGGCTATCTATCAGAAAACGGTGGAAGAAGCCGCGCAACAAACGGTAATAGCTCTTACGGAGAGTACGGTGTACTATCAGAAGGATTTGATCCTAACGAAATACCGACCACAGGAAGTGTTGATAACAGATCTCAGCAAGCATCTGCTGCTGCGGTAAGTTCTTTTGGCTCAAACGCACAAATTTTAAAAGTTCAGTATACAAACTCTGGTAGTGACTATAATATTCCTGTGACCAACATGCTCACTTATACTAATAACTTTATAGGAGCCAGCTGGACTAATGACGGAAATGCAATTTTGTTCCAAAACTCTTTATCTCCTTTTGGATCTGCAGAAGCATGGACAATCTTAGGAAACACTAGTATTACTGATACAAGTTATATCTATCAAAATATATCAATACCTGCCAGCGGCAAAGTTTACACAAACGTGTCTGGACTAAACCTTAACGGTACTGGCATTGGAGCAACATTTGACATTACTACCACACCGGGAGGATATGTTGTAACAGTTAATAATCAAGGTTCAGGCTATGTTCAAGGTAATCAGATATTAATTACTGGTAATACATTTGGCGGGATAACAGGAGTTAACGATTTAACAATTACTGTTGCTAGTATCCAACCTCCAAGTTCTGTACTAACTGTTACATCTAATGGTCTTGTTCCTTCTGGAACAACTCAATATTATACATTCAGCATATATGCTAAACCAGGTACTGCAAGTAATTTTGATATCTATGCTATCTATAGCGGATCAAGTACAGTTACAAGTTCTGTAAACTATAACTGGGTTACAGGAGCAGTTACAGGGACAAGCGTGGATTCTGTTGGAGCAATTCCGTCCTTGGTAAAAGCAACTCCGACTAATGTTAATGGTTGGTACAGATTTAGTTTTGGCATATATGATGTAACTGGACTTAATACAACTTTGCAATTTAGAATATATCCTAGAGGTCGAAATGGAGTTTCTGGTTCGACTATATTTTACGGAGCACAGATCGAAGTTGGTAGCTGGGCCATTACAAATTACTATTTAGAAAATGCTACAACTAACACATATACAGCTTTTGCAAATATTCGTGTTACAGGTGCCGGTTCTGGTGCATTGTTAATTGGAAATGAAACTAGATCTCAAGCAATATATCAAACTATTATTACCGACGGCGGTAGCGGCTTTATCACAGCAAATAATAATGCCCAAGGCGGTAATAGCGGTGTTGGCTACTTAACATTAGCACAATCGGATGTAGCAACGGCAAATACATACATTGGTATGAGGTTGTTAGTTACCAGCGGACTAGGCGCAGGGCAATATGGCTACATCTCTAGCTTTAATCCTGTGACTAAAGATGCATATGTTCTTAAAGAATCATTTACTCCGTTATTAATTAATCAAACAGCCTCGGGGACAAACAGATTTACATTAAGTACAGGAGAAGATGTTAATTCTTTGTATGTTAATCAACCAGTTCAATTTATTCCAAAATTCTTCACCACAACTGTAACAGCAATAAGTCAAAATCAGATTACAGCTACTGAAACAATTGGCGGATTAAGCAATACAATTACTGTAACCAGTACAGCTCAGTTGGCTGTTAATATGCCTATTAGTTTTACCGGCACAACATTTGGTCAGATTACGGCAGGTTATACATATTATGTAGCCAACATTGTTGACGGTACAAAGATACAAATATCAACAACATTTGGCGGAGTTATTTGGACACTAGTAAGTGCTACAGGTACTATGTCTTTAAATTATCCTGCTAATACCGGTTACTTAACAGCTTCAACAACTAATATGTTTCCAAACTTTGCAATTCAATTTACAGGAACTACAATTGGAACATCGATAACTGTTGGAACCTATTATTATGTTAATGATGTTATTAATAGCAACACATTTACAATTTCAGCTTCTCTTTTAAGTATATCTATTACTAATACAACAACGGGCACAAATTTAATTACACTTTCTGGATTACCTGATACTACATCTTTAATTCCGTTAAATCCAATATATTTTGTTGGTACAGGATTTGGCAACATTTCAGAAATAACAAAGTATTACATCAGCAATAGACCAAATTCAACACAGTTTACTGTCTCTACAAGTATAATCACTACAACTGCCACTGCAACAAGTACTGGAAGTAATCTAATCACAGTTACATCTACAGCAGGATTTGTACTGAATAATCCTGTGATGTTTACTGGTACAGCGTTTGGCGGATTAGTTGCAGAACAAGTATACTATATTTCTGTTATTAACAATAGTACTTCGTTCACAGTTAGTGCTGTACCTAGCGGTCCAGCCGTGACCCTTAATACTGCAACTGGAAATATTATTTGTAGAACTACTGGCGCAGATGTTGCATTAACAACAGCAACTGGGTCGATGGTTGGCACAACTACATCGACTAAATTATTATTAGACGGCGGAACTGGTAGTATGACTGGTACGTTCTCTACTCCATTATTTGGAGGAGTAACATCCGCTACAACATATTATATCAGAACTATTACAACAGGAGCAACTAATTATTTTACAATTGCAAGTACTTCGGGCGGAGCAACTAATGTGACACTAACTAGCGGCACCGGCTATATGCAAGTGGCACAAGTTGGATGGGATAACATTAACCCAGGAACACCTGATACACCGTTGTTTGATTCAACAAGTACATATTTTATAGAACCAAGACTTACATTTAGCGAGCCAGCGTTTAACCAAGCTTCTGTAGTAAGCCTTGGCGGCGCAAGCACAAGTGTTTACAATGCAATAGCATTTGGAAACGGATATTTTTATGTCACATCAGACTATGGAAATTCTTTAGTAAGATCACAAAACGGCGGAAGTTATGTTCAGATAACATTACCTGTTACATCTCAATGGACATCTGTTGCAGCAGGAAATGGTTTTGTTGTATTAATTAGTTTTAGCGGCACTGGAAGCGGATCTCAGGTGATTTATTCAAACAGCGACGGAAATAGTTGGTTGCTATCAAATTTACCAAGTCTAAGCGGTTGGACTCAATTAATATACGGCAATGGTAAGTTTATTGCCTTATCTAGCGGAGCTGCATATTACGATTTAGCTACATCAAATGTAAGTAGTAGCGGATCAGGCTGTAAAGTTACTGTTAGAAGATTTGGAACTTCATACCGTGTGGTTATAACTACTCCAGGAACTGGTTATGCAGTTAGTGATACTATTAGAGTACTAGGAACTAGTCTTGGTGGAGCATCACCTGCTAATGATTTAACGTTAACTGTAGGTACTGTACTTGCAGGTGGCGTTTCATCTGTTACAGTTGCAGGAACAGCAGTTGCAGGTAGCGGATCTCAGCCAGCATACTCAACAAATTTTGGAGCTACATGGGCGCTTGGTTCTGGAATAACACAACTAGCATGGTCTAGCATCACATACGGTCAAGGAAAATTTGTTGCTATAGCAAATAATTCTAGAGATGTTGCTATTAGTACTAACGGAATCACTTGGATCGTTACAAGTAACGCATTACCAGTAAGTTCTACATGGTCAAAAGTTACATACGGTAACAATAAATTTGTAGCTGTGTCTAGTACAAGTACAAATCCAGCCTATAGTTTAGATGGAATAACTTGGTATGCGTCTCCGTATACTATAACTGCTACCACTGTTAGTTACGGGCAAGGAGTTTATCTAGCACTCAATGATAATAGTGCTATAGGATATACCAGCGAAGACGGGATTCTTTGGAAACAAAGGACTATTACTACAACAGGTATTGGAATGGTGTCGACTTACGGGGTTCCAACATCTTCAAATGTAGGCACATTTATTTCTATTTCCTCAACAGGATTTTCAACAAATACCTTTGCAGGTTGTAGAGCACAAGGACGCCCAAGTGTTTATAATTCTGAAATTAGTTCTATTACATTATGGGAGCCAGGATCGAATTATAATGGAGTTCCAACAGTATCCTACACCGATCCGAATAATAGCTCAGATGCAACTTTGATTGCTCGACTTGGTAGCGGATCGCTAGCCGGCCCGACATTTGTATCAAGAGGTACAAACTATAATACAACTTCTACTGCTATTACAATTGCTGGTGGCGGATACGCCGATAACTATCAAATTGGCACAACTTTATATGCTAAAAATGTAAGTAAATTACCTACACCAGGTTCTAACTTGCAATTTGTTGGAGCCAATACTCAGATTTATAAAGTAACAAGTTCTACAGCATTGTACGGATCGACCGCACCTAACCTTACAGTACAACTCACAGTTAGTCCGGCGCTGGATACATCCACCACACCGGAGCATACTACATCTTTTACAGTTAGAGAGAAGTATAGCCAGGTACGTTTAACCAACCACGACTTTTTAAATATTGGTTATGGTAACACTTACCAATCAAATTATCCAGGGTTCCCAATTGATACAAACTTAAATCAGTCTAACTATACTGTTGAAAGCAATAATGGTCGTGTGTTCTATAGCTCAACTGACCAAGACGGTAACTTCAGTGTTGGTGGTCTATTTGGTGTTGAACAAGCAACGGGTATTGTAACCTTAAGTGCAAGCCAATTTGGATTAACTGGCTTGTCACAATTGAAACTTGGCGGCGTTAGTGTAGGTAATAACCAAGTTATTATTACAGCTTTTAGTACTGATACATCTTTCCTTGCCAATAGTAATAGTATCCTTCCAACACAGCGAGCCATCAAGGCTTACTTAGCAGGCCGTTTGAGCCAGGGTGGTGCTAATACATTTACAGGACAGTTAACAGCTGGTACAGTTGTAGTAGGAGGTCCTGATAAGATAACAAGTACCATCGCAGAAGGGCAAGCTGGTTGGCAAGTTCGTATGTTAAGCAAAGTTAACATCAAAGGTCAATTTGCCGGCGTCGATGGAGACTTACCTGCCTTACAATTTTTTGTAAGAAACGGTACTAGCAAAGGTTTTAACGGAAGAAATTTCCAATAAGTAGCATATTTTAAGCTATGATAAATATTATGTCAAAGGAATGAAATAAAATGGCAGAATTTAAATTAGGTAGAATTCGATTTGTATGGCAAGGTGCATGGACCACCGGACAAACTTACGCTATCGACGATGTGATCAGTAAGGGTGGTAAGAGCTATATCTGCGTTGTAAATCACGTGGCTAGCGCACATTTTGCTACAGATCTTACAGCCATTCCTACTAAATGGAACGTGGTTGCAGACGGCACAACTTGGAGAGGCGACTGGCAACCAAACGAAGAGTACGATGCTGGCGACCAAGTTAAGTATGGCGGTATTGTTTATATTTGCGATGCTCCGCATACTTCTGCTGGGCTAATACCAACTACAGTTAGTGCAACTGGTCTTTCGTTAAATGCAGGAAAAGCAACAATAACTTTTGCTACAGTTACTCCAACCCCATTTCCACCAGGATCAAAAATTACAGTTTCTGGAATGGATCCGGCAGCATATAACGGTGAACATACAGTTACAGCATCTACAACATCTAGTGTAACATTTGCCACTCCTTTTACTGCTCCGTATGTCAGCGGTGGCGACGTTTATACATTTGGCGGACTAGAAGCAACCCAAGATTTATGGACCGCATTTGCAGAGGCGTTTAATTATAGAGGTGCATGGAATACCGGAACAAGATACGCACTTAATGACTTTGTTTCTTATGGAGGTTTTGTCTATATCTGCGCCATTCCTCACGTGAGTGCAGCTACAGTCTCAAACGGACTAGAAGCCGATCAAAATAAATGGGAAATATTTAATCAAGGTATTATATATCTTGGAAACTGGAGTGGTGCAAGCGTCAGGTATAAAATTAATGACGTTGTAAAATACGGTGCAGGCACATGGATTTGTACAACTCATCATACTTCTGCTGCATCATTTGACGGAACAAAATGGGCACAATTTACTGAAGGTTTTGAATTTGAAAATAGCTGGAACAGCTCAACAACATACCAAATAGGCGACACAGTCACTTATGGTGGTTACAGTTATATTGCTAAAACAAATAATACTAATAAACAACCAACTACTAACCCTAGCGACTGGGATGTTTTTACTACCGGTTTTAACTTCCGTAGCGAATGGGACATTGCCACTGCTTATAAAGTTGGTGACGTAGTAAGACTACATGGATACACCTACGTTGCATCAGCAGACAATACAGGAGAACAGCCACCGAATGCTTCTTACTGGAGCCGATTAAACAGCGGCTTCTTTTGGACTAATAATCCTCAAACCTATACAGCTTTAACTGGAACTAATGTTTCTGGTGTTGGCACAGGAGCACAATTTGATGTTACACGCTCGGGAACAGTTTACTCTGTGTCACTTGTGTCAGGACAAGAAGGTTTAGGCTATGCTGCTACTAATGTAATTAAAATATTAGGATCTTCGCTAGGTGGTATTACTCCAGCCAACGATCTTTTAATTACCGTTACTGGTATTGGAGTAGGCGGATTAATAAGCACATTTACGTGGAGCGGCCGTAGCGCAACATGGAATAGCGGAACGGTATATGTACTAGGTGATGTAGTGTTATTTGGCGGAAACAGTTATGTGTGTGTTGTATCGCATACTGCTGCTAATGGAAATAGGCCAGATAATGATATTACAGCTAGCTATTGGAACATTTTAACTATTGGTTCAGAGGTTAATGTACTAACAACCACCGGAGATATGATTTATTACGGTGCCAATGGACCAACTAGATTACCAGTTGGCGTCGACGGACAAATTTTACGTAGTACAGACGGTTTCCCTGCTTGGGCAAATTACGGTTTAATTAATAATTTAGTTTATGTTGGTCCACTTGGAAGAGATGAACCAGCACCAGCCAGCGGCTTAACAATCGACAAACCATGGAAAACAGTTCGTTATGCATGTAAACAGATTGAAGAAGGTTACCTAAATCCTCAAGCAAAAAATTTATTGCAAAGAAATAAACAGTTCATTTTGAAAGAAGTTGATAACTATCTGTATTATACATGCCAAACTAACATTACTTCTCACGATAATGGCACTTATGAATTTACTTGCGATTCTACCGCAGGATTAAATCTTAATATGCCGATTGTGTTTAGCGGTACTGCATTAGGCGGTATTACATTAGGCACAGTTTATTATGTAAAAACAATTATCGATAATACACATTTTACAATTAGTAATACGTATGGTGGTGTTGTTAGAGCATTGACAGGATCAGCTACTGGTACAATGACTGGTAGATTAGATTATGATAGAACAAAAACTGAACGAGATGCTGGTATCATATACGATGCAATTGTATATGATTTAACTCGCGGCGGCACAAATAAAACTGTTGCTGCCGGCCGAGCATATTTTACAGCAGCAGGAAATGCATTTGTTACAACCACAACAAGATATAGAATTCCTAATTTTGTTCAATCGCATGTGTACCTTAAAACGTTACTAGGAAACGTTTTATCAAATACTGCTCCTTCAAACAACTACCAGGCACTTAACGGTATCAGCATTGCAAATCGTGCCCAACAAATTATTGACGGGGCATTTACAAGTGAACCAACTGCGTTGGCACAATTATCAGGGTTAGTTGATTTAATTGACGTAGCACTAAATCAAGGATCCGCTACTGCATTACCAACATCAACTAAGCCAAACACTACCATAATGATTAAAACAGGGACATATAATGAAATTCTTCCAATATATGTCCCTGAATTCACAGCACTAGTCGGTGACGAATTAAGGACTAGTGTCGTGCAGCCTGCTGCGCCAGTATCAATACTGGTCAGTGATAAATCAAAAACTATTTCTGCTATTAACAGAGTAAAATCTTTATTACCAGACATTATTTCAAATACAACAATAACACCTACAACTGGTAATGATGAGTTACAAATCACAACATTGCCTATGGGGTCTAATGGCAGCGCCGATGCTGCTACTGCAATTGAAAAATCAACCCAAATAGTTTATGATATCTTAGCATCTGGTTTGACAGCAGTTCCAACACTTGTAATGCCAAACCCAACAAATTATAATACAACTTTGATTCATACTGCTTATGCAACTACAGGAAACACAACAGGTGATACCTTAAGTTACGGTGATTCAAGAGCACAAGTATTACAAAATTATGCATTTATCAAAGCTGAAATTAGTGCGTGGTTAGCAGATCCTACAAACGGGTATGATACTATTTGGAACGGATTTACCGCCGCACAAAAAGCATCTTGCCTTGAAGATATTGGATTTATTTTAGATGCAGTAAGACACGATGTTACATACGGTGGAAACAGACAAAGTTTAATTGCAGGAAGTGCTTATTTCTCCAACAATTTACTAGTTATTCCTCTGGCAACAAAGCCAGCAGAAATAGCTGGCCTAACACGTCTAAAAGTGATTGTCGGACAGATTGCAAATAAATTAGCTGTAACTGTTAGTCCAGGAAATACTGAAACACAAGTTACTACTGGTACAGTTGGTCTCGGCGGCCCGTATGCAGGTACTTTTATGCAGGATCGTGTTCAGAATGTCATCGACTATATCAATAACGGTGTTGCTCCTGCCAGCATTGAGCCTTGCTTAACATGGGTTTCCACTAGTTTACAAACAGCATCGGACGCATTAGTGGCTGCTAAATCTGAAATCCAATCAGATGCAACTGCTTGGATTAAAAAGTTCTATCAAGAAGTTTCTTTTGATACTGCGCTATCAAACAGAGATGCTGGTTTAATAGTTGATGCAATTAGGTACGATATGCTTTTAGGTACCAACTTTAACGCAATTAAAGCTGGTATGGCCTATTATAGACCAACAACATCTGCCGAATACGTAATTTCAAGCCAAAAAGATGCATGTCTTGGCGCAATCCATTTCATGAAATACAAAGCATCGGCTATTGCATCTTCTGGTGCTACTGTTCAAGCACAGAAAATTTTAACAGATGTAACAAAATATATTAAAGGCGGTGCTGTTGTTGACTTTGTATGGCCAAATCCATCAAATATTAACAGCGGATTTGCAGGCGCCGAGACATTAATTAACGATAATAAAGAATTTATTAAATCTGAAATTATTGCTTATTTAAGTTCTGCATATCCAGCTCTTGAATATAGCTCTGCTAAATGTTCAGAAGATGTAGGTTATATCATTGATGCATTAGTCTATGATTTAAAATACGGCGGTACATATGCTAGCAAAATGGCTGGAAAAGCATATTACTCTTTTGGAACATTACAAGTTTATTCGAGCGAAAAAACCGCAACACTTGCAGCATACGCATATCTAAAAGCGTTAGTGCAGGCCATTGCAGTTGATTCTGTTTCAGTAACTGGATACGCATCAAGTCCTTATCAAGGAACAGTTGCACAGACTCGTAAAGATGTATTGCAAGTAAACGGATCAGCTGGCGCAGCAACACAACTTGGTGTACTTGTTGATATTATCACCAATATCATTGATTTAGGCGATACAACAGGAGTACCAACTGTTACAATTACAACTATTGCAGGTGGCACAACATTAACAACTGGCTCAGCACACGGACTTAAAGTTGGTGATATTATTGTTCCTCAAACTTCTAATAGTGGATTAGTATCTGGTACAACATACTATGTTGTAAGTACGCCGTTGACTACTACATTTACTGTTTCTACTAGTTTTGCAGGAACACCAATTACAACATTGTCTAACGGAACTGGTTTAACTATTACCGCAGAAACAACTATTGTTCCTACATTTAGTCAAGTAAGTGCCACAGCGGTAAATGCGTTTACCATATTAAACGGCACTCTTACAACAATTAAAGGAAATATTAGTTCTTTTATTTCAACTAATTATCCAACACTTGTTTATAACTCGAGCACATGTTTGAGAGATATAGGGTATGTTGTTGATGCAATCGGTTATGACTTTATGTTAGGAAGTAATTTCCAAACAGTAAAAGCAGCTATGAGTTATTACAGAGCACAAGCTTCAAAAGTAATCGGAGAGCAAAAGCGAGCAACTGTAGCTACTTTTAGATATTTAAGAACGTTGATTTCCACATCTCTAGTCAATTATCCAACACAAAAAGCACAATCTCGTGCATTAATGGCAGCATTTATTAAGATTGTTGATCAAGGAATTAGTGATGTTGTTGAAACTTACGGTACTGTAACATACAACAATACTCTAAGTACTATTAAAGGTGCAGAAATTCTTCGAGCTAACGCAGATTTCTTAGCAGCAGAAGCTTCTGCTTATGTAACAGAAAATTACGGTGGCGCAATTGCTAGTATTAGTATTTCTGCTATAACAATGTCTGCTCCTCATAATTTATCTATCAATGATCCAGTAATATTCACTGGAGTTAGTGCAGGAGGCATTTCTATTGCAACAACATATTATGTTGCAACTACTCCAAGTAATTCTTCCTTTACTGTTGCAACTACACTTGGAGGAACTCCTGTGACTCTTAGCACAGTTGCAAGTCCAAGTCTAACAGTTCGTTATAAGTTTGATGCAACTGCTTGCCAGCGTGATATGAAAGAATTTGTATTAGCACTTGTATATGATTTACAATGGACAGGAAATTATAAATCATTACGTGCTGCAAGACTTTACAAAAATGCTGTTGAGGGTTCTGCACTATCAGACATGTTCTATGTAAGAAACGCCTGCGGTATTCGTAACATGACAGTTAACGGACTAAACGGTGATTTGACAGAAGAAAACGATTACGGAACTAAACGACCAACTGCTGGCGCATATACTAGCTTGGATCCAGGATTTGGACCAAACGATAGCGCAGCCTGGGTATTAGAAAGAAGCTGTTATTGCCAAAACGTGTCTCTGTTTGGAACAGGCTGTACTGGTATGAAGATTGACGGCGCAATACATGCAGGCGGCAACAGATCTATTGTTGCCAATGACTATACAACAATTCTTTCAGACGGAATTGGTGTATGGTGTACAGGTTCTCAGTCGTTAACTGAATTAGTTTCAGTATTCTGTTACTACAGCTATTCAGGTTACTTGGCAGAACTTGGCGGACGTATGCGAGCAACTAACGGCAATAGCTCTTATGGTGTATACGGTGTTATTGCTGAAGGAACCGATAGTACTGAAATTCCTTTATATGCAAATCTAGATAATAGATCTGCACAGGCACTAGTGCAGAATGTTATTACAGACGGTATTAATAAAGTTTATCGATTTGAATACTTAAATGCAGGTCAGTCTTACTCCAACGTTGACGTAGCAGTTAGCGGCAGCGGATTTAACGTAGTTTCAATTGGCGACGAATTTAGAGACGATGCTGTTTATGAAACACGATTAATTGATAAAAATGACGGCAATGGCTACGGCGGACAGAATTACGGAACTGCTATTAATGCTGCACAGGGCGGTGATTTATCAACAATTACCATTAGTGCAACTGATACTGCGTTGAGTACTGCATATGTTGGCATGCGTGTTCATATTACTGCTGGTTCTGGTGTCGGACAATACGCTAATATTTTAGATTATAGCAATGGTTCTAAAGTTGCTAAAGTTTATAAAGATAGCTTTACTCCGTTAACCATTACAAATACAACAGTAACTACAAACTTGATTACTGTTGCAAGTACTGGCACATTATATGTTAATCAACAAATTTATCTTAACGGTGCTATTGGTGGATTAACTGCTAATACACTTTACTATGTCACCGCAATTAGTAGTGCAACTCAGTTTACAGTATCAACATCACAAGGTGGAGGATCTCCTACTCTATCAACAGCAACTGGATCTGTAACATTGTATGAAGCAGGGTGGGATCATGTTGTTCCTGGTACTCCATTGGTTACTCCTTTAGATTTAACCACAACATACATTATTGAACCTCGTATTAATTATACTGCTCCAGGTTATACTGCTACAGCAAGAACTTTAAGTGCTACAACAACTTGGGGTGCTGTATATTACGCTAAAGATCGATTTATTGCTTTAGCTAATGGAACAGCTACATCGTATAGCACGAACGGTACTACATGGACCGCAGGCGGAACTCTGCCAAGCAGCGGCGCATGGACTCAACCAGTATACGGCGGCGGCCAAGGTGCAACTGCTACTGCTACAGTAGGTGGTTTGGGAGGTACTGGTGCAGTTTTAACAGCAGTTCTAGGAACAGCTAACTCAACCGGTGCAGCAGGTGCAGATCAAGTAGCTAGTATTACTGTTGTCAATGGTGGTTTTGGATACACTAGCCCACCGACTATTGTGTTTACCAGTGCTACTGGATCTAATGCAGTAGGTGTAGCTACAGTACTAAATGGAGCAATTGTCAGTGTCAGCGTTGAGCCAGCTGATGGAGGCAGTTACGGATCTGGATATCTAACAGCACCAACTGTTACTGCTGTAACTGATAGAGTTACTTATATAACAGTTAACACTTACGGGCGAGGATATTTAGTTCCACCAACTGTTACACTAAGTGGTGGCGGCGCTACAAGTCAAGCAACAGCTATATCTGTACTAACTACTAGTTCATACGGAGTATATCAAATTAATGTTACAGATGGTGGTTCAGGTTACACTAGTGTACCAACAGTAACAATTAATGACACTACTGCTGCATTTGTTTCAATAATTCCAGGCACAACTAGCACAGCATACTTACTAGGAAGCTCTGCGGTTAGTGCTAACTGGACAACTGGAGGAACATTACCAGCTACAACTTTTGCAGATACTGCATATGGTGGTGGCATATACGTTGCTGTAGGCGGCACAGCTAGCGCAGCAAGTACTGGTAGTGTTATATCTAACTGGGTTTCTAGAACAATTCCAACTTTGGGCGCAGGCACATATAGTGCGGTCGAATATGGCGGCTCAACTTTTGTTGCAATTAGTACAGGAAATACTGCTACAGCATATAGTACTAACGGTTCAAGTTGGACTGCTGGAGGAGCATTGCCTGCAAGTACTACATGGACTAGCCTTGCTTACGGAAACGGACGATTTGTTGCTCTTGCAGCGACAGGCCGCGTAGCCTACAGTTTAGATTTTGGTGCAAATTGGTATGCTGTTAGTACAGCAACTGGAACCGCTACTAGCGTGTTAAGTTCAAGTCAAACATGGACTAGGGTTAGTTACGGCCAAGGACTGTTCTTTGCAATTGCCACAGGAACAAATATATGTGCTACAAGCCCTGACGGCATTAACTGGACTGTAAGGGCTATGCCAAGTTCAAGTCAATGGCAAGGTATTGCATTTGGTAATCCTAATAGCCAGCCTATTTGGGTTGCGGTAGCTTCTAATAGCGGACAAATTGCAGCTTCAATGAGAACTGGCGCCCAAGCACTAGGAAGAATTAGAGCACAATCTGGAAATATACAAGAAATTCGAATGATTGAACCTGGTTCTGGATATCCATACGGTAGTGTCACAGCCACAACTGCAACTACAAATTTAATTACTACTGATAACACAACTAATCTTGTAGACAGTCAACCAGTTGAATTTACAGGTTTAGACAGTTATGGTTTAACAACTGATGTAACTTATTATGTCATTGGTTCAACTATTACCAGTACACAATTTAAAGTAAGTGCAACACCTGGTAGCGCAACTTCTGTTATTTTAAATACTACAACAGGTTTGTCTGGTGCATATAAGGCTGCTCCAATACAAACTATCATTGATCCTAATGATACTGTAGCTGCTCCTATTAGAGCAAGAATGGGCGATGGTGTTCTTGGTAACCCAACATTTACTAACAGAGGTACATTGAACACTACTGCAACTGCACTATTGACAGGTGACGGTCGTGCGGATTTCTATCAAGCAAGTAACTTTATTGCAGTTACTAACTTGTTTGACATTCCAAAAGCTGGTTCGAACGTTTCGTTTGCAAGTATTCCTGGAGAATACTATAAATTAGTTACAATTAGTAATATTCTTTCTATGCCTCCTACAGGAGCTGGAAATTATACTGCGGTGTTCCAAATTAGTCCAGCTTTAACGGTGTATAATGCTCCGGGGTATTTAAACCGTATGACTATGACAATTAAGTATAGTCAGGTTCGATTAACTGGACATGATTTCTTATACATCGGTACTGGAAACCAGGCAAGGACCAATTACCCATATGTTGATCCAAGTTTAGCTGATATTAACAAGCAAACATTGGCAACTAACGGTGGTCGTGTGTTCTTTACAAGTACTGACCAAGACGGTAACTTTAACGTTGGTAACTTGTTTGGAGTGCAGCAGGCAACAGGTACAGCTACATTGAACGCTAACGCTTTCAACTTGTCGGGACTACAATCCTTGCAGTTAAGTGGTTTGAGTTTAGGTGTTGGAAGTGCAACTATTACACAGTTTAGTACAGATCCGTACTTTACAGCAAATAGTGATAATATTTTACCAACACAGAGGGCAATTAAGAGTTACATTACTGCCCAAATTGGTGGCGGTTTAAGCCAATTGAACGTAAATACACTAACGGCAGGTGTCGTGTATATTGCTAATAACACGATTTCTACTACAAGTGGCGGACAATTAAACGTGACAGCAAAAATGAATTTTACAGGCGGCATTGACGGAGCTCCCGTTGCCCTTGGATTCTTTTTATCAAGATAAAATTGGAGAAATAAAACATGGCAACAGGAAGATTAGGCGTTTCGGCGGTTCCAGCAACTACGCTAACTACAGTTTATACAGTACCAACAGGGTACTATACTGTACTGAATGTCTCATTAACAAATAGAAATACTACCGCATGTACAATACGACTAGCAATTTCTACAACAGCAACACCTAATGCACAAGAGTACATTGAGTATGATACAGTTATTGTTCCGCTTGGTGTATTTGAGCGTACAGGTTTGGTATTAAATGCTGGACTAAATATTGTAGTATATTCAAGCGCAGCTAACGTTGGCTGCACCGTTTATGGTATTGAAACTTCAACATCATAAGGATTAGGATAAAAAATGGCACGTTATAATACAGTATCGTTATACTTAACTGTTACCGGTGCTACCACGTTTACATATGCAATCAATGGTAGCATCATAACAATGACCGGAACACCGGGATATGCTGTAACAGTAGTTACACCAGCATATTCTCAAGGTTGGTCACAAACATTTTATAATAACACAGGAGGCAACTGTACAATTACAACGCCAACTGGTGTTATTATGGGTAACGGATTTACATCCGCAACATCGCAAACAATTCCCCATAACTCATCATTTACAATAGTATCTGATGGTACTAATTACATGGTAACAAACAACGAGGGTGGAAATATTACTCGTACTGGTGCTACATTTAGTGGTGCTGTTAACATGAACGGCGGGTTTACTGCAAACGGTGGCCCAATCACAATGAACCCAAGTGGTTCAAACGTTACAATTACTCCATCAACAGGCGGTAGTGTTACAATTACATCTGCTGGTACTGGTACAATGGATAATGTGAACATTGGTGCTACTACACGTGGTACTGGTGCATTTACAACATTGGCCGCTAACAGTACAGCTACATTTACTGGTGCAATTGTTGCTAACACTGGCGCAAACAACCAAAGTCATACTACAACAGGTAGTGCTGCAATTACTATCAGTTCTGGCGGCACGGGCGATATTGATAATATGCGTATTGGTGCTACTACAAGAGCAGCAGGTAACTTTACAACATTTCAAGCTAATGCACAGTCTAATATTACTGCAAACATTGGTAGTTCAAGTACTTCTACCGGTTCGTTAGTAATTACTGGTGGGTTAGGTGTAAGTGAAAACATTCGTGCAGGCGGCATCTTAAACGTTGCTAGCTCAGGAACTTTTGGTGCTGGTATTAGTGCAACAACTGGTAGCTTTAGTAGCAACGTTACTGACAATAACAATCGTGTGTTAACCAGTGTAACAGTCAGTGCTGGCACAGGTATGTCTGGTGGTGGTACAATTAGTGGCCCAAGTGGATCTGTTACACTAACAAATACTGGTGTACTAAGTTTAGCTGGTACAACTAACCAAGTTAGCGTTAGTGCAGCAACTGGTAATATTACAATTAGCTTACCACAAAACATCAACAGCGGAGCTGCTCCAACATTTACTGCTACTAACTTTAGCGGTTTAGCAGCAAGTATGAACATTGGTGGATGTGCATGTACAGCAGGTCGCTTGTATAACGATAGTACAACACAAGCATTCCACTGGAACGGACAGTCTGGACAACCAACATGGTTATGGGGAGCAAACAGTTCAAGCGATGCTTATGTTTGGAACCCAAGTAACTTTAACGTTAACTGTTCTGTGTGTGCTAACACAACAGTTGCTTGCTGTATCCAAGGCGGTACACTAGCATCTAACGTTACAGCTTCTAGCTTAACAAGCCATGGTACATTAGGTTACTTACAAGTTAGCGGACAAAGTGCGCTATGCTGCCAGTGTTTAAGTTGCGGCTGCGGATTCTGTATGTGTTTCCAATGTATTTGCGTTATTTCAGCATTTAGTATTGCCCCTCCTCCACCAGGTGCTAGCTTATATGAAGGTGCCCAATCTAACCAAAACGGTGGTACACAATCATATACATGGACCGCTCCAGCTGGTGTTAACTCTGTTAACGTTGCTGTTATTGGTGCTGGCGGTGGAGGCTATTACGGCTGGGCTGTTTGTGGCGGCGGCGGCGGCGGATTAACATATCAAAATAGTATTTCTGTTAGCAGCGGCTCAAGCTATACCGTTCAAGTTGGTAACGGCGGCTGCTGGAGTCAATCAGCTGGCGGATATTCATGCTTCCCAGGTATTATTGGTGGCGGCGGACATTGCGGTTGCTGTACCGGTTGTGGCTGTAATGGCGGGCCAGGCGGGCCAGGAACTATTACATTCCCTAACACCGCTGGTGGCGGTGGTGGCGGTGGTGGCTACGGTCCAAATCAGTGCTGGTATAGTAACTCTGGCCACACTGGATGCTACGGCGGTGGCGGATCAGCTGGCTCACATCATAGTTCAACTTATGGAACTGGTGGTGGCGGTGGCACTGGCATTTGTGCTCAAGGTAATAACGGTGCTTGCGGCAGTCCGTTTAACGGGCATTCTACAGGAACTGGCGGCCAGTTTGGATCTAACGGAACATGCGGACTTGCAGGCGAGCCATGGGCTAACGGTAACGGCCATGGTTATAATTGCGGTGGCTTCTATGGTGGCGGTGGTGGCGGCGGTGGCACATCACACGGAGGAGGTTGGGGCGGCAAAGGCGCCGTTCGAATTGTATGGCCAGCAACCAGAACTTACCCTAATTCATCGGGTTAATTTTTAAATATAACGTATAATGGAGTTATGAATGCAGAAACTTTACACGTACATTGACGAAGACGGGTTGCCATCGGGCCCTCCCTTAATCGAAGAAAATGTAAGACATTTATTTGCTATTGAAGATCCTCAAACCAGGGTGTTGACTTTCAACGAGTTAACTCCTGGGTTACTGGCTTCTCAAAGTATTGTCGAAATTAAAAACGCCTATCCTCCGATAGTAGAAGAATGGGAAGAAGTTGCTCCGGGAGAAATTGTAAAAAATCCTGATGGTAGTATTGAACAAACTTGGGTATTTACAGAAATTAGCCCGGGAGAAAAATATCGCCGATGGATACACGGACAACGATTACATAAATTTGTTACGAGTGATTGGACACAAATGCCTGATAGTCCACTGAGTCCAGAAGATAAGCAAGCATGGGCCGATTATCGACAGGCTCTAAGAGATATGACAGATAATATTGATTTGACAAAACTTAAAAGCCATCTTGGAGTACCTTGGCCCAAAGCACCTTGGAATCCTGAGGACAAGTGGGGCAAAGCTACTAATCCATAATATCGCCGACTAAAATCCATGCGACACTTATGCGTCGCGGAACAGAGGACTCCATATTTTTATGTGAGTCCTTTGATTTTAATATAACACCGGAATTTTCTCTATGTGGGACTTTGACAGTCTCGAACTCAGTTCCTCCGTCGCTGTCATTTACATAATAAATTAATGTATGGTACCTAGAATTAGAGTGATCTGTATGCCATCCGATAGTCATACCCGGTGTATAAAAATTTAATATACAACGGTTCAATCTTTCAAATTTAAACCAACTTTTATTTTGATCTAACCAAGATTCTAGCACATAAACTAAAGAATCAACTCCTGAAAAATCTGAATAATTTCGCTCTTCATCAAACAACAATTTAGCAAAACATGCTTTATCGATGTCACCGTAATAGCCCCCGTTTCCAGGAAAGTGCCAATCTACATACGGGCTTAGTAACTGTTCATGCGCCCGGCGGTGTAGCCAATCGGGTACAAATTTATTAAATGTTTTTATCATAAAAATAATTATAGCCTAACTTTTTATCCCACATTTTCCAGTGGTGAACACTCCAACGACCTATAGTGTTAGTTGGCGGCTCTTGCCCACCAAATTTTAAATAATTATTCACGGTAGAAACAATATAATTCCATTTTTCGTTGTTGTTTAGTTTTTCTCTAGCCACTTTTGATATATGACTCCAATAAGTTGTTTGAAACTTACTGCCGCCGTGATATATAAAATTAATGAATAATTCTAAATCTTTTGCTGCATCTAAAAGGTGTCTGTTAACATCTGCTACAGAACACTGGCCATACACATAATCTACAAGATACCGCAAGGCGATTTCGTAAAAAAATCCCGCCTGCCCTTCTATTGGTTCAAAAAAGAACGCCCTGTTTCCGTTTTTTAAAATTCTACCGTCAAAAAATGTATTAGCATGATAACTGTTAAATTTAAATTCTTTTAATTCTATGTTCTCTTTATTAAAGATTTCTTCAATATCTTTTATTGCTTCTTCTTTTGTAGTAAGTTTATCATTATATAGATATCCCCACCCTTGTCTTGTTTGTAAAGGTAGCCCGAACATCCAGCCGTTCTTTGTAGCTTGGTTAACAGTAGCGTTCCATGTACCCGGTTCATTAATTATGTTTACCAATGCACTATTTACAGTTGGAGTTTCAACAACATAGTATTCACTCAGGTCTGTAGGATAACCTCTACAATCAATAACATAGTCGTATTGATATTCTATGCCGTCGACAACTACTAGCACACAAGTTCCTGCATTAGTTATACTGTCTATGTTACCTTCGGATACTAAAAATTTACTTTGGTATTTTTTATTAAACCTCGAAAAACAAAATTCTTTCAATTTAAAATTATTAAAATGTATAGCATAAGATGGTGCAGTAAGACACGCATTAAAGTCATCGTCTCTCCAATTCTTCCACATTCCACCTAATTTAATGGTTGCATCCAATTTATCAGCATCGTCTAAAAAAGTGAAACCGGTTGACTCAAATAATAAAGTTTGGAATCCAGGTTGAGATGTTTCTCCAATTCCTAAAATTGGAAACTTGGGATCATATATTGAAGTTACAGTACTGTCTTTTGGACATAACCATCGTAATGCATGACACAGCGACATAATTCCAGCTGTGCCCACGCCCAATACTGCAACTTTCATAATACTCGTCCTTGAATTATCCAACTTACACTTATTCTTCGGGGCACCGTAGATACTATTGGTCTATGCAATGTATAAGAATCGAACAATATTCCTGTGTTTTCCTGGTGGTAATATTTGTGATCCTTAAATTCTGTTCCACCGTCAGCATCATTTACATAATACAGTAGGCTATAAAGTCCTGGCATGTTATAAGTATTATCTGTGTGCCACTCTGTTTGCTGGCCCGGAGTATAAAAATTCATTATACATCTACCGACAAGATCAACTTGAAACCAATTCTTGTTACGCTCTAACCAGTTATCTAACACATAAGTTAACGATTCAACTCTATTCCAGTTTACATAATTTTTACTTAAATTTAGAGCACATCTACCAAAACAAGCATACTTTATATCAGTATCTTGACCACCAAATGTAGGAAAATTCCAGTCCAGCATAGGACTCAGCAATTGTTCTTTAGCTTTGTTATGCAGCCACGGCTCAACAAATTCTGAAAAATGTTGTATCATTTATTTTTAACAATGATTAATTTATTATACTCAGGTAAGAACAAATATTCAATGTCCGAATTTGTTAAGGTCCATATAGCATCTTCTAATGTTTCAACTAATGGTTCACCACCTAAGTTAAAACTAGTATTAAAGATAATTGGACATCCTGTTTGATTATAAAATTCTTTAATCAAATTATAGTAATGATAATTTTGTTCTTGTGTTACTGTTTGTATACGACAAGTTCCGTCGACATGAATGATACTTGGTATTTTTTCTTCTACTCCTGGTTGGCAATTTACAGCATACATCATAAAAGGAGTGTCCTCCATGCCACGTAAATCAAACCATTCGTGTACAAATTCTTGTAAAATACTGCCTGCAAACGGCCTAAAATATTCTCTGTGTTTTACATTATTAACATAGTCTTTACCATCTGCAAACCTAGGGTCAAATAGTACACTACGATTTCCTAATGCTCTTGGACCGTTTTCACTAGATCCTTGGAATAGTGTAACAATGTTTTTTTCTGTTAACAGCTTGACAATGTCTGCATAAGATGCATCTTTTATCTGTACATTTGCTTTGTTAACTTCCTTATAAATTTCTTCATTACTATAAGTTTTTTTAGGACCAAGATAAAGTGTTTTTCCTTTTCTAATAGTACAATCATTAGTAAGTTTGTGCCACCACATTAATGCTGCACCAATCGCTGTTCCAGCATCATTACTAATAGGTTCAACGTAGAAGTTAATACCGTCTTTTCTAAGCTCATTTAGATAATAGTAATTGGCAACACAATTTAAACCGTAACCTCCACTAAACACTACATTTTTATTCCCGCTTTTTTCAACAGCATATTTTATTAATTTAAGCGACTGTTCTTGAGTTTGTGTTTGACAGGCATAAGCTAAGTCTCGACGGTTATCAAGATATGTAATGTCTTGTGCTTCGTGCTCATTTAAATACTCAAACAAGCCATGATTAACCACAGCACCGTTAGGATAAGTAGGAACAATAAGGTTTCTGTTCGATACCGGCCTTACACTTGATTCGTCAAATAACTTAGGTATCTTGTCTGTTTTGTTACCATATGGAAATAACCCCATAGTTTTACCGGCTTCAATAGGGCTCCATCCACAGTACTGGGTAACTGCTTCGTATACTTTAGTAATACCTGCACGGTCTGTGATAAACGCTTCGTGTGTTTTACCAGGCTCGTCATACATTGAACTATCAAAATTCTTAACTAACATACCAGAATTAGGTCCTCGTAGCCCAATGTGTTTATATAATGTTGTAAAATTACTAGGGTAGGAACAGTCGTAAAGACTTTCTGTTTCCCAGCCAATTACTGCTTCGTTGTTTACACTTAACGGTAAAAATGTTCCTGCGCCATCTACAATAACTGCAACTGCATTTTCAAAACCACTTCGATAAAATGCACAAGCAGCATGAAGTTTATGGTGTATATGACTTAAATCAATAACTTGTGGATGTTTATAAATGTTTTCTTTGCGATTGATTAATCCTAGTTTTCTTGCAAGACCTGTATAAACGTTATCTCCAGTGAAGTCAATTTTTCCTGCGGTGTCGTCTAATGTTTGAGTGTGTGCAACAACAAGATAATCAAGTTTATCCGTATATTCTAAAATTTTTATCATCGAAGCAAAAGGACCGCCGTCATATTTGTGTCGACTTAATCTCTCTTCTTCAATACTAAAAACAATTTCTCCGTCTTTTAGTAAACATACACTGGCATTATGCCCTCTAGTAATTGCTGCAATCCAAATAGGTTTTTTCATAATTTATTTTAAGATTAAATCTGCTCCTGTATATTGAGTCCTGATGTTACCTCTAACAAATGTATTAAATGCAAGACTCATTCTTTCTTTGTTACTTTGATTGGTCTTTACACAATGATGCATAGTTGACGGGAATAAAATAATATTGTTATCCTCAACCGGAATGGTCCACTCTAATGCGTTAAATGGCGTAAATTCTGTTGGCTCAAATGCAAGCAGATAAGGAAAATTTCCTCTAGTAAAAGATATAGTAGGTTGGATGTGACTCGATCTTAGGTACAAACATCCAGAAATAATGCTGTTTGAATGGTTGTGTATCATATGCTGCTCACCGGGCTTGGTTAAATTTTTCCAAGAATTGGTAATATACACATTGTAGTCAACTTTCATTATTTCTCTTACATATGTATCGATATGCTCTTCTAAATCTTTTTTTAAATTTTCTAATCCAGGTTCGTTTAAAAAGTAAGGTACATGACTAGTATGATTACCCAACTGTTGCTTTTCAACAGGGAAATTATCAATTATTTCAATCTCAGTGGAAGTTAAGGGCCGAAAAACAGCCCTATATAACGCTTGAGGAAATAAAGGAATAATTTCAAATGACGTCATACCTTATTCATTCCGTTTTCGATAGAAGCAACAATTTTATCATAATCTGAATCTTTTAAGTGCATTAGTTTATCGTTGTTAACATCTGCAATTTCATTAAAACACATTCTAATAGGGCTGTACATTTTACGGCCTTCACCTAGGTCAATAATATTAAAATTCTTAGCGTTAGGGTACGACACATTTTCTTTAAATGTTGACCCAATGATAATTGTAGCCGGTTTTCCTAAGGCATACGCAATGTGCTGACCAATACTATCGCAGCCGACAAAGTAGCTAGCAGAGTTAATAACGCCCATCCATCGACGTAAAGTCATTCCTGTCATCTGTACAACAACGTCTTCACATCCTAATGCTTTAAAATCGTGTTGTTTTTCGTCCATAACAATAACACAATATTTTTTCTGTAGGCGTTTGATCAGTTTGGCAGCATGTTCGGGCATAAATGATCGACCGCCCATATCGATATTATGAGCATGATGATTCATATTTGACCCTCTTCCAAAGGGTTGAATAACTATGGCTTTTTTATTATTGAAGTCTTTGCGAATATTTTTTAGAGTTTCAGCGCCCCCTAAATTTTCTTCTGTGGTAAGAGCAATAGTGGGCTTAGGTACTTCTCGAAGCCCCTTTTTATTAATAGCAATATCAAATGCTTGAGAAATTGTAGCTTTTTGATTATAGTATTCCCATACTTGGTAAGGCTCAGGCTGAAAATAATTCATATCTCGTAGTTTATCTTCAAATAAATTACGATGACTAAACTCGTAACATCTTTTATATAAAGTTGGATGCCCTTTAAATAACTCCATAAATCCTTCAACAACAATGATAAAATTATCCTCGGGATTTTCTTTTTCGTAAAGTTCGAAAGCAGGAATGGAACTCAGTACACGCCCCGCTCCGCCATTGATTAAAAATGCTGTGTTTCTTTTCATCTTAGTCCTTAATATTCAACATATGTTAAATTTTCCTTGCTACCAATTTTTCCTTTAACAAACACGTTAAAAGCCAAACTAAATCTATTATAGTTTGAATTATGCGAAGGCACGCCGTGCAACATTCCACTTGGAAATAACACTACTCTATTATCTTTAGCTTCAATATTAAATCTTTCGCTATTCCAAATATTCGAAACTGTTGGGTAAAACTTAAAAAATGGTTTCGAGTTGTTAACAAAAGATATACTATCATTCTCAACAGTTTGCAAATATAATACACCGCTTAAAACTGTATTCAAATGATAATGTTCGTGATGCCATGTTCCTCTTGGATTTTTGTTAACCCAAGATTGAGTTACAAAGAAATTTAAACCTTCGTCAGTCCAGGACATTACTTCTTGGGTGTATACTTTAATGGCGTTGTTAATCAGTTCTTTTGCATCACTGAACTCGGCAAGATCTAATACACTTGTATTCAAACTAGTAAAATTACCTCCAGCGTTAGATCTGTATTGTAGCACATTTTCACAATAAGATACAAGATCTACCAGCTTTGATTTGTCCGTATCAACAGTTAATACCGGCTGAGAAAATAAAGGATATAAATCAGTCATTATAAATTTTATTTTTCAAAAATTGATAGAGTGTCGGAGATCGATCTGCTGCACGTTGCCATTTATCTTGTAGGAATTTTCTTTTGAATATAAATTCATCCAACACACGTTTTGCGTTATGCCCAAATTTCCACTCGGCGTGTATAATGTTTGCACGATTCATAACAAAATAATTCATCCCTGTTGCAATACAATGAATGCCGCCGGGTAAATTGTGTCCAAACATAAAAAACTTTTTATCTACAAGGTCTGCAAATCCTCTGTTAATAGTAGGAATACGCTTGACCATTCCAGGATCAAATGTTTTTTTGCTAATAGCTTCCCAGTAGTTTGTATCATTGCGGCCGCTTAGGGCATAGTGTAATGCTACAAATTCTGCTAAATTTCTAAATAAAGATAAAGTTGCGGTGTTATAACCGTCTTTGTCCCACTGGCTAGTATGAGATCTTTCAAGAGCTGCTACCAGCATCATAAGGAACTCGTGAACGCTGAACAATCCGTTACTTTCTAAGGGTTCGATAAACCCCGCAGAAAGCCCAATAGCTACTACATTCTTAACCCATGTGCGTTCATGGATTCCAATTCTCATTTGGATATCACGGAACTGTAACGCATCTACTTGTTCTTTGGTTCTAGGAACAGTCATCTTATTACTCATAAGATACTGTTTAAATTCTTCTTTAGCGCCTTCGGGGTCAATATACTTGTCGCTGTACACGTACCCAGTGCCTAAACGACTCCACAACGGAATATTCCAACACCAACCGTGTCCAATAGCAGTACAATTAGTATACGGTTCAATTTCTTTTTCAGGATCTACATAGGGCAATTGTACCGCCCATGCTCTATTATTTGGCAACATGTCTTCATAAGAAGTAAACGGTTCTTTAAGAGCACCGCCTAGCAGCATACTTTTCCAACCTGTGCAATCAACAAATAAATCAGCAGTAACTTCTTGGCCTGATTTTAAAATTAATTTTTCAATTCCGTCGTCGTTGGTTTTGATGTCAACGACTGTATCCTCTGTACGCTGTACTCCTCTCGGAATGCAGTACCGTTCACGAAGCCATCTTCCAAATAGCTGAGCATCAAAATGGTAAGCTACGTCTGAATCAGTTCGGTAGCCGTCAATATCGCCATCTTCATTCAAACTATACTTATTACCTTCAATCAAAGGCATCTGCGAATAAAATGTTCTGCAATAATCTTCCACAGGCGTGTCGGGGTAAATTACTTTTTTTGCTTGCCACTCGTTAAGACCTTCGGGCGCATCGGTAAGCACAGGCGTTCCAAACGGGTAGTGGAAAGACCCTGCATCTTTATCATAAAAATCAGTAAATTTAATACTTAATTTGTACGACCCATTTGTGTAAGACAGGAAATCTTTCTCATCAATACCGAGGGCTTGGGTCCAGTAACGTATACCTCCCAATGTACTTTCCCCGACACCCACAATTGGAATATCCGGACTTTCAATAACAACTACTTCATTTAACGGAAAAAAATGTTTTAATGTTGCAGCAGTCATCCACCCAGCCGATCCGCCGCCAACTATAACTATTTTTTTAATCGTCTTATTTCTGTCCATATGAGTTTCCTTGTTTATGTAATTTATCTAAACTCTAAAACCTACTCGGGAGATTGTGATATATAGTAAACTTACGAGATAATACATGACCAAGCAACTTTCTATAGATTTTCGGGAGCTTCCAACATATGGAGTTTTAATAGCCCAAGTACCTGACGAAATAATGAGTATCTTAAATCAAGATATTGATAGAATGTTAAACGGCGGGTTTGATAAAGAATTCGACTATCGAAATTTACTGCTGGGACATATGAACAACGAATACGGCATGCACGGCTTAATACCGCAAATCGAGCCTTTTATTTTGCATTTAGCAAATTTGTACGACGAAAAATGGCATTATTTCCAAGAACTAGACGAGCAGTTTAATGTAACAGTTCCGAAGCAGTTAAGACTTACTGATCTATGGGTAAATTTTCAAAAAAAATACGAATTTAATCCTGTACATACACACACTGGAATTTTAAGTTTTGTTATATGGGTTCGCATTCCTTATAATTTAGACGACGAGCGTAAAGTATTTCCTGTTGTAAGTAACAGCGACCCACGAACATCGAAGTTTACTTTTCATTATAACAACGTACTTGGCCAACTTAGAAATTATTCATTAAACATAGACAAAAATTTTGAAGGAAATATTGCAATATTCCCATCTCACTTAAATCATAGTGTAAATCCATTTTATACCAGTGACGACTACAGAATATCTGTTGCAGGAAACTTAAGATTAGTATGAACAACTTACTCACAAGATTTCGAGATTTACCAAACATTGGGGTTATAGATGCAATTGTACCCAACGATGTTATGCAAGTATTAACTTCGAGCGTTCAACAAATGCTTGAATCAAAGTTTGATTCTTATCAAGGATTTCAAAGAAATCTACTAGGTCACTTAAACCACGAATATGTTGCCAATAGTGATTGTTGGAATGCTGTTGAGCCTTTAGCTCTTGCGTTAACTAAATTATACGATGAAAAATGGAACTACACTCCTCAAGTTGATATTGGCATTTACAATGATAATAGGAAATTTAAACTAAAAAATTTATGGGTTAACTTTCAAAAGAAACATGAATTTAATCCGCCGCACTTGCACACAGGTATTTTTAGCTTTGTTATCTGGATTAAAATTCCTTATAATTTAGAAGACGAAGACAGAATGTTTCCCGATATGAATGACCAGAGTCGTCGTGTTTCTAAATTTACATTTCATTATTCGAACATAGTAGGACAACATAGCGGAATGGTTATACCTGTAGACAAGGAGTTTGAGGGAAAAATGTTATTTTTTCCAGCAACTCTGACGCATAGTGTTAATCCGTTTTATACTAGCGACGATTACAGAATAAGCATTGCCGGTAATGTAGGAGTTGATGCATAATGTTCTTTTTTAAGAAATCAAAAATAACACTGAATTGTTTTACATACGATTCGATGATTGCTAAAACAACACCCATAATGCCAGCAATGAAATTTTACCCAGGTTGGATTAAAGATTTGCCCTTGGAAACAATCGAAGAAAAAACAAATCCAGGAACTGGCGCAAGGCACAAAATCCCATCAGGAACGCTTAAAGGTTGCCCGGGTGTTATTGATTATTTTAAAACTGGATTCATGGCTCCGTTGTGGACTGACGTAAGTGTTATTATAGATACTGATGGCAAATATAGTTTTATTAGTGCAGATAATCCGTTTGCTTTAGAAAGTCACTGGCCCGGACAATGGAGCGGGTTTAATGGATATCAGCATGTAAAGATAGTGCTTCCATGGCATATAGAAGAACCCACTGGTACAAAATTTTTAATACAAAAACCCTATTGGACTACTAACAACGATCCTTTCTGGATTAATAAATTAGCGCCAGCTGGAGGTGTTATTGATTTTAACAGCCAGCATTGTTTACATTTGCATACATTTATGGAGATTCCAAATATAAGGCAAGAATTTATTATGAAAGCTGGAACTCCTCTTGTCCACATCATTCCTCTTACCGATAAAAAAGTCGAATTAAAAATACAAGTTATTAGCGAACAAGAGTGGATTAAAAAAACACAAGTGTCGACTGGTGCTAAAACATTTTTAAAACAATCTAAAACTCGAGATTTATTCATAAAAACTCTTGAAACTGATGCATGTCCTTTTAGGAGTATAAAGTAATGCGTATTGCAGTTGTTGGAAGCGGAACAGCCGGACTTGTTTCTGCGTTAATACTTAAAACAAGGTTTCCAAATTACCAAGTCGATATTATTTGTAGCAAGCGAATTGGAATTATAGGAGTAGGCGAAGGATCAACCGAACACTGGAGTGCATTTGCAGATTTTGTAGGCATTAACACAGGGGAAATGATAGTCGAAACTGATGCTACAATGAAGATGGGAATTGTTTTTAAAAATTGGGGAGTACCCGATTACATGCATAGTATACAAGACGGATACAATCTAGTATGGTTAAAAAAGTATCCTATGATATATGCTAAACTTGTAAGTGACGGCATGGATTCTCGGAGATTATCTGGAGAAATTTTTTGGGAAAATAAAGTGCAAAAGTGGTTTTTAGATAATAATAGAACACCAGTAGCGCAGTACCATTTCAATACATTCAAACTAAATGACTATCTAACAAAGATTGCTTTAGATCGAGAAATTACAATCTACCACGACGAAATAACAGAAGTAGTAGTAAATGACGACGGAATAGATTTATTAAAAAGTGAAGATGCAACATACAAATACGATTTTTACGCTGACTGTACAGGTTTTAAAAAGTTTCTTATTAGTAAACTTGGAGCCAAATGGATAAGTCACAAAGAATATCTTCATACAAATAGCGCAATCGTATTTCAGACTCCAGATACAGAAAATTATAATATGTGGAGTCTTGCTCAAGCAATGGATTACGGATGGCTTTTTAGGACACCAACTTACGGCCGTTGGGGCAATGGTTACATTTTTGATGACAGTTTTTTAACTCCTGAGCAGGCAAAAATTGAAGTTGAAAAAGTATTAGGTCATGAAATAACAGTAGGACAACATATTAAATTTGAACCAGGCGCATTAGATCATGCTTGGATTAAAAATTGTTGTGCGTTAGGGTTGAGTAGTAGTTTTGTTGAACCGCTCGAAGCAAGCAGTATTGGAGCTACTATACAGCAATGTTTTATGCTAATCACAAGACTAGTTAATTACAATCAAGATGCTATTGACAAATACAACGAGTCATTTAGAGACATAGTCGAAAACATTCGAGATTTTATTACATTACATTTTGTGTGTCCGCGTCGAGACACAGAATTTTGGCGTAAGGTTGCCGATACTAAACTTCCTCCTAGTTTAGAACAAAATTTGAATGTGTGGCGATACAAGATGCCTGTTGAAGATGATTTTGAAAAAATATCGAAATCAGTCTTGTTTAAAGAACTACACTATATTTTTATTCTTCACGGTCTACAGTTGTTTGATCAAAATAGCATTAAAAAAGAGTATGACACACTACCAGTTGAAGCTAAAGAATATGTACTAAAAGTTTTAGAAGATTTAGAAAATGCAAATAGAATTGAACAAGACGATGTGCTAACACATAAAGAAATGTTATTGGCAATTAGGAGTCATACATGAAAATTGTCATTATTGGTGGAGGAACAAGCGGAGCAGTTGCTTCTAGTTATTTTAAATCATACTGGGGCGATCGGGCTGAAATAACTGTAATCTACGATCATAAAAAACCAGGAATCGGCGTAGGAGAAAGTTTAACTCCGGTGTTCGATGCATACTTAAAAGCTGTAGGCATATCTACTTTAGATTTAATTAGAGACTGTAATGCAACAATAAAATTAGGGCTTAAATTTAAAGATTGGGCACAACCCGGAGCCGAATGGTATCACAGCTTTCCTCACAACGAATCTTTAGCAGCAATCGACTCTGTGATGTTTAATTACAACGCCATTGAAGCTTATGAAATCTTGCAAGATCAAGCTAATGGTGGCTATAATTACGGACAATTCTTTTTTCAAAATAATTTAATTCCTAGTACAAATGATTTATCCTATCGACATGCACTACATGTTGATGCAACTCTCTTCAGCAAATATGTCGAAAATAAATTTAAAGATAAAATTAAAACCATTGACGGAATAGTTTCGGAAGTAATTCTTAAAGACAATGTTATTGATTATATAAAACTTCAATCAGGAGAAGTAATACGAGGAGATGTTTATATTGATGCCTCTGGATACGAACGTATTTTAATTAAACAATTCAATGCCGACTGGATTGATATGTCAGAATTGTTACCTACAAATAAAACTATACCCAATCCGTTGTTTAAAAATTTTAATGAAATACCTCCGTATACAACAGCCACTGCCAGCAAAAACGGATGGATTCTTGATGTTCCGTTAAGTAACAGACGAGGAACAGGTTACGTTTATAGTAGTAAATTTACTACAGACGAAGAAGCAAAAAATGATTTTAATCGATGGTTAGTTGAAACACACGATGTTGAATTGCAAAGCGATAGAGTCATCAATTTTACAAGCGGCTACTATAACAATCAATGGATAGGTAACTGTCTTGCTATCGGTCTTGCTAGCGGATTTGTTGAACCTTTAGAAGCTACCAGTATTCATCATCTAATTATACAAATTGATAATTTTACAAGACTATTTCAAGGAACACATCTTGCGTATGATCAAAGAAACTATAATAATACGATGTCAGAAATCTATGAAAATAGCTTCAAGTATATTAGATTTTTCTATAACACCAACCGCACAGATAGCGACTTTTGGCGATACATGACCGGTAATAAACCCAAATGGATACTGGAAATGGAAGAAAAATTTAACTACGGAGTCCTGACAAGTAAAGATATTCCAAATGATAGATTTATGTTTGAATCTACTAGTTTTACTTGTGTAGCATACGGTCACGGTCTGATTAAGAATAAAGAAGGGCTAAAGAAATTTTTAGATCACCATCATCTTTATAACGCAACAAAAAATTACTCGGAAAAAATTAACCTAATTAAAGATCAAACGAAAAGAAATGCTGTGAATCACAAACAATGGATCGATTATATTAAATCAAATCCATAACATTGAAAACAGTTTGTAGTTTAGTCTTTACTGTTTTATTACTAAAACTATTACGTAGACCTTGATGTAATGGTTTTGGTGTTGAATCCATAGTTGACCACGCCCACCCTGAGTGCTCGTCACTTAGCAAGGGAACAAATTCATTTTCAACTACACACAAATAAGTGTGAAAATTAAACACAGTATCGTTGCTGACAAATGTTTCTAAAGGTATTGTTTTTGTTATTTCAGGCATACTACCTATTTCTTCGGTAATTTCTCGTTGTAAACCTTGCCATGGATTTTCATCTTCGTGCATTGTACCGCCAACAAGCCCCCAAGTGCCTGAATGTTTACCTTGAGCTTTTTGTAATAAAAGAAATCTTTGAGTGGATCTTGAATAAATCAAAGCACCACTACAGATAATTTTATCATTTATATTTCTATTCTCCATGATCCTGGTGCGTATTCGCCTTCAAATGATTTAGCCCACATTACGCCATTCCACACGTATTGTATACCAGTGTATATATTAGTTTGCCAGATCATGGTGTTAGATTCTTGAGCAGATTCAAAAATTATTTGCCACGCCGATCCATCCCATTCGATAATATCATTTGCTGCTGCAACGAACCCGCCCCAACCTTGTGCAACTGGATCATTAAGACTTGTATCTACTATATCCTCGATAATTAAAAATCTGTCTCCTGATTCTAAATTTGTCATTCCGCTTCCAGGATAAGTTTTTGTAGGATCGATAATTGCGTCAAAAGTTCCTAAACTTCTGCCGCCATTAGAGCTTCTGTCACCAGGGCTATCTAAATCGGTATCAGGCGGCCTTGTATCGGCATCCCAATTAATTTTTAATATTGTTTCATTTGTTGGATCAATCAGTACAGTTCCAACAACTTCAGACCCGTTTGGCTGAACTAAAAATATCATTGTCGACCCCGGTGCATACTTTTTAGGGTATTTGTCAAACAATTCATTCCAATTAATTGGAACTCCGTTTCGTTGAGGGATATCGAGAACAGGTTCTCTCGGAACATATCCTTCATTTGTTTTTAACAAAACTGCTTGACCGTTGTATACTTGTATAACATAGTCTGTAACTGTAACAATTTCTTTGGTTAATAGATTTGCAAAATTACTCTGTCCTGAAGTTAATGGATGACCTAAGCCTTCTATGTATGCATCATCACTACGACCTGCGTCTTGATAAATGCTAGTAATAATACTGTGTATAACCCCAAGATGTTTAACTTTAACAGGAGGACTGATCCATATAGGAGTTTCAAAAGTTAGAGTAGCAATGTCGATAGGACTATCTGTCCCAACAGGAATTTGCCTTGAACTCCAATTTACCTGTGAAAGATTTAAGACGCTAAGACTAGTCCAATCGATATAGTTGTCTGTTGTTTGTAACTCTAAGCTAGGATTGAATAATACTAAAATTTGTTCAAGTACCTGTAATTTTTGATCAGTGTTGGCAGTCCATATATCGGCCTTCATGGTTAACTTAAACGGTGTAGGCATCATTCTTTCAACTGTGTAGTTGCGTCCCTGGCCTTGAGTATATCTGTCGGTTGCAATATCGATATCTCGTTCTCGTATGTGAACTTTCCCAACATAACTCGAATCACCCAAACGTGAACTGTCTAAATCTAACCCAGATATATAAACACTTATTTTTGGAACACTACTAAGAGATGATCCGGTGTTTTGTCGAACTACATTGGCAGCTTGGCGATCAGCATCTCCGTAGCCTACAGGAATTCTAACTAAAGTACCATCTCCATATTTTACTACAAAGTTACTTAAAACTCGTATTGTTTGGGTTAGGTATCTTCTTATCTGTCCGTCATAAAAATGTTGCATTATAAATCTGCCTTAGGTCTTAAAACTTTACTTAAAGATTGTCTCTGCGCTTCTCGATTGTTACATAGTGTAATTCTCCAGCTACCAGTTTCTGGGATAACTAATTGCTCATCGTTAACAACTGGCAAGGTAATCCTAATTTTTCCTAAGTTATTTGTGATTAAAGGAGGAGAGTACTCGGACAATTTAAATCCAAATGATACAACACTTAATTTAAATTCTACAAACAAACTAGTAACAGTGAAATTAATATTTGTATCTATAATATAGTCGCCTTTTTCCAATGCAACAAAATCGCTGCCATCTTGGACTGCATCGTTATAAATGTAGTTACTATTATTAATGAAACTAGTTTTAAGCGTGTTTCGGGTATCAGTATTAGTCATGTTCATGCGAACAGCATCTTCAACTTTGACCCAACGTGATCCATCGAAACGGAATAATCTATTAGGAAGAAAATCTGTTCGTAAATAGAAATCGTCTTTGACTGGCGCTTCTGGAAATTGAATACCAAACCCAAAATCATAACCATTACTTGGAAAACCGTCACCTACAAGATATCCAGTATAGCCCGTTCTTACCGGAACTGCATTATTTGATGAAACATTTAACGCATTGCTAGAGGTACTAATTGTACTGGCGTTTATTTCAGTAGAGTCTGCTGTGTTCAATACAGGTTTACCTGTTGTAGGATCAACAGCTAGTGTATAAAATTGTCTAGTCTCGTATCCGCTCTTAGATGCATCAGCTTCGGCCTGTTGTACAATAGCATCATTAATTTCAAGCTCTTTGTTGTGTATGCTTAAAATTTCTCGTAAAGATTGTTCTGTTGGATTGCCGTCTGCATCGGTAGCAGGCTTATCAAGTATATCAGCAAATTGTTGAGCATCAACAATACGTTTACATTTTAATCTATACAAATGAGGATACCACGTAACGCTATACCCAGCACTTTCTAAAGTAACATCTTCAATAACATAGTATCGCGGCATACCAAAACTTAAATCGTTTAATGCAAATAAGTCTTTCATATGCGGCAACTCGAACACATCTCCTGACATAGGTTTACGACCTATTGTTGTTACTATATCGTTAATATGTACACTGATATTAATAGTGTCGTTATCTATGAATAGTCCAAATTGACTCAGATTCCAGTCGGTTTGTTGAACTGCATAAATGGTCCTAAGTTTATAAATCTCAGACTCGTATTTTCTATCACGATTTTCTAAAAATAGCAAATCTTGTATGTTTGTTTCTTTAACAGCATCATACACGGGTTGATCAGCAGTCCCTTCCGTAGGATTTTTAGGACCCAGATATTTGTGCAAATAAATGTCCGTGCCGCCAGCCTGAAACATCTCAGAAATCTGACGATCTATGAATTTGTAGTCTTGCCCTCGTTCGGGTCTATATAAGGATAATCGTGGCATAATGATATTTATCGCCAGCTAAATATACTAGGAGAACTAAAAATGGCAGATACTTATCCACAAGATCCTAGCGAATCTACAAGTTTAATTGAACGTAACAAAGTGTTTGATTACGTTAAAACCATGCTAGGCGATGGTATGGTTGACGTCGAGTTAGATCCTAAACACATGGAAATTGCACTAGATCGCGCCTTAACAAAATTTAGACAACGTAGCAGTAATGCAGTTGAAGAAAGTTATAGCTTTTTAGAACTGCAACAAGATGTTAATGAATACAGGCTTCCTAATGAAATTATCAATGTGCAATCTATTTTTAGAAGGGCAGTAGGCAGTAGAAGTGGTTTGGGTGCAGGCGGAACATTGTTCGAGCCGTTCAACTTGGCGTACACTAACACTTATCTACTAAGCGGTACTATGATGGGCGGGCTTGCAACATACGAATTATTTGCAGGTTACCAAAAACTAGTAGGTAAAATGTTTGGTAGCTATATTGAATTCAAATTTAATCCTACTAATCACATGTTAACTATTTTACAAAGGCCATTTGCACAAGGCGAACAGATTTTAATGCGAACACAAAATTATAGGCCTGATTTTGTATTACTGCAAGATCTTTATGCAAAACAATGGTTGTACGATTACACTTTAGCAGTTTGTAAATTAATGCTAGGCGAAGCCCGTAGTAAGTTTGGCAGTATTGCAGGCCCAGGAAGCCCTATTACTCTTAATGGTACAGCATTGCAAACCGCAGGCAATCAAGAAATTGAAAAGCTCGAAAAAGAAATACTTGACTTAGTCCCAGGCGGGGTTCCTTACACATTTATTATTGGCTAAAAAATTCTTGACCCCCGTAATCTTTTTGTTATATACTAGCAGAAATTACGGGGGTTCTTATGATTATTGGCGTTTGCGGGTTCATTGGTTCGGGCAAAGATACCATTGCTGATTACCTGGTTAATTACCATGGATTTAGACGAGAAAGTTTTGCTAACAGCCTAAAAGACGCTGTAGCCCATGTTTTTGGCTGGGATAGAACTATGCTAGAAGGGCGCACAAAACAAGCCCGTGAATGGCGAGAACAACGTGACGAGTGGTGGAGTAATCGGTTGGGTATGGATATTACTCCTCGTTGGATTTTACAGTATTGGGGCACAGAAGTATGCCGTAAAGCCTTCCACGATGATATTTGGATTGCTGCCCTTGAAAATAAACTACGTACTAGCAAAGACGATATTGTAATCTCCGACTGCCGTTTTCCTAACGAAATTAAAAGTATCAGAAATGCTGGCGGCAGAGTTATACGTGTAGTTCGCGGTGACGAACCCGAGTGGTACGAAGACGCAGTAGCCGTTAATAAAGGAAATCGTCATATTGGTTGGGCCATAGCTAAAGACAGGATGGCCAAGTATAAAATTCATGCTAGCGAAACTGCATGGGTTGGCACGGATTTTGATGCCGTACTGGACAATAACGGTAGTATTGAAAATCTGTTTGACCAAGTTAAAGGTCTGGTACAAGATCCCCTTGACGCCAACGAACGCCCTCTTTATGCAGGACTCGTTGACAGTTTGCACACACAGTCTTAAGATTAGCTGGACGGCAATTATTTAAATCGCCGTCTACATGAAATACATTGAACACTTCTTTGTGTGGACTTTTAAACCCGCATTTGTCGCAAGTGTTTTTCATTTTATATCCTGCTCGCTGCCAACGAGGGATACCAGAGAATAACCCGCCTTTAAGACAGGATTCACATTGGCTACGGTAATAAGCCCGTCCATTTTTATAATAATTCACTGCCGCAGGCCTTTGCCCGCACTTGCATAAAGGTCTCATACAAATATTTACACCTTTTCTATCCCTTTTTCAGGGCTTATAACCTAGCCAAAATACCAAAATCCACTAAATACATTAAGAATTGTATTCATGGAGATTCTAATATGGCTCAACTCAGTTCACCAGGCGTATCGGTTTCAGTAATCGACGAGAGTTTTTATACCCCGGCCGCACCAGGCACAGTTCCTCTAATTATTGTTACTTCTGAAGAAAGTAAACAAAATAGTGCAGGAACAGGTATTGCTCCCGGAACATTAAAAGCTAATGCCGGTACCGTTTATCTATTAACAAGTCAAAAAGATCTTGGAGATACGTTTGGAACACCTATCTTTAAGACAGACGCTAATAACAATCCTATTCATGCAGGTGAGCAGAACGAATACGGATTGCAAGCAGCATACAGCTTCTTAGGCGTTAGCAATCGCGCTTATGTAGTACGTGCTGACGTTGACCTTGGTCAACTAGATGCAACTGTTGACGCACCAAGCGGCGCACCAGCAGATGGAACATTTTGGTTCGATACACAAAATACGCTGTTTGGTATTTTTGAGTGGAGCGAAACAAATCAAACTTTTACAAATAAAGCACCCATTGTAATTACCGATCCTACTAAAGTTTCCGACTTTGGCGGCGAAGATTATACTCCAAAATCATCAATTGGTGCAAATGGAGAATACGCAGTAGTATGTTTAGAAAATGCTGCCGATGCTTCAATCAACGACGTTACACTATGGTTTAAAACGGGCGGTGTTTGGATTGAAGTAGGTACAACAACATGGGCAACACAAGCAGGTCTTGATAAGATTTTATCTGTTGCTTCCCATACAAACATTCCTGATTGGAAAGGAACTGCAACAGCCGGAGACGGTTCTGTTTGGGTCAAGACAACAACGCCAAATAAAGGTGCTAACTATAATGTTAAACGATATAATTTAGCAACAGGCGCATGGCTTAAGCAAGCAGCTCCAATCTATGCAGACGGTGCTAAAGCACTTGCGGGCCTTGATCCTATTGGAGGCGGCTCTAACCTTGCACTAGGTGCAACATACGTTCGATTTAATTCAACAGCTCATTGCAGTTTCAAAATTTGGGCACGTAATGGCACAGGCAGCACTTCAGTAACACAGGTTACTGCAATTAGTGGTACTGGCGCAACTGGCGCAACTGTGTTAGAAAGTTTAGTTGATGGTTCATGGAATACAGAAACTATTAGCTTTACATCAGCAGGAAATGCTACTCCAGCAGACATAGTTACAACAGGTAATGCTTTTGCTACTGCATTTAACAATGCAGGGTTTACGAATCTAACAGCCACAGTTGATGCGTTAGGTTATGTAACAATTACTCATAAACTAGGCGGTGATTTTGAATTCACAGGAATGACAGGTACTGGATTTACAAAAAATATTTTTGCAGCTACTAATCGTTTTGACAGTCCAGGAGTAACACCAACAAACCTTCGTTTCTTAGCCACATTATGGACACCGTTAGTTGTTGGAGATGCAATGGCTAAAATTGGTCCAGATGAACCAGTTGATATTCCAGCAGACGGCAGACTATGGTACAACAGCACTATTGATGAGGTTGATATCATGGTACACAATGGAAGCGATTGGGAGGGTTATCTAAATAAATTCCCAACTACAGATCCTAACGGTCCACAAGTAAGCGCCAGTGCTCCAACATTACAAAGTGATGGCACAGCACTAGTTGATAATGATTTATGGATTAGCACAGCTGATTTAGAAAACTTCCCACTAGTTTATCGCAGAATGGGCGGTAAGTGGGTCTTAGTTGACAAAACCGACCAAACAACCGACGAAGGAATTTTATTCCGCGATGCACGTTGGACAGCACAAGGTGCAAATGCAGAAGAAGCTGCAAGTAGCATTAAAGATTTATTAAGCAGCGATTTCTTAGATCCAGATGCACCAGATCCAGCACTATACCCACGTGGTATGTTGTTATGGAACTTACGTCGTTCAGGGTTTAACGTCAAGCGTTTTGTTAAGAACTATATCGATGTTGATGCAGACAATGCAAGAGCAGGCGATGAATCGATGTCTACATACTATCCACACCGTTGGGTTAGCGAAGCTGCTAACAATGAAGACGGTTCAGGAACATTTGGTAGATTTGCACAACGCAAGTGTGTAGTACAAAAACTCCAAGCAGTTGTTAATAGTAACCAACAAATCCGCGACGAAGAATCACGTATCTTTAACTTAATTGCTACTCCAGGATATCCTGAGTTAATTGGCGAAATGATTAGCTTAAATTACGATAGAGGTTTAACAGCATTCATTGTTGGGGATACACCAGCACGTTTAACACCAGATGCAACAAGTATCAGTAACTGGGGCAATAACACCGCAGGTGCATTAGAAGATAATGACAAAGGAGCCACTAGTTTTGACGAGTACATGGCTATGTTCTATCCATGGGGTTACTCAAGTGACAACATTGGAAATAACATTGCAGTTCCTCCAAGTCACATGATGTTACGTACTATTGCGCTAAACGATCAAGTTGCTTATCCTTGGTTTGCGCCAGCAGGAACACGTCGTGGTGGTATTACTAACGCAACAGCAGTTGGCTATATCACAAGCGAAGGCGAATTCCAATCAGTTGCATTTAATACTGGACAACGTGATACATTGTATGACGCTAAGATTAATCCAATTACATTCTTAACGGGTGTTGGTCTAGTAAACTACGGTCAAAAGACTCGAGCAAAGAATGCAAGTGCCTTAGATCGTATAAACGTAGCACGTTTAGTTGTGTACCTACGTCGTCAGTTGTCAATATTGGCTAAGCCATACATTTTTGAACCTAACGATAAAATTACACGAGATGAGCTAAAAGGTGCAGCAGAAAGTTTATTACTTGAGCTAGTAGGTCAACGAGCATTGTATGATTACATTGTAGTCTGTGATTCAAGCAATAATACACCTTCAAGAATCGATCGCAACGAACTCTACTTAGATATTGCGATTGAACCAGTTAAGGCAGTTGAATTTATCTACATTCCACTACGCTTAAAGAACACTGGTGAAATTAAAGGTCTAAAATAATTAACGGAGCATAACAAATGGCAATCGCAAGTTTATCAAAATTCACAGTTCCACTAGCATCGGACCAAAGCTCTAGTACGCAAGGCTTGTTAATGCCTAAGCTCAAATATCGTTTTAGAATTATGTTTGAGAACTTTGGTGTAAGTAGCCCTACAACAGAACTAACAAAACAGGTCAGCGAAGCTGCCCGTCCAAATGTACAACAAGATAACCAAACCATCATGGTGTACAATTCAACAATTAACTATGCAGGTCGTCCAAAGTGGAATACTTTCACAGTTAAATTGCGTGACGATGTAACTGGTGCAGTAAGCAAGCTAGTCGGCGAACAAATGCAAAAACAATTCGACTATTTTGAACAAAGTTCAGCAGCCGCAGGCGGCGACTACAAGTTCTTAATGCGTATTGAAATGCTTGACGGCGGTAACGGTACACATACTCCAGCAGTCCTAGAAACATGGGAATGCTACGGATGTTATGTACAACAAGCTAACTATAATGCATTGAGCTATGGCGCACAAGATATCATGACAATTGACTTAACAATTCAACCTGATAACTGTATTCAAACTTTAGGCGGTGCCGCAGCACCAACTGGAAGATTACAAGGTACTGCTGCTACATCGGCAGGTGCAAGAGCTTAATATTTTTAAAATTGCCCGCTCTAAGCGGGCTTTTTTATAGATATCTATAATATACCCAGTTTATTCTTTGAATAAATATTATTATGGCCTTTACACCTACTAATGCACTTAAACCAGATCCGGTAATTTTATTACGGGATCCTCAACATGCTGCCCGACTATTTACGGACGATCAGTTTAGACTTGCTCCTAAACAAAAATTTCTATTTCACGTAGCATTCAACATCAATGAATCAGCATGCAAAGATATAAACTTAGTGCAACGCCATAAAAACGAAATTGGCATGTTGGTTAAAAACATAGATCTTCCAGGGTACGATATTACTGCTGAAACAGTTAACCAGTATAATAGAAAAAAGAGAATACAAATAACTCACAAATATAAAGATATTAATGTTGTATTCCACGACGATAACATGGGTGTTATAAATCAGTTATGGCAAAACTATTACAGTTACTATTATGCTGATAGTAAGAGTGCAGGAAAAGGTGGTGCATTTGCCAAAACAGCTACAAAGAATTTTAATAGTATTGTAGCACCTTACGGACTTGATAACGGAAGTGATAGACCATTTTTTAACTATATCATAATTTATCAAATGGCAAGACACGAGTTTGTCAGTTACAAACTTATTAATCCTATCATAACTAGTTGGTCACATAATAAAGTTGATTACGCTCAAAGCGCAACACCGCATGACCAAACAATGACATTGGCATACGAAGCTGTTGAGTATAATGTTGGCACCGTTGATACCCAAAGTGTAGTAGGGTTTGGAGTGGAACATTATGACCAAACTCCTAGCCCACTAACAGGTGTGGCCCCAACAACAGTCTCGCCCAGCTTTAACGACAGCAACAATTTAAAAAATAATGCCGAAGCATTTTATGCAAATGCTTATCAGAGCATTAACACTTATCAAAACACCCAGGGAAAAAATGTCGCTGGCTCACCTGGCATTTCTACGGTAAACACATCTCAACAAGGTGTTAGCGGTATAGCAGGAGTATCTTTTCCGCAATCTTCAACTACAAATGTTACAGTTGCCAAACCAGTTAATTTAGCTTAAAATCATGTCTACAGTAAACAACTTACCATCAGAACAACCAGACGACGTTAAACAGTTCTTTGACAAATTTTTTGATCATGAGATTACCTTTCCTAGCAATCAAATTGATGCAGTAGTAGGGTTCTTTTTAAAAAATGGATTTGATTTGGATAGTGCAAGAAGCACAAGCATAGTTTTATTAAATCAAGCAAGACTAGATAATATTAATGTATTTGAGTTAGTTGATAGTTTAAAAAAATTAAATGCAATACAATTAAGCCAAGTAGTAGCACAAATTTTAAATTCGTATAGGGAAAAAACTAGCTTGTTGGGTTATCGAGTAGCGCCCGTTACTGATAACTACGATTCTAGAAATATCCTAGTCTAATTATGGCCGGTAAATTTGCTAAGGGTAAGTTTACCATGACTCGCCCAGAAAAATACGTTGGAAACAAAATTCCTGTATACAGAAGTAGTTGGGAATGGACATTCATGCGGTTTTGCGATACCAATGAAAATGTACAAAAGTGGGCTAGCGAAGCCATACAAATTCCTTACAGAGATCCGTTAACAGGAAGACAAACCATATATGTTCCAGATTTTTTTATACAGTATTTAGATAAACGCGGTAGACTAATCGTTGAGCTTATTGAAATTAAACCCGCCAGTCAAACAATACTCGAACGTGTTGGAAAAAACAAATATAATCAGGCACAATTTGTAAAAAATCAAGCTAAATGGCAAGCGGCAAATAATTGGTGCAAGCAACAGGGTATCCGATTCAGAATCTTAAATGAAAATGATATATTCGATAAAGTGTAAGCATAAGTAATTGTATGACTAAGAAACTTGAAGAAATCTTAAACCTTCCTGAAAGTAAAAAAATTATTAAGGAAGAAGAAAAGAAAACCGCAGTAGCAAAGCCGGAATCATTTCTAAGAGATGCTGCTGAATTTGATAAAATTGCAGCCGCATTACCACAAGTAGAAGGCCTGGGCTCAATGGCGGATAATGAACTAGACGAATTAGCTAGAAAAGCAACTGATGCCTACGACGATATCATGGATTTGGGCATGAATGTTGAAGCACGTTATAGCGGGCGTTTGTTTGAAGTTGCAGCCAGTATGCTTAAAAATGCCATTGATGCTAAATCAGCAAAACTAGATAAAAAATTAAAAATGGTAGAACTTCAGCTTAAAAAGCAAAAACTCGATCAAGAAGCTAACGAAGATAATGGTGTTACTCTAAGTGGTGACGGATATATTGTAACAGATCGCAATAGCTTACTTGAAAAATTAAAGAGTATGAAATAAATATAGTATTAGGATTACGCTATGAAATCATTCAAAGAATATTTGACCGAAGGTAAAAAAGTTTACGAGTTTAAAATTAAAATCGCGGGCGACTGCCCAAAAGATTGCTCTGCAAAAATTAAACAAGCTCTTGCAACTTATAAAGTAGAAAGTTGTTCTGGCGGAAAGAGCTTGCCAATTGCAGAACAATACACCGACTTTCCAGAACAAAAAAATATTCCAGTTACAATCTTTGATGTTAAATTAGCGTATCCTGCTACAAGCCAACAAGTACGTGCAAGTTTAAGTGGAAACTTAAACGTTGCAGAAAGTAGGATCAAAGTTAGAAACCCTCTTGAAGAAAGAGAAATTGAAATTAATACAGCTAATAAGGAAAAATCTGGAGAAGCTGTATTAACACAGGATTATGATGCTAGCTCTGAAGGTCAAAAGTTAGTCGGTGAAACACAAAAAATGAAACTACTAAAAGACCTTACTAAAAATAAAGCAGAACTAGAAGAGTATAAAGTTAAAGAACCTAAGAAAGAATCTTCAGCAAGTCCTTTAGGTAAAGTTAAAAATCCTGACCCTAGAAAAGGAACTAAAAAATGAATTTAGAACAATTAATTACTAAACTAAGGGACTTAGACGAAGGTGCCCAGATGGCACCACCATCTATGCCTGCATCGGAATGCGGTGATATGCCTATGGGTGACAAGCTTCTTATCGGAGATGCAGAAATGGAAGAATGTGGCATGGATATGATGCCTCATGCACCAAAGCAAAGTGATAGCGTGACAATGAATGTCAGCATGAATGGGTCAGGCAAAGGCGGTATTCGTGACTTGATGGATATTTTAAGAAATATTGAAGACGCTGCTGGCAGCACAGGTGATGATGCTAAAGATGTTATTATTGGCATGGCCGACGATGCAGACATGTTAGACATTGATGCAGCAGAATCTTTTGCTAATCCTGTCGAGCCAGACACATATGAAATGGACGATGTCTTAAATCCACCGAGCAATGATCTATCAGCTAACCTCGGCGATCACAGAACACGTCAGACAGGTTTACCAAAAGCACATATGGAATCACTAGTTGACAAGCTAGCAGGGCAATATGAAGCAATCAAAGAAGCTAGTCATCAAGAAAAGACAACGATGAAGCACATTAAGAACCCTACAGCAGGCGAAAAGAAAGCCGCCAAGGATATTAAACCAGGTATCAAAGGTTACAAAGATCGCATTGACATGTTAAAGTCTGCAAAAGATCGCGGCGACTTGGACGACTGAATCAGTGCAGCTCGGGTAGATTAAGTGCCCACCAAAAGCCACCTAAATGGTGGCTTTTTTTATGTAAATAATGTTATGGCAAAAAGTCTAGACGGCGTCCTAACTAAAAAGGCGCATACTAAAGAAACATTCAGTGAACAACAAGTCGAGCACTTGTTAAAGTGTGCTGACCCCATAGAAGGGTACATGCACTTTGTTAAAAACTTTTTTCATATACAACATCCTACTAAAGGTAAAGTTAAATTTGAACCTTACGACTATCAAGTAAGGTTATTGCATAGTTATCATGATTATCGTTTTAATATAAACATGATGCCGCGCCAATCGGGGAAGACTACATGTGCTGCGGGTTATTTGTTATGGTATGCAATGTTTCATCCAGATCAAACGGTGTTAGTGGCCGCGCACAAATATACAGGTGCTCAGGAAATTATGCAACGTATACGTTATGGATACGAATTATGCCCCGATTTTATTAGATCTGGTGTTATAAGTTATAATAAAGGTAGCATTGAATTTGACAACGGATCACGTATAGTAAGTCAAACAACAACAGGCACAACAGGTCGTGGTATGTCTATTTCGTTACTATACTGCGATGAGTTTGCGTTTGTGCAGCCTAACATTGCCGAAGAATTTTGGACCTCCATTTCTCCTACACTAGCGACAGGTGGTAAGGCGATTATTACATCTACTCCAAATAGTGATGAAGATACATTTGCTAATATTTGGAAAGAATCACAAGACTTATACGACAGTTACGGTAACGAAAAAGACGACGGAACGGGTCGTAACGGATTTCACGGATTCAGAGCCGAATGGCACGAACATCCAGATAGAGATAATCAGTGGCGGGAAGAAGAAATGGGCCGCATTGGTGAAGAACGCTTCCGTCGAGAATATGGTTGCGAATTCTTAATCTACGATGAAACATTAATTAATAGTCTCAAACTAGCAGCATTAACAGGTCGCGAACCTCAGTTTAAGATGGGACAGGTTCGCTGGTACAAGAAACCTACACCTGGTAATACATATATCATAGCTTTAGATCCTAGTTTAGGTACCGGCGGCGACTATGCCGGCATACAAGTATTTGAATTACCTAGTATGATGCAATGTGCTGAATGGCAACATAACTTAACTATCGTCCAAGATCAAGTAAAATTATTACGAGATGTGCTTAGATATATACAAGACGAAATAGGTACTTCATATTCTAACTCTATATACTGGAGTGTGGAAAATAACACGTTGGGAGAAAGCGCCCTAGTAGTTATTGCTAATTTAGGAGAAGAAACTTTTCCAGGGCTATTCCTAAGCGAACCACAAAGAAAAGGGCATGTTCGTAAATTTCGTAAAGGTTTTAATACTACTCATGGAAATAAAATTAGTGCTTGTAGTCGATTAAAGTACTTCATTGAAGAAGAAAAAATGACTATTAACAGCAAAATTTTGATAAGCGAACTTAAAACTTATATTGCTCACGGAGTCACATTTAAGGCAAAAGAAGGCCAAAATGATGACTTAGTAGCGGCATTGTTGCTGATAGTTCGTATGACTGTAGTTTTAGCAGAATGGGAACCTGCTATCTTTGAAAGGCTAAATCTTGAGCATTCGGACGAAGATTTCGAAGCTCCGTTGCCTATATTCATTTCATCTGGCTTCTGATAAATATAACATGGACTCTAATTTAGATAAAATTGCAAAAGACTTATACGGGAAAATACAAGTTCGTTTTCCTGACATTACCTTCGGCGACGAAGAAGGCAACATTTTGAGCAAAAAAGCTGACATTCCTAATGCAAGATTTTTTGAATTCGAATATGTAGAAGACGGAGAACCGTTAGGAACTGTTGCTATCACACTAGACGAAGAAGATGGCATTGTTATGCAGATCAGCGGAGATTTAGTCGACGATGATAATAATTTAAAAGGCCATGCCTACGATTTTATCAAATCATTTAGAAAATTTGCAAAAGTTCGCTTGTTAAATTTTGACGTACAGAATATTGGAAAAAGCGAATTAGACAAGAGAGATTATCAATTTCAAGCTAAACCCAAGGAAGATTTAATTATGGAAAACAAGATGTACGGTACCAATAGAATGAGCTATCAGGACCTAGGCGAAGCACGTTTGATTATTAAACATAGTCAACCAATTAATTTAGATCTTCCAGCTGGACGTACAATGCATATTGAATGCATTTATATTGAAAATGCAGTTGGTGAAAGATTCAAATATCCATCTAAACATATCAACGGCGCTCGTGCATTAGCTGAACATATCAAACATGGTGGCAACCCGTACGATGGACTAGGAAAGCATATCTGTAGTTTAAGTGAGGAATTGGCGCATTTAAGAAAATTTAAAGGGTATGTAACACGCCAGGAACAAATTAGTGAAGCAATGGGAGTAGTCACTGACCGCGTCTTAGAAAGAATTGATCAAATTAAAGAAACAATTCACAAGCTACAGCGCCCTGCTTTCTATGAACAATATGTTGAAAGTTTTCAAGAACAAGAAGAACAAGAAATCCCCGAAGCAGTAGTTAATCATTTAGTTGACAGATTGACTCTAAGAACATTCAACGAAGAATTAAAATCAGTATTTCCTTACATTTATAAGTTTATTGATGAGTCCGAACTACCGGTTAAAGAAATTACACATGAGTGGTTTGAAACTGACGTAGACGTTGCCGAAGAAGCTCCAAAAGGCTGGGAAGGCACAGTTAAGGCTATGAAGAAGCATAAAGATATTGATAATCCATATGCTTTAACTAATTGGATGAAAAATAAAGGCTATAAGAGCCACAAGAAAGAAGACATTGAAGATACATTTGAAAACTTCATGGATAGCCTTGTTGGGGAAGATATGGCCAATGCTCAAGGCCAAAATTTACTATTCAGTAAAGATGAAAAAGTCCAACAAAATGCAATCCAAGATTTTAATGATCAAGTTTTAAGTCAAGAGCTTCCTGCTGGTACAGCAGTAGATACAATTAGAGGTTTCATCGACGATCCTAAATTTTTAGAGCAACTAGCTGACTTAGATCCAGACCTAGATGTAAGATCTATGATACAAGATTTTGTGCAAGAACAAGATCCAGAAGTTGCGACACAGTTAGACTTTGAAGGTAGTGCTATGCCTGCACCAGAAGCCCCTGCTGAACCTATGGCGGCAGCTCCAGAAGCTCCTCCAGCAGAACCTGCAGCGCCAGCGGCACCAGCGGCACCAGCAGAACCAGCAGCCGCGGCAGCACCAGCAGCACCTGCAACACCGGCACCTGTGGCAGAGAATGAAGATCCTCCATTTGATGCTGATCCTCCAAGGAAAAATCCTAATGCTCTTGCAGGTAAACATGGGCAAGGACATTCTAGTGCTAAACATTTAGCCAAGCAAGGTCTAATGAAAGCTATTCAAAAAGCAAAATCAGCTGGAGCAAAGCTAGATACAAAACTGGATTTTGGTCATAAAGAAATGACGTTACACGATGCTATCAAAGAATGTGGCATGACTCCAATGGAGTGTGGTTTTGAAGAACAAGCAGAAGAATCAGGTTTACTAGCAATGCTAAAGTATGTTAGCGGATTCTACAACAAAGAAAAGGGAAATTTTCCATTAGGCGGTATGCGTATCAAAATTAAATTGAAAAAAGCATTCGAAGACGGCATGTTCGAAGGTGCTACAGAAGAAGATTTAATCAAGGTATTGAAATTTATTGATATGAAAGATCCTAGCGGAGACGAACAGCAAAATGTACTGAGACTAGCAGGAGTCCAAAAACCAGAGATGGCAGTTGACGAAACTGGTAGCATGCCTGACTTTGATAGTATGATGGGTCAAATGCAACAGATGATGGGTAACATACAAAAGGACCCAGGTGCAAAGATTGCACAAACAAACACAAGTTCTGGAATGGTTAACGGCAAACCAGCTAGCTACGACGATGCAGTTGGACAAGCCAATAACATGAAATTTAAATTACCTAAATTTGGTGATGATGATACAGACGACGATGTGTTAGACTTTGGCAATCCTGATCAAATTCAACAAGTTCTACAAAGAAAAGTCGGCGGCGCTTTGAATAAAGCTCAAGGACAAGTACCTAATCAAAACATCCAATTTCCTGGAGGACAAATGAATCCAGCAGATATGATGAAGGCGATTATGCAAAAAATTAACTTCGGGAAATAAACATGAAATCTATAAGAGATTATATTAACTTAGTTACTGAAAAAGATTTAATAGCAGAAAAAGTTACGCTACCTGCTGATCCAAGTCAACCAGTACAAACACAAACTGTTAATGGTGTTACCATGAACGCTCCTACAAATGCAGTAAAAACAGGTTCAGGTGGCACAGTAAAAAGTGGCAGCGGAGCCGCAGTAACTAGCGGAACTCCTGCAGGTTCATCGGCCGGGCTTACACCAGATCAAAAGCAAAAGTTAGGCGGAGTTGATCCGCAAGACCCGTATCTTGTAAAGAAAATGTTAGGAAAAGATTCTGTACCTATAAGTTACTTTACTGATCCCGAAAGCCAACAAATTGCTAAACGTTTAGGGTTTAAGGCAACCGTAGCGGCAGCGCCAGCGGCACCTGCACAAGCACCAGCACAAGCCCAAGCACCAGCGGCGGCACCAGCACAAGCACCAACGGCAGCAGCACCGGCAGCTACACCAGATGCCGCAGCACAAGCTAGTCGAATTGCCGATAGAATGGATGCTGAAGCAGGTGCAAATACTGCCGGTACTCCAAATGCTTTTGCAAATAAAACTCGACTACCAGCTGGACAGGCCGCGCAGCCAGCGACAGAACCAGCGCCAGCAGCAGCGCCTGCAACACCGGCTGGAACACCACCGGGATCTGTTGACGATGAAGGCAACTTAATGCCAGGATTTACTAAAGATGAAAATGGCAATGTAGTAAGCGCAGGAGATCCTAATTTTGTTGAACCTGCTACTCAAGCACAAGCAACTGCTGATTGGACTGCTGCTAAAAAGAAAGAAGCTGACAAAGGACTAGCTGCTCAGGGACTAAGCGGCAATGCAGTAAATGCACAAGGTCAAGCAACAGGACTAGATGTTAGCGATGACACAGGCAAAATAAATCCAAATGTTAAGAAAAATTCCGAAACAGGAGATTTATATAACCCTGGCGCAGCCGCACCAAGTGGCCAAGCTGCCCAACCAGCTGCACCGGCTGCACCAGCTGCACCAGCTGCACCAGCTAACCGAGATGCTATGCCATTTGGTAAAGCATTTGCAGATGCTAGAGCTAAAGGTGAAAAGGAGTTCATGTGGAAGGGCAAAAAATATGCAGTAAAGATGGCTGACACCAAAAAACCAGCTGGCCAAGCTGCCCAACAAAAGACATTGCCGGGTAGAGCTGCACCAGCCGGTGGCGCTGCCAACACTATGGACTCCAGCGTTGATGCTATGGGTAATATTACCGGTCAATATGGAGTAATGCCCGAATCAACCGGTTACTCAGAATTACAAAGAATTTTGAGCATAGTAAATCATAGATAATCACATTTAGAACAAAAAAGTTCTTGCAAGACTAAATAAAAACGCATACAATAACATGTATGCGTTTTTTGTTGATAGGTTTCAACAAATAAAGGCACATAAAAAACAAAGGCTAATAAAGGAGAAAATTATGGCAACTTTGGCTGAAATTAGAGCAAAACTTAAGGCATCTGAACAAAAAGGTTCAGGAGAAAGAACAGGCGGAGATAATTCAATTTATCCGTTCTGGAATCTAAAAGAAGGTAGCGAATCCGTTCTGCGATTCTTACCAGATGGTAACACCGACAACACTTTTTTCTGGGTTGAACGAGCAATGATCAAATTGCCGTTCGCAGGCGTAAAAGGTGAATCAGAAAGCAAACCAGTAGTAGTTAATGTTCCTTGCATGGAAATGTACGGAGAAACTTGTCCCATTCTGAGCGAGGTTCGTCCTTGGTTTAAGGATCCTAGTCTAGAAGACATGGGTCGTAAATACTGGAAAAAGCGTAGTTACATCTTCCAAGGTTTTGTTGTTGAGGATGGTTTAAAGGAAACAGAACACCCTGAAAACCCAATTCGCCGATTCATTATCGGACCACAGATTTTCCAATTGATTCGTTCTGCGCTGGTTGATCCAGAATTGGAAGATTTGCCAACTGACTTTGTACATGGATTAGACTTCCGTATGAAAAAGGGTAGTAAAGGCGGTTATGCCGATTACTCTACATCAACATGGTCGCGTCGTGAGCGTCCACTAAGCGATGATGAACAAACAGCAATTAAACAACATGGTTTGTTTAATTTGAACGATTTCTTACCTAAGAAGCCAACAGATGTTGAGCTTAAGGTAATGAAAGAAATGTTCGAAGCATCTGTTGATGGTGAAGCATATGACATGGATCGTTGGGGTCAGTATTTCAAACCAGCAGGAATGAGCGCCGCAACTGGTGATCCGCAGGCTAAAACATCAAAGGCAGCAGCCGATGATTTCGAAGATGAACCTGCACCAAAAGCAACTCCTAAAGCAGAAGCACCTGCATCTAAAGCAGAAGCACCTGCAAGCACAGGCGGTGGCGATAGCCGAGCACAAGACATCTTGGCAATGATCCGCAATCGTCAAAAGTAAAACACGGCTTGGGCCTCTGCGGGTTGATCACCGTACGCCCAAGTTATCTATTTTAGGAGAATAACTATGGCTACAAAAGCCTTCGATTTATCGAAATTTAGAAAAACTTTGACTAAGTCTATTGACGGACTTAGCGTAGGATTTACAGATCCTACAGACTGGGTTAGCACAGGCAATTACGCCTTAAATTATCTTATTAGTGGTGATTTCCACAGAGGTATTCCTCTAGGTAAAGTCACGGTATTTGCGGGTGAGTCTGGTGCAGGTAAGTCTTACATTTGCTCTGGCAATATTGTTAAAAATGCACAAGCACAGGGCATTTATGTTGTCTTGATTGATAGCGAAAATGCGCTCGACGAAGAATGGCTTAAGGCACTTGGCGTCGATACTAGCGAAGACAAGCTACTCAAACTTAATATGGCAATGATTGACGATGTTGCTAAAACTATTAACGAGTTTATCAAAGAATACAAAGAAATGCCTGAAGAAACACGACCAAAGGTCTTGTTTGTAGTTGACTCGCTCGGTATGTTGCTAACACCTACTGACGTTAATCAGTTTGAAGCAGGCGATTTGAAAGGTGACATGGGTCGTAAGCCTAAAGCACTGACAGCACTTGTTCGTAACTGTGTAAACATGTTTGGTTCACTAAACATTGGACTAGTTGCCACTAATCACACATACGCTAGTCAAGATATGTTCGATCCCGATGATAAAATTTCAGGCGGACAAGGTTTTATCTATGCATCTAGCATTGTAGTTGCGATGAAGAAGCTAAAACTCAAAGAAGACGAAGATGGCAACAAGGTTTCAGAAGTAAACGGTATTCGTGCGGCATGTAAAATTATGAAAACACGCTATGCTAAACCTTTTGAAGGTGTTCAAGTTAAGATTCCTTATGAAACAGGCATGAATCCTTATAGTGGTGTTGTCGATTTGTTTGAGAAGGAAGGTTTGCTCAAGCAAGAAGGTAATAGACTCAAGTGGGTTGACCCAGAGACTGGAGAAGAGTTCAAATTCTACCGAAAAGAATGGAAAGATGATAAATTAGATATGATAATGGAAAAATTTCATATCAAACCTACAACTACCGTTCCTGAGGAGAATGAAGAACATGTTGAATGAATCTCAAATTGGTGATGTTTGGATGCTGTTTAGCGATTTCATCGAAAAGAAACAAATTGAGGCAGCAGCCGAACGCTATGTAGATCTTTTAGCAGATTATGGTGTTAGCGACCGTGTCATGCAAAGTGCTATGGGCGTTGACAGCGTACTTGACCAGGCTATAGAGTATTACCTAGATGAAGAAGACGAAGAAGACGACGACGATTATAAAGAATTAGAGTTCTAATGAGCTGGTATACAAAAATTTCAAAAGATATATCGCATATTCCTGATGCTGTTGACTTTTTTAACACTGAATTGCAAGATGCAAGGTTAGAATGTCGCATTACAGGTAATGTTGAACGAGCGGCAGCTTCGATGCCTGGAATTGTTGAACAAAGATTTAGTCAGCTTCAGGAAATTGAAGCAATTTTGGAATATTTAAATATCGAGCTCCGTCGACTTAAGAGTCAACACTTTAGAAAATACTTAGAAAACTATCAACGAGCTTTGTCCTCCAGAGACTGTGAAAAGTTTGTGGAGGGCGAAGCCGACGTTGTAGATTTTGAGAAGATTATTAACGAATTTGCTCTGTTACGCAACAAATGGTTGGGTATTACTAAAGCCTTAGACCAGAAACAGTGGCAGATTACTAATATTGTTAAGTTGCGTGTTGCAGGAATGGAAGATGCTTCTTTATAATGGCTCTTGTAACAGTAACGTGCGACCGAGATATCGAAATTGCTAGACTACAGTCCTATAGTATCAACAAATTCCTTCAAGGTCGTCACACACACTACGTTATTGTCGAAAATTCTAAAAAATCAATAAAAGAATGGGAGGACCTATTCCGACCATTATACACTAATCACACTTTAGAATTATTAGAAGCAAAAAATTTAATTTTAATTAACCATCTTCCAGGGTATATCAGGCAACAGGTATTAAAGTTTGTAATCTCTGAGAAAATTTCGGAAGAATCTTACCTTTTACTCGACAGCAAAGACATTCTATTACGAAATGTCAATCTTAACGAATGGGGATCGCCTGAAGGAAATAATTTAATTTACAAGCCGTTACAAGGCTCTGTAAAATTACAAGACGTAATGGCTCCAGAGTTGCAAATTTATTTTAATTTTGCAAATTTATGTCAAAAAGTTACCGGTTCCACTACTCCTAGCTGGTTTTGGGCTCCGGCAACTCCATTTCGCTGTAAAACTTCAAACGTCAAAAAACTTTTACAATCATTAGACATTAATCGTGTATTTGATCCTTATGTGACAAACATAAAAGAAGTAAGCGAATTTATCTTATATCGATACTTTAGTGATTTTGCCGAAGATTTATCAAATATTAATGAAAATTGTTGGAGCAATGGCAATAACACTAAATTTATGTGGCCCAATGCTGATATTGATATCGATTGTTCAATCATTAAAAGTGATTTTTATAAAAGTGTATCCTTTCATCGATGGTACATTGCTAACAATGCAAAAAGAATTGAAAAAATTGAACAGGTATTAGTAGACCATATCTGTTTGAATCCAGAATTAGTAAAAACTGCTTTTAACCCTGTTTTTTGGACACACCATACACGGCACGAAAGAGGCAGTACCTTATTTGATCATTTTGATCTCGGATACCGTCTTGAGTAATACCGGTTGACAATTATAAAAAATCATTTATAATAAAGCTATGTTAACTATCGATCATTTTTTTACAAATTTTATAGCTTCTGGCGAGCCGTCACCGGAAAGTTTAGTTACAACACGCGACTTCAAGGTTTTAACAAGTCTACATTCTTCTTTAAAGCAGGGAAATTTTCTTACAGCTAATCAAGGAGATCTGTTGGTTAGAATTTTAACAGAAAATAAGGAAAAAATTCTAACGCACTATAAAAATTTAGAAGAAGTTTTAGAGTTAGGCCTGTGGTCAAAGCCTTTTAGAATTATCGAAGTTGTCAGGAAAATTTACTTGTCTAGTAATGCTGAAAAAGATGCAAAGATCATTGTAGAATTTACGTTTTCCAGTAGCATACGAAAGATCATGCAAGAAATTACGAAAAAAATTACAGGGCTAGAACCGGTTACTAATGGAAAATTATACATTGCCGACCTAGATGAAAAAAATATTGTATTGTTAGTAGAATCTCTTAAACCTTATAAATTTTCAGTTGACGAAAAATTAATAGAATATTACAATACCATAAAATCTTGGAAAAAAGAGGAAATTTTTAGTCAGTACAATATTAGCTCAATTGACAACAAAAATTTTCAAAATGCTATTACAGAAGATTTAGGTTTAGAAACTCCATTAACACAGGCAATCATTAATGATAGGCGAATACGTTATCAATATTTTTGTGACCCTATTGAAACACCTAAAAATTTAACCGAAGAAATCGCAATGCGTGAAAAATCTGTTTTCTGGATAGGAAAAAATAATCATTCGTTGGAAGAAATATTCAAGTCGTTAGTAGAGCTAAAAAGGTTTCCTTGCCTAGTTGTTTTTGAAGGAAATAATGAAAATCAATGCTTTGAAGACCTTCAAAATTTGACCGAAAATTTGGAAAAAAACGGAATTTTTGAAGGTGTAGGAATATACTTTAGACTTGATAATAATGAAGACGGAAGAAAATTTAATCAACATATTTCTGAAAAGAAATTTAACTGCCCTGTTGATAAAGAAACAAAAATAGTCGGTGTACAAAATGGAAAAATTCCTAAATTTTTGCTAAAAACTGATTGGAAACCAATGAGTATAATTGCATTGAACCACAATTTAAGAAATAACAAAACTAGTTCGTATGCTTTATCTTGCGACCTAATAATTTATTATTCAGAAAAAGAACCAATCCTAGTATGACAGTAAAATTAATCATAAAAGACGAAGTTAACATTAAACTAGAAGGACTTTCTCTTGATGTCCGTAAGAAACTTGTGGCAAATTTTAAGTACGAGGACCCGACTGCAAGATACAGACCTGCGTATAAATTAGGACGCTGGGATGGCACGGTCAGCCTGTTTGGTTTAGGCGGTGTTGGCTATTTGAATCAACTAGAAAAAGTATTAGGCATACTAGATGCTTGTAATGTAGAAATTGATGAAATTGAAGATTTGCGAAAATCTTCAAAAATTTCATTTGAAAAAGTTACAACCACATACTGGGCCGACCAAGGCAAAGTTTGGCCTAAAGGTCATAGATTCGAAGGTCAACCTATCGTACTAAGAGACGACCAAGTAGAGATTGTTAACAGATTCTTTGAGCATACGCAGGCATTACAAGAAGTAGCTACAGGTGCCGGTAAGACTATCATGACTGCAACACTAGCCCATTGCGCTGAAAAATATGGTCGTACAGTAACCATTGTTCCTAACAAGGATCTTGTTACACAAACCGAAGAAGATTTCCTTAATGTTGGTTTAGATGTTGGTGTGTATTTTGGAGATCGTAAAATGATCGGTCATACACACACTATTTGCACTTGGCAAAGTCTTAATGTACTAGACAAAAAATCTAAAAATTGGGACTTAGAAGAGGCATTGAGTTTGGCAGAGTTTTTGTACGGGGTAGAAACAGTTATTGTTGACGAAGTACATATGGCCAAAGCAGATGTATTGAAAAACTTGCTAACACACAACCTAGCTAACAGTCCTATTCGCTGGGGATTGACTGGTACTGTTCCTAAGGATGCATTTGAAGCAGAACCAATCTTTGCCAGTATTGGACCAGTGGTAGGCGGCATCAAAGCACACGAGTTACAAGAGCTCGGAATTCTTAGCAATTTACACGTAAATGTAGTACAATTAGTAGATCTACCAGAATTTAAATCTTATGCAGAAGAGTTAAAGTATTTGGTAACTAATAAAGATCGAATGCAATATATAGGCAAATTAATTAAAGGTGTAGCAGAGTCGGGTAATACGTTAGTTCTAGTTAATAGGATTGACACAGGCAATATGCTAACAGAAATGTTAGAAGATACAACTTTTATTTCGGGCGAAGTAAAAGGATCAAAACGTAAAGAAGAATATAAAGAACATGCAACTAGCAATGAAAAGATTACTGTGGCGACTTATGGTGTGGCCGCTGTTGGTATTAACATTCCTCGGATTTTTAATCTGGTCCTTTTGGAACCCGGAAAGAGCTTTGTCCGCGTTATACAATCAATTGGGCGAGGCATTAGAAAAGCAGAGGACAAGGACTTCGTCCAGATATGGGACATCACTTCGACCTGTAAGTATGCCAAGAGGCATCTTACTCAGAGGAAGAAATTTTATAAGGATGCGAAATATCCGTTCTCGCTTGAAAAGACAGATTGGCAATAACTAAACATGTTTTTTAAAAAGAAAAAAATAATCTTAGAAGCATACGCCCCAGTAGGCGATTTAATAGATTTATTTCCAGTTGTCGAATCACGAAAATGTATTCCTAAATGGTATCATAATTTACCTTCAGGAAATAATGTTGTTAATGTTAGGAATTGCTTTGGATTAAAAGATCTGTATAATAAAGGCGTTATTATTCCGCTATGGGCAGATCACGAGATTACAATTGATCCTGTGAAAGGTATTGACGTTCTTACCGGAATGCAGTCCACTATGCAACCAGTAGTATCTCATGATTTGGCAGAACAAGCTAGTGGGGCATGGCCAGGTTACATTAATATTAAATTTAATAGCCCGTGGTTATTCTGGTGTAACGAGCCTATACCATGGGTATGGACACAACCTGTGTGGTGGCAAGAAGATCCACAACAATTAACACTGGTAACTGGTGTTGCCGAGTTCAGAGGACAACACGATTCGAATGTAGCTACCATTGTAAAGATGCCGCAACAAAAACAAGTATTAAGGGTAAAGGCCGGTTTGCCAATGGCCCAGCTTATACCATTGACAGAAGAACCCTGGGAATTAAAAACTATGGTTATGACCAAAGAAATTTTTGATAAAAAATTTGCTCACTGGGAATTTTCTTTAAATCCAAAGCTGCGTTATCCAAAAATAAGAAACATAATTAATAGGAAGACATAAAGTATGCAGATACTAACATTAAACAACGAAACTTTTTCATTAAATAATCTTCCAGACGAAGTAGATGAAAATACAAGATTTGCAGTATTAGACAACTCAGATCCTAAAGAACCTGATTTCTTTTTCATGCCATTAATATTCTTAGAAAGTTTTAATGCACCTGCAATGGTTTTACGAATAGGTGAAGACGAAGTTACTATGCCTATTGACTGGTGTATTGCAGTCGGAGATAGCAGTAGTGCCAATGATATTGAAATACTTCCGTTAACTAGTTTAAATGATCGGGGTTTTGAAGCATTAGTATTCAATCCGTTAAGTAGTTTTAGAGTTGAATTTAAAAAGATTGAAATTGTAAATTTTTATAATGATGTCAAGTGGTACTTTCCTAAGATGAAAAACGGACAACTTCTTGCTACTCCTACTAGATTTGGAGAGAAACCGGATTGTGTATATTTTGTCAAAGAGATTTCAAGACAAAGCGAAATTATTCAATTAGATAAAATACTGTAATGGGAACTCTCAAACCCGGTGCTACTTATATCTACGAACGAGCGGGCGGGATAACATACGCTCGTGAATTTGGTTCAAAGGAACGCAAAGCCATTGGATGGGATTACAGCGTAGGTGAAGCAGCCATGGATGAAATGTGGAAGGATATTCGGTTCCAAGCACATTCCAATCCCTCTTTACAAAAAGCACTTGATCGTGCTATAATGATATACAAATTAAGTAAGGATAAAGTAAAATGACACTAGCAGTTGCGTATTTTCAGCCAGTTATAATGGCCATGGACGATGTTGCTCCACCAGAATTTAGTAAAATTTTTAATTTGGCAGAACAATTGCATGGGCACCCAGAGTTAAATGATTCCGGTGATCCTAATATTAGTATTCGTGGAGGGCAACAGATACAAGTGTATCCTAATGAAATTAACTACGATGCAAGTTGGCTTGTGAGATACTTAGAATCAATATGCCAGGGTTACATGGATCTTGTTTCTGCCCAGAGTGCCGCACAAGAATTACAATTTGTAAAACCTAAAATTATAAGCATCTGGACTATTAGACAGTTCGCCGGTGATTACCAAGAAATGCACACCCACCCGTTGGGAAATATCAGTGGTAATATTTACATAAGTGTGCCCGAACTCGATAACACAGGCAGACCAAGCGACTGTCAAATTAATTTTAGACTCCCCCATGTTAAAGATGTTGGAAAGTTTATTATGAATGATACCTGGAAATTTACTCCAGCCGCCGGAAAAGTTATTGTATTTCCTAGTTACTTACCCCATGTTGTTTATCCATGGAAGGGCGAAGGTCACAGGACAGTTATGGCATTTGATTGCAAATTGGTTCCAAAAGATGAGCAAAACACCTGAACTATCTACCAAAGAAGTTATAAGCATGGTTGACCTCGGAGTCAGCGAACTATGGGATGCATTAGATGACTCTCAGAGAAAAGAATTAAAAAGTAAACTCTTTTTAATGAACAGATACATTAGCGTAGTTGGCCGCCCAAAAAACAAACCTATGCCAACTACCGAACAACAACAACATTTTGTTGTGTTTGTCAACGAACGTTTTAACAAACACTGGAATACTTTGCAAAAAGATCATCCTAAACTATTATGGATGTTGTTGTGTTCTTGTAGTTACAATAAAAAAGAACAATTCTTGCATGAATGGATTGGTTTCAAACCTAAGGAAAATAGTCTAAATAAAAAAATAAAATTTTTAGCAGAAATTTATCCCAACAGAAAGATGCAAGATATCGAAGTGCTGTCCGAACTCATAACAGATAAAGAATTAAAAGAATTAGGTCGAAGATACGGGTTAGATGAAGCAACACTGGCTAAGAAACTTAAATGATGGCACTAGCAGAACAACCTTTTTCGTGTGAATATTGTGGCACCAAATTTAGTAAAGAAAAAACTTTATTTGTGCATGTATGCGAACAGAAACGACGTGCATTAGCCAAAACAGAAAAACATGTCGTAGTGGGTTACGATGCTTTTAATCGATTTTTTAAATTAGTAAACAAAAATAAAACTGAAAACAAAAGCTACGAAGAATTTTGTAAAAGTCCGTATTATAACGCATTTGTAAAATTTGGAAGTTTTGTTAGCAATGTAAATCCGTTATACCCAGACAAATTTATTGACTATGTAGTATCAAGCGGAGTTAAACTTGACCATTGGTGCAGAGAAGAACTATACGAAAAATATGCTTTAGATTTAATCAAGACAGAAAATGTTGAGACTGCATTGCAGAGAAGTATAAGTCACATGTTAACATGGGCTGAAGCCAATAATGCACAATGGAATCATTATTTCTTATACGTTAGCTTGAGCAGAGCAGTATACGACATAAAGGACGGAAAGATAAGTCCATGGATCGTACTTAATAGTAAAAGTGGTAGAGATTTACTACAGAAACTCAGCGATGAACAGCTTGCGGCAATAAGTAATATTATAGATGTTCCTTTCTGGACTAGTAAATTTAAAAAACTGCCCGCAGATGTTGAACTAGTAAAGCAAGTTGTTAAGGAATCAAAAATATGACACCAGATGAAAAATCAATACACGTTACTCCTAATTTAGATGCTTTACAGTTAGGTTTAGAAATTCTTGTTAGTGAAGAAGATAATTCTGTTTATGTAAAATTTACAGGATTCGAAACAATTGAAGAAGCAGATAATTATGCAAATATGCTACAAGAAAATTTGCCGTTAATGCTTTTTGAATCCGAAATAAAGCATTAATATGTTTAGAAAGTTAAAAGACGGCGCCGAGGTACCTGAGCTTTCCGAACCGGTAGTCTTGACAATAAAAACAAAATGTCCAGAAAAATGGGTGCTTCTTGACAAAGAGACTGGCGAAGTGTATACTCCACATACAACCCCAGGGCCGTTACAATGGAAACGAATAGAAACTAAAGATGCCAGATATTGATATAGATTTTGCCGATAGAGATTTAGCATTAAAACATTTTAAACATGTTGCCGCCTCTATAAAGGAAAATAGTACTTTTAAAAAGCACAATACTGGCATTTATTGTACTTCTATTCCGTACAATCCGTTTACAGGAATAAGTACACTTGATTATAAAGAAGCAGAAGATAGAGGTTACTTTAAATTAGATTTTCTAAATGTAGGTGTGTATAAAGGTATTAAAAATAGAAAACATCTTCTTGAATTAATGAACCAGGAGCCGATATGGGATTTACTTTTACAAGACGAGTTCGTGAATCTGTTATTTCATTTAAACGGGCATGGGACGGTACTGAGGAAGACCTGCCCTACTTCCGTGGAACAATTAGCTGCGGTCCTCGCTATGATCCGGCCAGCCAAGAGACACTTGATTGGTCAGGATTGGACGACGATCATGAAGGAAGTTTGGACCAAACCAGAGACTGGTGAATATCATTTTAAAAAGGCACATGCCATTGCCTATGCACACGTTGTAATTGTGCAAATGAATTTAATTTGCGAACAGATAAGTTACGGTTATAGTTAACTTGTTCTACGTATTAGTTGAACACTTTTTCTTTTTACACGTTTTATATTAAGGTTAAGTAGGTTAACAACAGGTCCTAATATAACCCTAACATCTTTGCTATTAAATGTTTTTATAGCATAGGAAAACGGATGGATCTGGTCCCTACAAAATATACTAATAGGAAATTGTCGGTTACTTTCCCACCACCAGGTTTCGCCTATTTCTAAAAATATTTTAGTTTCTTCGGGCGTTTTGATTGCGTTTAAATCGTAAAAACTGGTAACATATTGATCTTGGTTGATTATAATACCAACGTATTCATTTTCACCGTAGTTTAGTACTGAAATAAACGGGAGATTTTGTGTAATGTTATCTCTTAATTTAACCATAAATATACAATGAGGGTCTATCCAAATGCAAAAAATTTCAAGTTATTTATATCCGAATAGAGTTAACCTATTAATTGATTTGGCTGGATTTAATGTGGAGCATACAAACGTGTATCAAAGAATCGTTAAAATCTATAATGGCGTCGACAATACAATAGAATTTGATATTAAGAACGCCGACCAAAAAAGAATAGAGTTGTTATCTAGCCCAGTTATTTCCGGTATAGAAATGAACGTCATGGATGCTAGCGGGCAAGCATTGCCCAACAGCCCTTATACTGTAACACCTCATCCAACTATCAAAGGAATTGCTAGTGTAACTATACCACAAGAAGATCTAGCAGAATTATCCGACCAGTATCTAACTTTTAGTGTAACTGCTAGTAAAGATGGAAGAGATGTTATACTATATGGCGACAGTCGTTTTGGTGCATTAGGTACTATGGAATTAGTTGGTAGTGCTATGCCTGTATTCCGAGACGACAAAGTCTACGATAGCTTTCAAGCAGAAATTGATTTGAAAGGAACCCCAACATATCATAGTAGTGCTATACCCGCTAAGTTCTATGAAGCAGTACCTACAGAAACTATGAGCTTTAGTGTTAAACTAACTGGATTCACCGGCAGCGTTTGGATAGAAGCAACAAAGAAAACCACTATTAATCTTGAAGCATTCAAAGGTGCCGATTTTTTACATTCTTATACTTTTGATGACTTTACTGGTACTTGGGATAAAACTGTTAATACAGAAGGATATCAATATTTTAGAGTCGGTTATTCGACTCCCCTGGCAAACGGTATTGGTTCTAGCTATAAGGTAACTTTAAATAATGGCAGTTATGATGTAACTATAAAATCGGGCGGCACCGGCTATGCGGTAGGTAGTAAAATTAAAGTGCTAGGAAGTTTACTTGGTGGTGTTGACGTAATTAATGATTTGATTATTACTGTTGCTCAAGTTGATAGTTCCAGTCATATTATACCAAGCAGTTACAGCCAAAGTTCGACTACACAAATAACTTGGACTGGAACCGCAGTTGCCGGCAACCAAACTTATGTAGTTACTGGAACTAATCTTACCGGGTCTGTTGACAAAGTAACAGTAAGCAGTTAAAATAAGGCATGAGCCTTATCTCAGATACATTACTGCAATACTTACCTGGAAAACGTAAGCAAACCCCCAGCGGATGGATTAGTTTCAACGCACCCTGTTGCGATGATAAAAGAAGTCGCGGCGGCATGATTTTGAACGCTGGAGATGCAGTAAGTTACCACTGCTTTAATTGCCAATTCAAAGCCAGTTGGCAACCTGGTAGACAAATTAGCCAAAAGATGAACAAGCTCATGCGGTTACTCAACGTGCCCGATGATGTTATTAATCAACTAAGGCTAGAAGCACTACGTCTAAATGAAAACTCAGATGTCCAGTTAAGATCTATTATTCCAACATTTGATGAACGAGCGTTGCCTATGGACGCAAAAAGTTTAGAACAATGGAGTAGTTGGATTGAACTACAGGGTTGGGAAAACACTGACCAAAGTCTTATAGATGTTTTTTGTTATCTAAGAAACAACAGAGGATTAGATCCTTATGATTATCCTTACTATTGGACTAACAAAGTAGGATTTAAGAATCGTGTTATAATTCCTTTTTTCAAAGATAACAAGATTGTAGGCTGGACTGCTAGAGCAACAAATGAAGGTGGTACGCCTCGTTATCTTAGCGAACAACAACCGGGTTACGTGTTCAATTTAGATAGGCAACAGACAAACGAGCGGGCGTTCGTAATTGTTTGCGAAGGACCGTTTGATGCGCTAAGTATTGACGGGTGTGCATTGCTAGGTGCAGAGATAAAAGAAAGCCAAGATTGGTTGCTTAAACAATTAGGGCGAGAGATTATTCTGGTACCCGACAGGGATCACGAAGGTCCTAAAACAATCGAGCAAGCAATAGAACTTGGTTGGAGTGTAAGTATGCCCGAATGGCCTCCGGGCGTTAAAGATGTTAACGATGCTGTAAAAAAACTTGGAAAATTAACTGTACTTTATATGATCAAACAGTCTGCAGAATCGAACAGTCTTAAAATACAGTTAAGGGCTAAACAATGGTTTAAGGATATAACATGAAAACAATTATTAATTTTTTACTTAAACCTTGGCGTTGGTATAAAGAACGCCAAGAGTTCAAACGTAGATTAGAAGAGCTACGTAAAAGAGACCCGTTTATTTACAAATGAATATCTGGGGAATTAATGCTCTTAATCACGGCAGTAGTCTTGCTGTGTTCGACGGGCCAGGCGGAAAGCTAAAGCATTGGGAATTCTGTCCTAGTGATGAATTAGATTCAAATTTAATACGTCAATTTTTAACCAGCGGCGGCCCTGATCATATCTACTGGTATGAGAATCCGTGGGTTAAGAAAACTAGACAACTGTATGCAAAACAATACGAAACAGCATTTGACATGTCTGTAATGCCCAAGCATTATCTCAAACGTGCAAGACTAGACTATGCACAACTACATTATACTCCTCATCATGGTAGTCATGCCGCTGCTGGTTATTATACTAGTCCATTTAATCATTGTGCTATTGTAGTTCTAGATGCAATAGGCGAATGGGACTGTGCCAGCATCTGGGAAGGACGTCACGGCGAAATGAAGAAAGTATGGAGCAGGAGATACCCACATAGTTTAGGTCTTCTTTATAGTGCATTTACTAAACTAGTCGGTCTTGAACCAATTAAACAAGAACACTTGTTCCAGAAAATGAGCGATAATGGTGATCCTGATAGATACTATACAGATGTACTAGATTACATACTGCCAACTGTAAAATTACAAAAAAATCTACATAGAGGTGTGTTGGATTGGCCCTATCCTATTAGTAACCTACAAGATCAATGCGACATAGCTGCCGCAGTACAGTCAGTATTCGAGCGCAACATTGAGAATGTAATGCACTTGGCTCAGCGACTAACCAGTGCAGATTGTTTAGTTTATATGGGCGGCTGTGCTATGAATTCAAAGGCCAACCGGAACATAGTAGAACCTATGTGGAAATACATTTGGAGTTTGCCCATGCCAGGCGATCCTAGTAGTGCTATTGGTGCAGTATTGTATCACACCAAGCATAGAGAATGGGACTATAAATGGCAGACTGTCAAACATATTGAAATTAAAACTTAAAGAGTGTATACTAGACAAATGAAACAGAATGTAGATTACGGATACGATATACAAAAACTATATTTGGAAATGATGTTGGCAGATGCTGCCACGTTTGTACGTTGCCAAAGCATTTTTGATCACAAACTATTTGATCGCAGACTACAGGTATCTGCTGAGTTTTTGAACAAGTATGTTGAGGAAAACAGCGTATTGCCCACGCCAGATATTATCAATGCAGCCACTGGCAGCGACTTTAAGATTACACCTGACCTGCGCGAAGAACACTTCGATTGGCTGCTCAATGACTTTGAAACTTTTACACGCCACAAAGGACTTGAACGTGCTATTTTAGAAAGTGCTGACTTGTTGGAAAAGGGCGAGTATGGTCCAGTGGAAGATAAAATCAAGGCAGCAGTACAGATTGGTCTACAGCGTGACTTGGGCACTGACTACTTTAATGATCCCCGAGCACGTCTAATGAAGATCAAAGACAAAAACGGACAGGTCAGCACAGGTTGGAAAAGTGTCGACGACAAACTGTTTGGCGGATTTAATCGAGGGGAACTTAATATCTTTGCTGGAGGATCGGGTGCGGGTAAATCGTTATTCCTAGCTAACTTGGGATTGAACTTTGCTCTAACAGGCATGAATGTAGTTTACTTGACCTTAGAACTTAGCGAAGAACTGGTATCCATGCGTATGGATGCTATGGTAACTGGCATTGCTACTCGTGACATTTTCAAAAGTTTAGATGACGTTGAAATGAAAGTTAAGATGATTGGCAAGAAGTCAGGGCAGTTCCAAGTCAAGTATATGCCTTCGGGAAAAACAGCCAACGATATTCGTGCTTACTTGAAAGAGTATGAAATCAAAATGGAACGTAAGGTTGACGTTCTATTGGTAGACTATTTGGACTTGTTAATGCCCATGGGCCGTAAGATTTCAGCAGAAAACCTCTTTGTTAAAGACAAGTATGTGAGTGAAGAACTGCGTAACTTGGCCATGGAAAAGAACTGTGTGTTTGTCACTGCGGCGCAGTTGAACCGAGGTGCTGTGGAAGAAGTTGAGTTTGATCACAGTCACATTTCAGGCGGCTTATCCAAGATTCAAACAGCGGATAACGTGTTTGGTATCTTTACCAGCCGTGCCATGCGTGAACGCGGACGTTATCAAATCCAACTAATGAAAACACGTAGTAGTAGTGGTGTTGGACAGAAAATTGATCTAGAGTTTAACATTGATACACTACGCATCACTGACATGGAGCAGGAAGAAAGCTATGGCAGCGGCGCAGCCAGCGCAGGCAGTCAACTACTGACACAGATTAAAAATCGTTCAACTGCACAGGGTGAAGCACCGGCCTCTGGTTGGGAACGAGCCACACCCAAAGAAGGTTGGAGTTTGGAAACACCTAAGGTGCAGGCACAGGTTGAAAGTTCGAGACTGCGCCAACTGTTAAACAATCTAGACCAAGACGAAGTCTAATGGATGAAGTACTGCTATTTCCCACAGTGATACATCAGCATGATCTAAAAGGTCATAAAGATTTTGCACGATTAGCCGACCTAGCCCTGCACATGGAATACGAACGGGTTAGACTGTTAGCAGCCACTACTTACCCAAATCGCCAGGGCTGGCCTGGAGGCATACTGGGGCATCCAGACCTTAGGGATCTACGTGAAGACTTAGAACAGGCAGTTGATGTGTGGGCCAAGACTGTGGGCTGTAGACCCTTGTATATAAATCACAGCTGGCTCAATCGGTATGATCCGGGCGACAGAGTTGAACGGCACAGACACGAACACAGCATAGTTTCAGCAGCCTTGTTCGTTCACACACCACCGGGATCATGCAGTCTCAGAGTTCACAGTCCTATTGAACAGTTACGCATGTTTGAGCTTAGTACACACACAACTTTCTATAATGAAAATTTCCATGAGTTTCTAGCTGAGCCGGGCCGTTTGATCATTTTCCCCAGCTGGCTAGCACATGACAGTCTGGACAACCAAGCCCAGGGCAGAATGACTTTGAGTTTCAATACTCAGTATCGAACCTAGAACTTGGGGCTTTTTCCGTGGAACGGATAAGTACGTATATAATGCTGGAGAACAATCATGGAGTTTGTGCGTGTCAAGGATATTAATCATCCTATTACTAGAGTCATCAAAGATGATCCAGTACGACCGCACATTCCTCTTGAACAGCGTATAAATGAATTTAGCGAAATAATGGCCTTAACTGACACGGACGACCGTGTACTGGCAGTGACCTGTATGGCTTGGTTGGGTGATATTCCTTCCACAGAACAAGACCTCGAAACCATGCCCAAACAATGTAGCATAGCAGTATTCTACACCATTTGGAGTTACAGTCCAGGTGCAGGTGCTGAACTGCTACGTCAGGCCAGCCAACGACTCTTGGCCGAATGGGGCGATCAAATCCGGGGCATAGTCACACTGAGCCCACCGACAGAACTGGCACGACGCTTTCATTTGAAAAACGGTGCTAGAGAATATCGCCGCAATGAAACCACAGTAAATTATGGTTATTATCTAAAGGACACAAATGCTAGCTTGGTCACTACGCACACCACAAGAACAACTGCGACAGAGATTTAACATTTATGCAGTACTGGGCGGAGTATTTCAGCCTAGAGAATGTAGACAAATTATAGACCTAGTTCTGGCACGAGAAAAGAGACACTCGGCCAAGGTACATCAAGAACAGGAAGTTGCCTACTTGGATTCAGTACGCCGAGGAGACGTCTGTTGGATGGATCCCACGGTAGAGGACTATCGCTGGATCTATGAACGCTGTACTGCGGCAGTACAACAGGTCAATGGCGTGGACTGGCGTTTTGATTTGGACTATATAGATCCTCTACAGTTTACCTGCTATGATAACACGGGAGATTTTTTTGGTTGGCACATAGACAATGCCAGTCAGGGCGACAACAGCTATCGCAAACTGAGTTTTAGCATACAGTTATCACAGCCACAGGCCTATGAAGGCGGCGAATTGGAAATACTCACGGGCTTGGAGCCACAGCCAATGCCTAGAGAGCAGGGCACATTTATAGCCTTTCCTTCAGTGATCACACACAGGGTTACACCCATAACACGTGGCAAACGCTACAGTCTAGTGGGTTGGTGTACAGGTCCACAGTTTAGATAAGAATCGCGAAGCGCAGCTAGAAACCAGGCTGCGCGACAGCGCAAGCGCGAAGCAAAACCGGTTAAGCAAAAATTAGCCAAATTATCTGCTAGTATAATGACAAATTTCCCAGGCAGTAAATACTGTATGCCCAACATATACTATTTGCCTGAGTATCATGAATTTGAGTATGTGGCTCGTGTGCCCTGGCCCAAGATCATGACCAATTGGCAGGAAGATTGGATCAACAGTATTGATACACTGGAATCATGGCTTAATCAGTACACAGGCCCACATTGGGTAGAATGGGCTTACAGTCAACAGCAGAACCAATGTTATTGGGAAGCCTGTGTTGCGTTTCGAAGAGATCGAAACCGTATGTTATTCTTGCTTACTTGGAGTTGATGTCACGGATCCAACACTCGTAGTATGGATCCCAAGCAAAGCCTCGTGGTGGTGACATGGGATTAAACAACCATGGATGCGTAAATGGGTTTTGCTCTGGATGCGGATGTACTTCACGATAACGCTGTTCAATATAGCTTAAAGCACGAGGATCAGTATATTCGTGTGCCATAGGACCTTCGTATATGGGTTCTTGCTCCGACTTCTTAAAACGGACTTCAAATGGTTTAGCCATAGCGATAAGTTTCCTTTTGAGTGTAGTAAACATATATTTATAGTGTTGAAATGGGTCCTAGCACCAAAAAAAACTGTACGCAAAAAATTTGGGAGAAGTACTTAGAGTTCTGGTGGGGTCAGTTTTAGCGTAAGTATTCAGCATAGTAAGCTAGAGCCGCTAAAAATGCCACAACAATGACCCATGCCCAAGCACTTACGGCTGAGTCCTGATTGTCTATGGGATACCATATATCACGGTCCGGATCATAGCGATACCAGCGTCCACGGATCTGTTCAGTTTGCGTATACAGTTCATTCATACTGTATATATGCGGCGAGGGTCTACAGGGTAAAAAAACGTGGCTGCGAAAAATTTAAAATAAAAGTACTTATAGATTCGGGGTGGTGATTTTACACCTATGGGTGAATTTTGCATGCGCTGTTGCGTAAAAACAACAATTTATAAAAATACATGCCGGCCCCCCTCCACATCAATCAAAAAAAATCCCCGAACCAGTCGGGGATTTGAAAAAGGTCTTGCCGGGAGCGAATCGGACTTATGGGACCTTTTGGGGACCAGTTACCGGGAGCGAATCGTTGGCTGGTCCAGTGCGGCTCTCGGGCCGCTTACTCTTAACGGTTACGCATACAGGTAACCTCTACTACAGCACGCCAGTTGTTGGGCATGCTACGGCGTATGTCTGCTACCTTAAGCACCATACGCAAGCTCAGCTCACGCATACGCTTACTATTGTCTGCAATGAAGTCTACCACTTCAGCCTTAGCTGTATCACTAAGCTCGTAGTCATCCAGCATGCCTGCATCACGTACAACCTGACGGATGCGTAGAAGCTTCTCACGCTCTGTGTCAATAGTCAAGTCCAAGTAGTGGCAACGGCTTTCCAATGCTTCCAAGTGATCGCGCAGCTTCTTTGAGCGCACGTTGTCGAACTTGATATTGGTAATAAAGATAGCACCGCCCTTGAACTCAAAGCTGTTGGGCACACCTTCTGAGCGCAGGAGCCTGCTGTCAGTGTTCCAATGGATGGTACGCTTCTTACTGCTGTCCAGAGCTGCCTTGAGAATGTTCAAGCTCAAGTCGTCCAGCAATACGCTGTCACAGTCGTCAAACACAAGGATTGACTTCTTGTCCGAGAACTCATAGAGCTTTGAGTACAAGCCAATGGCACTCATTGCGCCCTTGACAATCTCGTACTTCTTCAGCTTCTTGTCGTCAGCAACATCGGCGAACACATCGTGCTTGCTTAGTACTTTCTCCACGCCAAAGCTCTTGCCCACACCCGGAGGGCCCGATACAATCATAGCACGTACATCGCCCTTCTTGACTGCACGAGTCATGTCTTCCAGGATCTCAAAACGTTGTCCCAGACGCTCCATAATCTGCTCGTCTGTTTCCTTGCTGAGGTCTTTCTCAACTGGATCCTGTACAAGGCTCTTGGTGTCGGACTCAATCTGCTTGAGTGCTGCCAGTGTCATAACCTTGTTCTTACTGCCTAGGGGTCTACCCATTTGTCGCTCCTTACTGTTTGTTGAAGTATCTATTATAAGGCCTTGCGGCCCTTTTGTCAATCCAATCGGCTACCTGCGTAAGCTTCGAAGCCATACTTTTGAAAGACATTTGCGGCGGCTTCTGCACCCGCTTCCAGAGTGTCTACGTTCTGCACGGGCATGCCACTGGGATTCCAAATTTGAAATGCTTTGGTGTAGTCTTGACGCACACCAGCGGCTTTGAGCATCTTGCCCAGTTTGGTGTTGCCTTTGACCCGGTAGATGTTGACCCAGGCAAAGCCACAGGCGTACTGGTCACGACCGCCCAAACGGGTTTGGAAAAAGTCCAGAGCAGCCTTACGAGCTGCCTCTTGTGCTTCACGTACGATTTCGTTGACCTGCTCTTGAGTGTAGTTTGCAGACATGTTTCGCTCCTGTTTGCGTTGTTGAAGTGTTTATTATACAGTCTTTAGACCCAGCTGTCAACCATCATGACAGGCTTTTTTAGGGCTCGTTTTACAAAATCCTCGGGCTCATCATCGCAACGGACCATAATAAAGCCCATGCTCTCCACAAGGTCCACTTCGCAGATCTGTACGTCTATACCTGCGGCTTCCAGGGCCGTGTTCATCTTAGTTAGTGCATAACGGACACCTGCGTCAAAGGCCGCGTATTCGCCTTCTGCGGTGTCTTCAAAGTCAAAGTGGTTCTCCATGACATCCACGTACTCTTGACCGTCTGCAACGATGAACTTGCCAATCTTCTTCCAGGCCCGCTGGTCCATGCTGTCAAAATGGTCACAGGCTTCGTTCAGGTCAAAGCTGGCGAACTTGTCATAGTTTACTTTAGTCATTTGGGTCGCTCCCTGTTGTGTTAATATGTATGTATTATATACTCAAATGAAAGACCCGTCAACCTCTAGGGTCTTTTGGCGTTGTGTTTCTGCAACACATTGAAGCTCAGCATTGATGCTGGCTAGGCTGTAGGGATCTGCCAAATCGCAGTAGCGTTCCCATTCGTACTCGAACTCCATGATGTCTTCAGCTGTCATGTCTTCGGGATAAATCACAACCACTCCTTGTAGTCACCAAATTCTTCGTTGTCATCGTAGCCTGCATTGTAGGCCACAACCTCGTCAGGAGTCATGTCCTTGTAGGTGACACGCTCGGATTGATAGCTGTCACCACGGAAGAAGTGTGGGTTACGACCACGACGGTAGTAGCTGTCTGCCGATCCACGATCGTAAGGCCCACCGTGGCGGGTATCAATCTGAATATGCTCTCTAATCATACAGTCTCCTTTTGCTTGTTGCTGACTTCTTGCTCTTGCTTCTTAGCGGCACGAACCATGTCGTCTATCAGGACCTTCTGAGCCCGCTTGGGCAAGAGTGGCACAAGGCTAACTATCACACTCTGTAGATAGCCTGCTTCAAAAGCATGACCACCATAGTTTTCACGAGCGGCTTCGCTGAATGCCTTGAGCACCAGGCTCATTGTATCTTGGTTGTCTGTAGTCCACATACCCATTTTGCGCTCCTTGTTTGTTTACTGTAGCCTTAATTATAGCGTCTTTTGGTAACCCTGTCAACCGAAAGGTTATTTGCTATAGAGCCACCGGCGAAACCTAGTCGATACAGTCGTTGCAATATTCACGCCAATGATGACAATAACCAATACAGCAATAAGAATTTCAAGCATCATGTACTCCTTATTCTACAACCAGCTCGTTGGCCGGGTAGCGGATCTGGCCCTCGTACTCCAGCTGATCGCGCTCGAACTCTGTAAGGTAGTCGTCGGCAACCACTTCCCAACCAATGATGTGCTCGCGGTAGAATTCGTTGTCCTGCTCGACTTGGCTGCGGAGAGCCATGACGAACTCTGTGACACGGTTGAAGTCTTTAAAGTTCTTAACCACATAGTCGCCGCCTCCTTTGGCTTTCCAGCGGTAGCCATAGTTCTCATAAACTTGGGTTTGGATTAACAGTTTAGCCATTTGGTTCGCTCCTAATTGCTTACTATGAACACAGTATAGCACAATTCAATACCCAAGTCAACCGAATGGGTATTGGTGTTGCGTTTATACAACAGGCGAGTGCGGGGCAGAATGGCCTGACTGGAGGGACTCGAACCCCCGACCTACAGCTTAGAAGGCTGTTGCTCTATCCAGTTGAGCTACAGTCAGATTTGGTGGGCCGTCTAGGAGTCGAACCTAGCACCAATGGATTATGAGTCCACTGCTCTAACCAAGCATGAGCTAACGGCCCGGTTTTTTACTTATCTAACACGTTCTACCATCTCCAAATCTCCGTCTTCGTTTTCACGATAAATGATGCATTCAACGACATCATCGTCTAGATTAGCTCTAGCCATGGTCCTTGCTGCCTTAAGATCTTTTGTGGTGTCGATCAAATCCTCGTGGCCGTCAGAATCAACAGCCCAAACTTCGTAGAGTTCCCAGGTCATGATATAGATATGTTAGATTGGAAAGGGGGCATTGCACCCCCTGTGTTTAGAAAGGAGCGTCTTCGTCCTCGGTAACTTTGGCCTTGGGCGCAGTAGCCTTGGCCTTAGGTGTAGCCTTCGCAGGGACCTTCGCAGGTGCTGTTTTGGCTTTGGGAGCTTTGTCCTCAAGATACTCACTGATGCAGCTCTGTGCAGCCGCGTCTGAGAACTCAGCCATAGTACTAATAGCCTTGATGGCATCGAACTTGGTCATTGCCTTGTCCAGTTCACAGAGACGGATGTCTTCGTGACCTGCCTTATCAAGATTCTTGATACGCATGATATCATTGGCGAAGCGAACTTTGTATTCGCCCTTGTGCTTGGAAACGCCTGCAACGGTAAAAGTTTTATCAGTAGCCATAATGTGCCTCTTTCTGTGTGTTTAAAAAGTATGCCTCAGAACCATTCTTCAGCATGTTTAAATTATAAGTTCGAATTGGTTAATTGTCAACCGGTTTTTGCTTCTTTTGGTTAACCTTTTTCTGTTGTTTTCCTACAACACCCGGTTTGGTACGGGTATGCGGGTCTGCATCAGTGCCAAACTCTTTATCCACATAAAATTGGATTAGAGAGCGTTGAATTTGTGTAATCAAGTCACCGTGATCCTCGTTTACCACGAAGCGCACAGGGCAGTTCTTCCAGGAAAGGTTCTTGTTGAATTCAGCAAACCAACGACGATGGTCCTTGTTCTGGGCGTCAAAGACAACCCAAGGTCTGCCATATAGTTGAAGTCTACTCATGTTGGAGTATTTAACCTTTCCCGCACCCAAATGGCTATAACTTCTTCCAAGGGTTTGAAATCGTATTCCGGCTGTTTGGGGCGCACCCGCCCTTCTTGCCTGCGTTCGTGCTCTTGGTTAAGAGTCCTGTTATTCTTCTGCATTTTCTTCTTCCCAGTTGGCCATATCCTCTGAAATACACCAGAAGTCATCTAGCTCTTCGCCGATTGCTTCTCGCACAGTGGCAGAGGTTTCACCACCGTATTCGTAATAGTCATCCGAGTAGTCGTCTTCGTCGCCACTCCACTTACCACAGAACGCCATGCCGGGCTCATTGTAGTATGCTTCAATCTCAAAGCCTAGGGCACAGAGCTTCTCGTAGGCATTAACTGGAGGAGCCCATGCGCTGTCAAAACTTGCTTCTAGCGTGTTAGGATCCAGACGCTGTGTCAAGCCGTCATCGCCGCCTACATCCCATTTGGTTCCCCAGTTGGCCACATTCCAGTCATACCAATTGGCATAGCCGTGATTCTCAATGTTGCGCTTCTGCTGTGCTTCGTGTGCTTCACGCTTGTCTTCTCCCATGAAGCCTGCTACAGTATCAATCAAGTCCTGTGGGCAAGGAATGAACTCCTGCAGAAGTCTGCCATTGGCCAGTGCCTCTTGGGCTCGCTGGACCATCGCAGAATCTTTGTGACGCAGGGTGACTGTGTTGTTGCACCAATTAGGCATGTTCGCTCCTTAGTAGTATTCGTGAATTTCAACAGAGGGATCCAACTTCATCAATTGCTCTGCGGCCTTAGTGAGGAAGCGGAACTTGCGATTGGCTTCTGCATGGCTGATCTCTCCATCGCAGGTCAAGTTCTCTGGGCTCAGGCAGGAATCAATCTTGTTAGCGATCTTCTTGCGATCTGCCGCACTCTGCAGGCTCAGTGCAGGGCTACCAAAGATAGCACTCCACTTGTTCTCGCGATCCACGAACTCTTTCAACTCTTTCATTTGCGCTCCTTGTTTGTTTAACTTAGCCTATAGTATAGCACCAAAATCACTGCTTGTCAACCAAACGCTTAATAACCCTATCAGCGTCCTGGGTATCAGTGATGTTGTCAAAACTAGCGGCAACCATGAGCTCATAGACTACACGAGCATCGTGCCCAAAGGTATTAAGGATTGCTGTGACTTCGCGCTGGGTTTGGGCTACCCACAGCAGATCTGCAATCTTAACTTGCATTGGGTTCTGAAGTTGAAGTTCCATGTCTGCTCCTGTTTGTTTAACTTAGCCTATAGTATAGCATCTTTCAATACCCAAGTCAATCGAAGGGTTGTTGCATCTATACAACGGTCGAGTGCGGTGGCAGGCCCAGGTTGCAGGGTACAGGTCCTATAGAGAGTACCCAGGCGATAGGGCCCGCGAAACTTAGCTGTTGACGGTGTTGTACGGGTCGAGATCCTCGAACTCTCGCAGGCTTTGATCTGCCAGCCAGTCTTGAACAATCTCTTTGGGACAATTCAGCTCACGGGCAATCTGCCCTACATTGAGTCCTTCAATGTATAGTTGCTCAATGTCGTATGCCAGTTCACTCATTTTACTCATCGTAGGCCTCCTCACCTAGTTCAGTTACCGTTTCCTCTAGGACCATAAGGTCTACGATCCTAGCTGTTTGATCTTCGTTGCTGACACCTTGGAACGCAGTACGGAAGCTCTGATACTCTCCAAGGAAGTCGTAGACGTGCTCTCGTTCCCAGTCATCAGGAACTTCGAGTTCCTGGACTAGAAGTGTCTCTACTCGGACTGTTTTCATGCTTCCTCCAGTTGACGTTGCAGAGCTGCTGACAGCAGCTCGTAGGGGCGTCCGTATTGCGACACATACCACAGCCCGTCGGTACGCAGAATATACTCATATTCCTCATATTGGTGATTGGCTTTGTAGTCCTCGAAGTCTTTGAACTTCTTAGCACTCACTCCGTCTTCGCCTCTGTCGCGTCCGTAGAATGTAGTGTAGCCTGCCTCTTGTGCCGCATCGTATGCAGCCTTGTCGCCATCGCCATGCGGGCTAAACGGATGCTTGGTGCCGACTTTGGGACCCAGCGAGCTAATGTCGCCCATGTCAATCAAGTCGCGCAGGATAAAGGGATTCGAATAGTTCTCAAACAGAATTTTGCCGTTGTGATCAATGTAGCCGTCCCAGTGGCAGTAGACCTGCTGGACAGTACCGTCTGCGAATTCCAATGCAATAGTGCTTCGAGTTGCCATTTCACGCTCCTGTTTTGTTACTGTGCCTATAGTATAACATCAATCAATACCCGTGTCAACCGAACGGGTATTAGTACTCTGCCCTTACAGTTCCGTCCTTGTTGACTGTAAGGAAAACCTTACAGGTGTCCTCGAACTCGCCCTTGTAGGTGCAGAGGTAGCAGAACTGTCCGCCGTTAGTCAAGCCCAGGAACTTTGCACCCGTAAAGGTGTCCTCCTTGTAGCCTGCACGACGAATCAATGTAGTAAGGCCTTGCGGCCCAAACCCTGTAAGGACTTTGAGTGTGTCTGCTGTGATCATGTCTACTCCTTAGCAGTCGGGGTCGAAGTCATGCCACTCCTGAGCTTCGTCGGGCTGTCCATCGTGGTAGTCTTCTTCCTCTACAATAGTCTCCAGCTCTTCGCTGAGAGTGAGGAAGCTCTCGCAGGCGTCAAACAGGGCCCGGTAAGAGCGGTACTCGTCCTTGCTGATTTCACGCAAGAACATAGGACCTTCCTCTTGCATGGCGTCCATTACTTGGCGCAGGGCCATGAGAGTGTTGTTGCACATGCAGTAGGACATGTTAGGGTAGTTTGACATAGTTCGCTCCTTTGTTAAACAATAACTCTATTATAAGCTCAAACGAGCTCAATGTCAACCACGACATCGGAATAACCCTTCTCATCGAAGTGGATTTCCTTGACAACGGGCTTGACCTTTACGGCTTGCAGGCGTGCTACCAATTTGTCGCGCAGTTCGTTGATCATGTCCTCAACGAAGTCCACACCCATTTCACTGCACCCAGTGAGGCAGTCCTCAATGCTAGCCTTGTTTGGGTACTCAGTGGGCCCAGCATCGCAGATCAGGTCAATGCTACTCTCAGCCATGCTAGACACAATCTCACGCACGAGAATGTCAATAGCACGGGGATTAGAGTAGAGCAGTTCGCCAGGCTTGACAAAATCAATGCCAGAAATAGTAATACTCATCGCTCGCTCCTTTTGTTTACTATGCCTTAATTATAGCGCCTTTTGGCTGCTGTGTCAAGCCCATGCCCGATATAACCCTACAGCGCCTATGGTTATTGCTACAGCATTGACCAGCATCTGTGGCTTATTTGCAACACGGATAGTCCATGCTAGATAGCATGCTCCGCCTAGTACTCCGCAGACAATGTTCCAAGGATGTAGGTTCGGGAAGAACGACATTAATACGTACATGGTAAGCAGGCAGGCTGTGCCCGCCCACTGTAAAATATTATTCAGCAATGGGGACTCCAAACTTAGCGTCCCAGCTGGCAATAAAGTCCCTACCCACGTCAAAGCTAACATAGTCGTCTCCCTGCATACCCTGCTCGCTGTAGCACAGGTCTACCACAAGTCCATGCTCTTTGCAAAACTGTATCAAGTCTTGCCTAAAGGTCTTGTCTGTATAAATTAAGCCGTCAACGTTAACGTCCCAATGTTCGGTGTTAAAGTACACGCACAGCTCTCCAAAGTCCCTATATTCGTCTACATAGCCCAGACGCATGTCCGTAATCTCTACTGAGCCTTTTACCTTAGACCACAGGCCGTCGCCCCCAACGTTAAATTTTACTGTTTGCATTGTTTGCTCCTTATTCTACGATTACGATGTTGTTTGTACGCAAGACCTTTTTTGCTGTGTCTAGCACACGCGGCAGCTCTGAGAGTTCTATATGTCCCGAGACATAATTGCACTTTTTCTCTACAGGGAATTTTAATTGACCCTTTTTGTTTGTCTCTGTTACATTAAATGCACAGATTAGTTTATACATCTCCAGTTTTTTATTAAACTGTAAACGGGCTTTTGCTAGTGTATTGTGTAACATAGTTCGCTCCTTTGTTTTACAATACACGTATTATAGCACAAACCAAAGACCCAGTCAACCAAAGGGTCTTTGGTTGTGTTGCGTTTATGCCACAGGCTGTAGCATATTAGCGGGCACCTTCCAGCGACCTGCACCCGTGTTGACTGTCACGTATTTGACAGCGATCTTCTCTACCTTGCCCACATAGGTCATGCCGGTCTTTTGGCTAGTGAACTTGACAGGATCGCCCAGTGCCATGCTGGCCTTGACACGTTTGGCCATACTGGCGCGAGCCCACTTGATAGCGTCGATCATGCTAGAGATCTCTACATCAGTCCAAGTACCGAACATGATGGCTTGATTGATTTGCTTGACGTCCATGATTGCTCCTAGTTTGGTTTGCTTAGGCCGAGTCTCCAAACTCGCTTCGTATCCCTTGGCTACGACCCTTTTTGCTTTCGCGTGGGTCCTTGCATTTGAGGATCGCCTTGCTTCTTTAACTTAGCCTATAGTATAGCATCTTTCAATAACCCTGTCAACCGAAAGGTTATTACAACAGGCTAAGGAGATATGCTACAAGAGCAATGATCCATCCCAGCGCCACTATGGCGGTTACCTGTAAAAATCGAATAAACTCCCACATCACATGCTCCAATAGAGTTCTGAACTAGGGTCGCACGATCTAGGTGTATCATGCGGGATCTGAATGTCTTGACCTGTCATCAAGTTCTTGACCGTCTTCATTGTAGGCACGTACTCAAACCGGTAGCCTTTGGTCGCAGGGTACAGATCATAGAGTTCGTTGCACTCGCGACGCATGCTGTCCGGGTCACGATCGCGCCAAACGGTAGTGCTGACAAGACGCTCGCCGCTCTTTTTACGACGATCTGTCTTGTAGATATACATGGTATAGTCTTGTTTCATTGTCGCTCCTTTACTGTAGCCTATAGTATAGCATCAAACGGGCTTGATGTCAATCACACGGCGCACGAAGCCCGAAGTGTCCTTCTTAGCACGACCCTTGGCTTTGAGCCCAAGTATAACACCTTTGGGATCCAAAAAGCGCAGATCCGTTTCATCTGCATTGAACACGGGCTTGCCCATGTAAGTCTCTGGGAGCCGATCAAATACCATTGCAACATTCATGCCCTGGATCATAGCGTTAACCACATCCTCTTGATTGTCCTCTGCGGCACTGAATGTCAAGTGGTAGTTGGGGATGTCCTTTGTCTTACGGCCCAGGACCTTGGTGTAGTCGTAGAACTGTAGTGTACTGAAAGCGTCAAAGATGTTCTTGCCATGGTTGGGAACTGGGTACTTCTCCCAGCTCAAGTCCGATGTACCATTTAAGCGGAACACGGGCGTCAAACCCTTGCGGCGTGCAAAGTTCACAGCCCGCATGATGTCCTCAACCAAATCTGCCATGAAAGCGTCACGGTTCTCAAAGAAGTAACGGGTCTTGCGAATACGTGCCTTTTGGATCACGTTGGTAGTTTCACCACGTTTGAACATACCGCCACGCCCTGCCGTATTCAAGCAGGCGTCCGTGCAACCCTTGGTCCGCTTAGGGCAGACTTCCTTGCCCGACAAGTCAGCAGGTGCAAGATGCAGGATGAACGACAGATAGCCGTGAGCCGTGCCCTTTTGGATTTTGGGATTAGCTGTGGAAAGCAATTTGAACATGTTTCGCTCCTTGTTCGTTTACTGTAGCCTTAATTATAGCAGGAATCAGTACCCATGTCAACCGAAAGGTTATAGGTACTGATCGTTCAGCGATGGTGCCAAAGCCTTGACAATCTCACGTTCACGGGCGTAGGCTTCCCGGCGGCCACGTACGATCTCTAGAACGCGATGTTCCCAAGCGAGGTCCAAGCCGCCAGTCTTCAAGTAGACATACAGGGCCCACAAGCGGTTCTCGTTACGAGCACGGCTCCGATGCTTACGCCAACGCTCTAGCACCGACTTGCGGACAGTGGACTCGGACTTACGTGTCAAGCCAATGTAGTTTTCACCCGTAGCAGATACTGCCTCATAGATGATATAATTGCAATCACTACGGATCTTGCGGTTACGGGCCATTGTTCGCTCCAATTCCTTAACTTATGCATATATTATAGCACAAAACAAAGACCCAGTCAACCGAAGGGTCTTTGGCCGCACTCGACCGTTGCGTTTACGCTACATGGTCTTCTATGGCTTGTGCGAGCGCACTAATAGCGTCTTGCATGAGGTCGTCGTCTAAGTCTGTTAGTGCTTGCAAACTTGCGAGCTTTGCATACAATGCGGCTTTTGCTTCTGACATATTGTGCTCCCTTAAAATGCTATTATACTGTAAACGGCCCAAAATGTCAAGAACCCCGACACAACGAAGGGTCTTTATGCTTTCGGTTGACAGCGACCCCAAAAGACAGTATAATAGTCACATAATAAGAAATACCCCACAAACGGTACCGTGCGTTCGAACAGGCATTCTGGGGATGGACGGCGAGGCTGCACGAGTTATTTTAAGTTAGCGGGCACTAACTAATCATATTGGTTTGGGTATTTTTATTATAATACCCCGCCCCCGCCTATATAAATGGTATAATGATTATGGCCGATACAATGATGATTAATACCGCCACAACTGATTCTAAACGCCCCATTGGGTCCTCTTAATATTTAGGTAACTTTTCTGCTATAAATTCACAAGCATCCGCCTGATTATCGAATACACCATAGTCACAGGCACAGTCATTATATTTGAATATATGAACATTCTGACTGGCTACACAATAACTGATATAGATGTTGACTTCACTGTTGGCTACACGAACGTGAGCCAGTGTAATCATGTTATTATTACTGATGTCCATATAGTATTTAACGGTTCGAGCCTATCTAGTGGTTAGAATAGTTGGATACCGTGTGACTACTGTAGTAGAGTATATACTGTATTGAGTGTAGAAAAGTGCAAACTAGATCATGGCACCATGCATAGTGATGTCTACACGCAAGGCCAGATCTGACAAAAGTGCTGAAAAGTGTGAAAAAGTGTGAAATTGTGTGACGGTTTCTAGGTTGTGAGCCACAATCAGGCCGCACGGTGCCCAGGCACGGTGGTCCTAGAATAGCAGAGTCGAGGTCAAAATGGGCATAGTTAAAATGGTTACTCCCACTTCTCCCACATTTCTCTACAATTCTCTACAATTCCGCTATCCTACTCCAATCTCCACGCATTGTGCCCGAACCCTGGTTGCCCACAGCGGGGCCTCCCCTATATACGTACTAATATGCTCAAACTGCTAGACCTGCACAGCGGGGTCTCTGTATACTATATAAAAGTCACACACATATAGTTGATTGCTTGCAAGCAATCTCAGTAGTTGTTTCTAGTCGCTCCAATAGCAGCACATGGCAGTAAATAACTATACTATGAGACTAGTAGTTACTTTGGAATCAGATGATCCGTCCATGGATGAGATCTATCTATATTGTCAACAGCACTCAATTACTATGAGCTGTGGGCGTTATATAGTAGTGGACAATCACTATTGGATTTGGCGTATTGATTGTGAACCCAGTTCAGCTGTTACTTGGCTTTTACTCAAGTATGATCAGTATCTAACTAGTGTATAGTGCTAGTAGTCACAGCGGGGTCTCCGTGTCGTTATCGTAACTTGCCTTTCGTTTGCTCTTGTGCATGACGAAAGAACTCACGTGCTATAAATGGATCTTCTTCCATTTTACTAGCTAAAAAGCTGGCGAGATAGCCCATGTTGTATATGTAGAACTCACCTTTACGATTAGCTTCTTGACGCTTGTAGGGGTTTACTTGACCCATGATATCCAATATCCAATCTACACGTTCTTTGTGGGTCATAGTTGCGGCTCCTAGTATACAGTATTTAATCCCACGTCTGGAGATACGGCTGCTGCTCCTTTGTGGCAGCGGCTGTATCGACTCTTATAAATTTTTGCGCTGGCGCTACCGCTTCGCGGCTTATTCGATACGTGCTACCACGTGCCATCCCCAGGAGGTTTCAACAGGTTCTTTCGACCATTCTCCGGGTCTTAGCCTGCATAGTGCTCGTTCAAATTCGGGGTCTGTTTGCCCGGGTTCTACTAGACCAATAACGCCGTGTGTGAGACAGCTGCCACATTCACTGTACATGGCCGCTAGGTTTTCAAAGCAGGCGTGTTGATTTTCGGGAACTGTTTCTGCCAACCACTCTAGTATCTGTAGGGCCATGCGCCTATCCTGTACTAGGATGTGTGCTGCTGTGATGCGCCAACGTGGTCTGGTGCCCTGTATCTGAGGCTCTTGAGGGCCATAGCGTAGGAGTTGCTCTGGCGCCTGCATTTAGAGTGTACGTGCGTGATAAAGAGGATCTATCTGATCGATTTCAGCGATCCAGTCTGATTGATTCATGTGTCGCTGCTGGTTCAGTCTAGCAGCAAAACTCTCAGCAAACTGTAGGGCCAAATCTCTGCGTTGGATAGCTGGGCTTTCCAACTGTAGTTCTCTGATGGTATAGCCCAGGCTGGGACTGCGAGCTTGAACTATGTATTCCATTTAGAGTCTGCCGTTCATACCGGTATAGCCCTGGGCTCCCGGTTGCTCACTGCGATAGGCCGCGTGATTCACTTGGGCAGGCTGATCAGGTTGGGCATGTGCAGGATGCTGGGCCATTGCGGGATTGATGTTGTTTTCTGTGGGTCCGCCTGACGCAGCATCGTAACGTGCTAGCCAATCGTTCAGGCCAAACTTCTGCTCAGTGTTGAGCTCTAGGGTCCAAGCATCAGCAGCTGCCTGAGCAGACCCTGGATCAGTGTAGGGTTCCGCCAAGGGTTTACGAATCTGTATGCCAGTGCTGCGACTACGTGCAACGATTCCCCAAGTCATAGTCATATTGATATCTCCTATACTGTATTTAGTCAATGCCTGATTGGTTATAGACCACAGGCTGTTCGCAGACATATTTATCCTGGACTAGGTGCTGTGTACGACAGTCTGCACCAGTTAAGCCCGACATGACCCAATCAGTGGCTGTGCGTTCTGTTGCAAGCCAAACTGCACCACTGGCCACAGAGTAGGTGCCGCAGCCTGTTAGGCAGCTAAGGGCGAAAATCGCTGTAAGAATGCTTCTAGTCTGCATGTGTACTCTTGTTTGGTCTGTTGATTGCGGTAACGAACCCAAGGGTCTCCTTCTAGATCATAGTGTTCTAGAACTAGAAACTCAGGTCCTGTTCTGGCGGTGTAAATTTCGGGTTTTTTATACATATTTTAAATTTCCTGCTACAGTTATGCGATAATCATCACTGGAGTAAAATGGGTTAACATAGTGTGTAAGTTCTGCGGGAAATACACAGATTGATCCTTCCCAGGCGCGATCAACGGCCAAACGTTCAGGCCGTATCTGACCTAGGCTGTCCACATACAAAAATACAAACTGTCCGTTCTGCGGCTCAAACCCCTCGTGCCCAGGACCTGCGGCCAATTCCGCCTCTGTGGTATAGGGTATTTGTAGCCAAATTACAAAGCTAAAAATACCCGAATGGTGATGCGGTGGATTGAACTCATAGCGTTGTTGAAAGTTTACCCAAAGATCTCTATCGGCTATCTTCAAGGGCCGGGGTTCGGCCAAGTGCTGTAGTTTGTGCTGATAACCAAAGGTCTGTACATATTCATTGACCCTGGGCGCCAGCAGATGTTCCACGTATTCACCACAGGTCAACTGATATTGATGTTGAATGTTGCCAGTTAGATAGTCATTGTTCTTGGCCGCAGAAAAATTGCTGGCCTGTATGTCTCGGACTTCACGCCAAATAGGATGCAGTTGTGCAGGTGATAGCTTGTCAATGAGATACCCTGGCGTGCGTTCAAACTGTCTACAGTTGCTCATAGTCGTTCAGCAATCATACGTGCCAGTCCTACACTATCAATAGTAACCAATAGAATATAATTGGCCAACATACCAAAGCTACCGCGAGTCCAACTAGCCCAGCCGTACATAGCACAGCCAACAATCCAAATAGGATAAAGAACAATAAGAGGGGGATTAGGTACGGTAAGAGCCATAACAAGACTATTGCCAATGCTGATAGCCCAAGCAAAAACTTCAATGCCAAACCTAAAAGGCCATTCACGGTAATCCCTTTCCGCCCAACGATAAATGTCTACGATTGTATCTGTTATTTGATGCATTGTATATGTATAAAAAAAGCCCAGCAACAGCTGAGCTTTTTGGTTGAGTGTTAGTCTTATTAGACAAGACCCAAAGACATTGCCTTGTAACCTGCGGCAACCAGCTTGCGGCTTGGCTTGCCAATTACATATTCAGTAACCTGTACACCGTTACCTGCCTTACGGTTGTTGGCATAAACTGCATAACCGTTTTGACGGATGCGGCTAACTTCTGCGCTGATATTCTTGATACCAAAACGCTTTTCTGCCTGAGCAGGAGTAACCGCTTCGCCATTGTACAATGCGTTGAACAACTTGAAAGTCTTTGTCTCTGGGTTAAATTGCTTAATCATATTTTTTCCTCTTATAAGTGTGTGTTAGTGATTAGCTAACATATTCACAGTATAGCAAACGCTGACCCTGAGGTCAACACTATTGGCAAACTTATTTGACAGAGATTCCCCATTTCTCTGCATCTTCCTTACGAATGATGCCTTTAAAGTTATCCCCAGGAAAACGCTTTTCAATTCGATCCAGTGCTTCTTGAAGAGTGGGCGCCTGTGCTAGGAATTCATCATTGTCTTCAGCAAACAAATAGAGTTCTTCACCGTGTTTTTCTATGCGTATGCGCCGGGCACCTTCAGAAGATTTGGAAGGTTCTTCATTGTTAATGCGCTTGACTTCTTCAATCAATTTGATCATACGATCTGGATCGCTCAGTATGTTTTTCATCAGCACAATACCACGCAGATGCCAGCCAACCCAAATGCATGCGCCTACAATAAGAGTATCCCAAAACAAGACTTCCATGATGTTAGTTCCTAAATAATTATTTAATCAGTTCCAAATTGATAATCTTAGCTACCCTAGCGCCTACATCTTCGCCAGTGGGAATAACATAAGTTTGAGTGGTGTGTTGATCCTTGCGTTCATCGTAACGACGCACATTTAAAATACGTCCGCCTACGGCACTGGTCAATTCAAAACTAATGCGATCTTGCCCTTCGACTGCGCCCCGTTCTACCATTGCGGTGCCAATTTGTAATCCTGACATTTTTCTGTTTACCCTTTCTTTCAGTTGAACTGCTTCTTCTTCATCAAATCGATCTTTGTTTGCCCAAGCCTTTTTGGCCTGCCGATAAAACCATTTGTCAAACCATTTCATTTGTCGTCCTCATCTACATAGGGTGCTACATTTTCTTCCAGGATAGCCGTATCTCCATAACCATTAGCGTCTACTAGATCAATTTTTACTGGCCCGATTATACGCACATGGTCGTCCTCGATTTCCCAATTATGGTCACCGTCGTAGATCCAAGCAGTACCCCAACGTCCATCTTCGTCTTCTTTTTCGCCTCGGCAAAGTGCTTCGATATCTGCACGTTCTTCATCAGTAAACCCATCACTAAAATTTACATAGACTGCAATAAGATCGTCTAGTTCACAACCCCAACCTACTTCTGGTCGGCAATGTACACCGTTATTACCTTCTGCTTCAAACTTCCAAACTGGATCGTCTTCTTCTCTAAAGCCGTAGCCCCAACGCCAAACTTCTGTAACATCGAAGCCTCGAATAGTACCGTCTGGTAAACGTTCGAATACATCAACAAAGTATTCAACTGACTTCTTTTCAAGAGGAGTAATACGGTATAGCTTTTCCATTAATCCTCTCCTGTGAATTCTTCGCCAGTATCTTCGTTGGTCAGTTGCAACGGTCCGTGGATCCAATGTTCTGTGTCGTCATTGATCCAGCCCAATTCTTCTACTGCCGCATAACTATCTTCTTCCCAAGCAGTTTCGAATTCTTCAAGATCTTCGTCGGTAGTTTCGTCGTTGCCAGCTGTAGACTCTGCCCAGCAGCCATCAATCATTTCTTCCATTTCCCAATCGTAGTCAGTGGCCATTAACTCGTAGCCGTCTGGATTGTTCAAATCGATGTCGGGCTGTTCTTCACTGTCGCAACTCCAAACTCCCCAACGGAACCCTTCTTCGCGAATAATAACTTTACCGTCTTTAGTCCAGAACTGTCGCTCGACAGCATTCTTTTTGTGATGATTGGTAATTTTCCAAATAGCCATATCAGCTCCTAGTATAATTAGTGTATACTAGTATAACACAGTTACTTGGGTAAGTCAAATCTGAATAGGTACTCAGTCCACTGTTTTGGTGTAAAATGTGCGTGAATTGCAACAATGTATCCCATAGTCAAATGGTCTGTTGTTATAGAATAAGTTGGATCAAAACCATTTTCCATTACCCATTTACCGTGTGCAGATTGTTGCCAATCCCAAATTGGTGCAGCCGCATAGATATCAGGATCTTCTACATCGCCCAATCGTAAATGGTGTACCAAATGACGTTCTCTTGCCAAATCATTTACGACTTTCACCTTTTGTCCTCCAAACGGTTTTAATCCAAAACTCATAATTGCACGTTCGATATAAGCTGTGCTGGCTCTACCTAATGACACGGAATATTTTCCTTTTCATTAGATTGATATAGTGTTGTCCTGCCGAATATAAAGATTTTAAATTCATACCAGGAGCATAGTTTTGTACATTCAAACAACTGGCCATTGTCTGTTTAATATCTTCTGTGAACTCACCGCGATCCAACCGAATCGTGTCGTCTGTTTCAAATCGAACAGCATACAATACTTCACCGCGTTTGAATTCGATTACGCCAGGAGTGTACACTTCCATAGCTAAATTAACAGGCCTAATCCATTGTGTAATATCAAAGCTGCCAGGCACTAGGCCATAAGGATTGGCTTTGAACATCCAAGGTATGACACTAACAGTTACTGGTTTATTGTGTTCTGTAATAAACAAGTATTTGGGAAATGTTTGTATGATTAAAGGATCCTTGTGTGTCTGCGGATTCCTTACACTGATATTCTCGTTAAAGAACCCTTGCCCAAATCTATCTGTTTGCACATCCCATTCTTTAGTTACATTAATGTTCAAGTCATAAGGACTGCGAATAACAAATGTATTGCGTAGATAGTTTGATAGTCCCGGGCAACGCAAAAAGTCTGTTTTGTCTCTTTGGTTAGTGAGATATCGAAAAGCTGGCTCGGGTTCAAAATAAGTTATGTTAGGATCATAACTTAATTGTTCTGTAAAGACGGGCATCCATTGTACTGTAATCATACAATAGTTATCTCGATAATTCTAACAGCATTTTATATTGATCCCAAGCCTTTTTAACAGCAGGATTACGATGTCTGACCTTATCGTCTTCTACTTCCTGCATGTAGCGTTCCTTGTAATATCTAGCTTCGCCTTCTAGTTGCCCGTACCATCGATCACGTTCAACTAGATCTCTAAACTGATCTTGTGGCATGTAAATCTCTACCAAAGGCTCTCGTTCAATTTCTTGATCAAAAGGAATGCCACCGTCAATTAACCAATCTTGATAACGAATAGGCTTGCGTCTAGCATAAAGTTTGTTCTTGCTCAATCCTGCTTCGGCTTGATACTTTTTTAGAAACTGATCAGTTTCTTCCTGAGCACTTACAGTCTTACTGTAATCATATTGATAGTTGTAATAGCGCGGCATCGGCCCACCTCTTAAATGCTTCTGGGTGTAATTCCTTTTGTATAAAATTGGAATCTTTATAGAAGTCTTTGGTTATTATATTAGAATTAAATTCCGTAGTCAAGTCAGGAGCAAGACCGGTGGCAAAGTAATCAACTAATTTTGATGCCAGTACCTTGTGATTGGTTAGACACAAATGGTTATATCTAAAATCCTTGCCTTGAATAACGGATTGAAAGTCTCCGCATACTTCGTTCTTACTAATAGACGATAGTGTTCCTTGGGCAAAACACAAATGTGGATATTCGTTTTCATTTATATCCAAGTCAAAGGCTTTAATGATTAGAGGCTTGTGCCACCAACATCTATTGGCCAAACTATCCAACCAGCCTAATCTATTGATCATTGCTAGGTTGTCTAAATTATCATTTTGTACGTATTTGACGTATGATTCTAGCACACGACTTTCATCGGATGTCAAAACATCTTTGTAGTTAGCAACATAGATATTTGAATGTTCAGGTTTGTCTTTAAATAACCATCTGCGCCCAGGCTCTGTTAGAATCACAACAACTTTATCTTTTGGTGTAATTACGTGCCTGTAATGATATAGCTGTCCAAATATCCAATCTTGGCCGCAGCCGGGCACAGCAACTATTCTAGGCTCATGGCTAAACTGTTTGGCAGTAAAGGCTACCCATGTGTTTGGATTATCGTCGTTGCGATAAGCATAGCTATCTCCAAACACGCAAAAATTATTCATGACCATTTCAATAAAAATAAGTTGTAGTGCGCTTCACTTTTAAAGGCAACACAACCTCCCAAGAACAATTCATGATTGTAAAATATCTTTACATCAAACTCTTTTTCAAAATGAGGAGTTATAATTTGATCATTAGGAATAGAATACTTATCTCGCACATATATTGATGCCTTTTGTATTTCATCTAGGCAATCGTTCATAGAAACAATCTTAATAGTCATGACCATTTAAGGGTAAACCAAGTACCCCACCTTTCTTCATAAAATGTAAACTTTGTATAACGTGCCGTTTGTACTCCGTTCATCCAATCTTCTTCAGGGGGATGGTAGGCAAAATCAAAATCTTTACCTTGAACAAGACCTTGTTGTCGTAGTTCCCTAACGATTTCCATCACTTCGACAGGCCCTTTATGTTTAAGATCAACTATGATAGCCATCGTAATTTAAACCAGTTAGCATCTTTACCTTCTTCGAATAGCCATACAAGTCCGTGTGTCCACATGCGCCCTTTGACGTTAGTCTCTGCCCACGTATCAACATGGTATCCTTCTTCCCAAGACATTGGATTCAGTACAACTTCGTGCCAGCCTAGATCAGTCAGCATCTCTCGGAGTATCTGTGCGTCCATTTCACTGGCCAGTTCCTGCGCTTTCTCGGCAAGTATCTGTTCTTGCAAGTCTCCGGACTTATCAGTTAATAGGCGCTTCTTTTTCATATGTTATTAAATCAAATGCTGTAGCGTACTGCACTTCCGGCTCCATGTGAAAGTTTGCCCGACCCCAAACTACCCAAACTTTACGTTTGAACAGCTTAGTCCTCCAAACATATTTGCCGCTAATAGTTTTAACTGGTAGCCATGCATAACACTCTGTCCACGGATAACAGTCTGCACCGTCAGTTATAATTGAGTATTCCATTACAATATTCTAAACAATGTATTACCAGCGGCCACATCGAAAGGAATGCCCCAGTCAGCTATGTGCTCTGCATCTGCCTTTTCATTTTGTCCTTGCCCAACACCAATGTAATACTTAAAATCCGCCATACCAGTTTGACGATATTCTTCTACTTGATGTTCTTGTACAATTTGAACAATGCCAACACAATGGTTTCCGGCAAACCAACGCATACCTGTAATCATGTTATCTCCACTTTAAAATAAACCAATCCCGATCTTTGACATCGCGGAACCAAAACTTACGATTATTCATGTACCAACGTTGTGCTGGCTCAGGAGCCTTTTCGTCGCCCCACATGCTGTCACCGCAAGAACCAAACGTATTCACACACCAAGTTTCTATATCCAGCCAACTACCTCCTACGGGCTCGACACAGTAGTACCTAGCACCATATACTCGACCTTCGCTTAGTACTAGGTCTTCAATCGGCTGTCTATTGAGATCTCTAATTAAACGATCGATAGCCTGTTGGCTGAGCATACTCTTGCCTAAATTTCTACCAGACCTAGTAATCTTTAATTCTTTTGGATCCATACCAGCTATCGTAGCAACAAATTGTTTTTGCCAATCATGCATCTTCGTCCTTTGCCGGCTTAGGAATAGTGTCCATCCAACGAAGTATGAACCAATCTCGTTGTGCTTCTGTTTTAAAACTCCACAACCATTCATTCATTGCGTATCCGCAATGATTCTCTTTGGCCCATACAGACATTTCCTCGTAGAGTTCCGCAGGGATCTGTCCTTTTTCAAATCTAAGTCCAGGCAAGTTGAACATGCCAACTTTAACGTGTTCCATTATGATCCTTTGTGAGTTCTGCTACAAGTAAGAATCGTTCGTAGGCTTTACGAACACTAGGATTTTCTAGTAGTTTATCTGCTTCTAGTTGCATGGCTTTAACTGCTTCTTCGCATGCCTCTCTAGCACTAGGCCATTCTAGGCAACGAGCTTCCTCGCCCATTTCTTTTACTAGATTGTCCCAAGCCTTACGTTGTCCTTCTGTGATAGGAGCACGTTTTGGACGCAAATCACTGGCTTTCATCAAGGCGCGGCTAATCGTGTCTTCTGCTACACGCCCTGCGGCAATCATAGGAGCATAAGCAGGATCAATATTAAACCTACGACTACTACCTCCGGGATAAACCATAACCAAATGATTACCCTTTGGAAAGCTGTCCAAATAGTCGCTGTCATATTCCGAAACGGGCACATACTTTCTTCCGATTTTTTCATAGTAAATCTTTTTCGTCATGATAGACTTCCCACTTTTTACCAATATAGTCCCAATGTCTATTATCGTAAAGGTTAAAATCAATGTTGTAGCCTAAAAGGCCAAACTCTATTTGGAGACCTGCGTGGTCTTGTCTAATTGTATACGAAAACTCAAAACAAATCAAGTCGTTGGTAGCCAATATCTGGAATTCCCAAAACTTGTTTTTAAAAGGTGTTGCGCCCGACCAACACTTTATATTTTTAAATCTATCGCTGAATGGATTAGTCAGCTTTAAGTTTATGAATAACATCTATCGCATCTCCATATTGTAAAAAGAAAAGTGTAGCCCGCTTGGGATTTTTAATTAAAAGTTTAACACCTTTAGAACCGCCAGTAATTAAAAACCAATCTTTAAATTTAGCTCCTAAATACTTGTAGCACCAACTGTTTATATCGATGAGCTTAGGTCCTTGACTGTAATTGTCTTTCAATACAGCGATGCAATAGAACTTCTCCATGTACTCGCGTATGTCTGGAGAGTTGTCTATTTCATGGAGAGGATTGTACCTGCGGTCCAGCATTGTGATCATCGCCTATAATTTTATCCAGCAGGTCATAATTTTCTTCTGCACGTAGTATAGCTTCATAGGCCTTCTTTAGTGCAGGATTCTCTTGAATACGTTTTTCTCTAAGGCGTTGTCGATCACGTTCTTGTTTTGCCCAATTCAAAATGCTTTCTGCTTCTGCGTCTAGAGTAACGGTTGCATAAGCCATGCCCAGTTGTTTCCACATATTACCGTCGTTGACTTCCATGCAGTTCATATTTGGATTCCAGCGCATCATACCTGCACCTGCTGAGCCTGGCGAGATATAAGGATCACTAGACGATCCTCCCTGCACCATAACGTATTTTCCGCCTGTAATGCCTTTAATCATTTAAACTCCCCATCTTAGTTTCCACCAATTGGCTTCTTTATCTGTAGCCAAATAGATTCTTGTATTCCATTCATTATATTGCCACGACCAAGGTATAGCTTGATTTACCTTGTGTACATGTTCCACTTCACATCCAGGCCCCCAAGTTTCCCAACACCAATTACGTGCTTCAAAAAACTTTTCAAACTGATTACTATTAAACTCTACAAGGAACTTATATGTTCCATGCCCTGTGTGACGCTTGTCTAGTTTTTTAATTTTCATAGAGATCCAAGGTGTGCTTCCAGCCATAGTTTACACTCTGGCCAGTTCTTGTACAAGAAAGCCCGACCACCCTGTCTTCGCCATTCGTCGTTATTACTGCGTCTGTCATCAATGAGTATGTCGTCTGGACTTTCGCATCTTACCCATTTATCGTGACTATACGGGCCAAAGAATACTGGAATACCAGGAAAATGTTTTTGCGCCCATTCGACTTTATCATGAAAGCTCCATGGCATGTCATTGTTATGAGGAACTGCCGTTAAAAAGAATAGTCCAACATTAGGATTTTTCTTTACGTATTCTTTACACCAATTGACTAAATCTACTGCGCCTTCTTTCAAAGAAAGTTTGCTGTACATACGTTGATCGTCTTTGAGACTGCGCCATTTATGTTCAGGCAGCATCTCTCCTTCCTGCCAAGTTGGTTCTTTGAGATATGCTCTTGCATAGCCCATCCAGTCGGCTACTACATCATCCATGTCTAAATATATGTTCATTGGTCGTATAATCCTGGCATTGTGTCGGGGTCATCTAATAGCCTATAAGGCCGATGCGGTTGTAATTCTTTAGTTTCTGGAACTACTATATCAAACGATATAGTGATCCGTACATGGTCTTTTTCATGTGCTTCTGTGTGGTGAGACAGGCAACTTGGCCAAAACGCAATTCTACCTGTTTTGGTTTCAATTTTTAATTGATTGCTTTCTTTTTCTAAAATGAAATTTGCGTTTGAATCTGTTACATAGATAGTACCGGCAAGATAGGCGTGAGCATCCTGTCCATGTGTATGCGGAGAGATAAAGTCTCCTTTGTGCAAAACGTTCGCCCAAGAATGAATATAAACCTTCCTACGCTGATAACCTAGTAATTCTAGATATTGCAAGTAATGAAGTCTAATAGATTCAAATAGTCTTTCGGTAGTTTGATTTTTTGGAAACCGTTTGAAGTCAGCTGGATCAGAGGCCAGTGGTGTGTCATCTATTAAATTATGTTGTTTCCATTGCTGTGTATATTCTAAAGGATCTAAAAAACTTTTAGGTACTTCTGATAAAAGAGATTCTTTTTTGATAATATCACGCTCAACTTCTCGAATATACTGCATTGCAAAACCTATTAGTCGCCTGTCTATATTATTAGCAACATAAACTGGAATGCTGAAATTTGGTGCGAACGGTGTCTGCGGGTCTGCCGCTTTAAAAAATACTAAGGACATAATTATTTTGAATTATCTAAAAGGTGTTGCTTGATTGTTTCCATTGTGGCGTTATCTGCCTCTCGATCATAAGCTAAGAAATGACCCATGAAATATCGATTAGGCAACGGAATATCCCATGCGTGGGTAGCAGTTTTTGAAATATATTTATTAGTCAACCCTTTGATATATTCACAATCCTTAGCACCACCGTACCAATTGTCACCTTGACTGTTTATGGCAAGTACTTTATGTTTAACTTCTGTGACAGACAACAACATTGGTCCGCAAAACGGATAAATTGAGATCAGGGAATCAAACGGATGTTTATCCTGTGCCGCGAGATAGATTGCTGTTGTCCCGCCGTGGCTCCATCCTAGGAAGTTAATAGATCCGCTATGCCAAGATGCTTGTCCAACAATCTTTGCAATATCAACCATTTCTTTCATTCGTTGAGCAGGATTGATCAAATTTCCATTTTGACAAATTGATTGATATCCCCGAGGCCCAAAACTATCAACTACAACAGAGTTATAACCAATGGATCGAAGATAACCAATCATTTTATCAGTTTGGCCTTGATGTATTCCGCTACAAGTATGAGCCAGGAGTACAGTTGGTGCCGGCTTACCAGACCACCAGTTGGCTTTATGAACAGAATAAGAGAGTTTATTTTCCGGAATATCGTTTGCCAAAGCAAAAGAACTTCCAAAAACAAAGGCAAGTCCTGTAATTAGTTTGTTCATACATTCTCCAAATGTTTGCAATTACCGCGGAAAGTAAATCCAGGGCAGGTACAAGTTTTGGCTTCCGGGTCAACAAAATACTTGTTGCCTTTACTGCCTGCAACTTCAATTAGCTCTGTTTTAATTTCCAATTTAAAAGGATTCTTTTTTAACTCTTCGAACTTGCGTCCGCGCTTATCAATTGTGATTGGAGACTTAAAGTAATACGGAGTTTTGGTACCAGCTTGTATATAAGCAACCATCTTGCTACCATCAAGAAGATAAGTATGGTTAGGTATATTATCTTTCCATTTTGTAATTTCTTTGTAAGCCTGCATTTGGGTAAGCCTTCGTGAGTTAACGATACCTAATTATATTACATTTTGGATAAGATGTCAAATCTTTTGACTATTTGTGGCAATTTAGTTACACTAGACTATCGAGAAAAATCATGAGAATTTTAGTAACTGGACACGAAGGCTTTATCGGCCGAAATATGACAACTTGGTTGCACCAAGAAGAAAATTGGGAAGTTGACGGTTGGGAATGGGACCCAGAAGACTTTCCCGATGTGCGTGGATACGATTGGGTAATTCATTTAGGTGCAGTTGCTGATATGACAGATAACGATGTGGAAAAAGTTTTAACTCAAAACTTAGATTTCAGTCAAAGATTATTCGAAGTTTGTAATAAGGAAGGTGTTAACTTGCAGTATGCAAGTAGCAGTAGTGTATATGGAAATACTAAAGATTTTAGTGAGTACGCTCCTTGTAAGCCTCAAACGCCTTACGCTTGGAGTAAGTATCTATTTGATCGCTGGGTTTTTGATCAACCTTTAAATATCTATGTACAAGGTTTTAGATATTTTAATGTTTATGGTAAGTGGATGCACTTGCGTGGACATAGAGCCAATGCTATACATAAATGGAGGCAACAGGCTCGTAAGGAAGGTAAGATAACAGTCTGGGAAACAGCCGACCATGTTTATCGAGATTGGACATGGGTAGGAGATGTTTGCAGACTACATATAGATTTTATCAAGACAGTAAACGGTAGTGGTATTTGGAATGTGGGTTCTGGATTGCCACATAGTTTTTTAGATATAGCAGAAGAAATTGCTGAACAAGAAGGAGTAGAGATAGAAACTATTCCAGTTCCCGAAGAAGAAAAGGAACGTATGCGTAATCGTACTTGTGCCGATCTAACTAAGCTAAAAGAAACTATTGGTAAACGACAATGGTTAAATGTATTTGAATGGTTAAATCAATGACAAGATTAGAAGGTATAGTCGAAAAAGGTTGGGGAGGAGAATACATCTTTGCAACTAATGACAAGTATTGCGGCAAGATGATGTATTTTAAGTCCAATGCTAAATTTAGCATGCACTTCCACAGCGAAAAAGATGAAACATGGTGTATACTGCATGGGAAGTTTCTCGTGCATTACATTGATACAAAGGATGCTAGTCGTCACACTAAAGAATTAAACGAAGGCGATACTTGGCATAATCCTCCTTTGCTGCCTCATCAGTTAGAATGTTTAGAAGAAGGAGTAATTGTCGAAGTTAGTACACCAGATAGTGTAGAAGATAATTATCGTGTTGCACCAGGAGATAGCCAAAAATGAAACGTGTAATGGTCAACGGAACATTTGATATACTCCATCGAGGACACCTAGATCTTTTACGTTATGCTCGGCAGCAAGGGGATCAGCTATTAGTTGCAATTGACACAGATCGCAGAGTCAAAGAACTAAAAGGCTCACAGCGTCCTATTAATAATGAAGCTGACAGAAAGCTAATGCTACACAGCTTACGAGACGTTGATATTGTCATGTTATTTGATACTACTGAAGAACTTATCCAAATAATGGAAGATTTTAAACCAGATGTTTATGTCAAAGGCAGCGACTGGAAACATGACAAGGGCTCTACGGCAGAACAATATTGCAAGAAAGTGATTTATTATGACAGAGTTGGTGACTACTCAACAACAAAAACAATTCAAGATATTATTAATAGGGGATAATTGCGTTGACATTTATCAATACGGAACAGTTGATAGATTAAGTCCTGAAGCCCCTGTACCTATATTTGTTCCCACACACAAGGAAGAACGAGAAGGTATGGCTGGCAATGTTTATGCCAACTTAAAAGCCTTGGGCTGCGAAGTAAACCTAGTATGCGGTAGTGTTAGTCGTAAAACTAGACTTATCGATAGCCGTAGTCGTCAGCAAATACTACGTATGGATCAGGATCAAAAATCTATCCCTATAGTTAATGTGGACCCAACAGGATATGATGCTATTGTTATCAGCGATTACAACAAGGGAGTTGTCAGCTACGAACTAATTGAAAAGTTAATTCAATCTAGACTCCCTGTGTTTATAGATACAAAGAAAACAGACTTAGCACGTATGCAAGGTGCGTGGGTTAAGATTAACGAATTAGAGTTTAGTAAAATAAAATCAAGTTGTACAGGTTTAATTGTAACTTTGGGAGATAAAGGAGCAGTCATTCCTCATCACGAAGTAAACATGCCAGCACCAAAAGTAGAAGTAGTAGATGTTACTGGAGCTGGGGATACATTCTTGGCCGCACTCGCCTACAAATGGTTAGACACTGGCAGTATAAATGCTGCGTTATTTTTTGCTATCGAAGCATCTTCTGTAACTGTACAACACTTTGGCTGCTATGCACCTACATTGAGTGAAATACTATGAAAATAATGATAACAGGCCATAAAGGCTTTATAGGCAAGAACCTAGTTAATTACATAAAACAAAATACAGACTGGGAAGTTGATACATATGAACCAGGTGACGAACATCCTGGAGTTATAGATTATAATTGGGTTATACACCTAGGAGCAAATAGTTCTACTACTGAAAGAAACGTTGATAGTATCCTAAGACAAAACTATGATTTTACCGTTAGACTGTTTGATGAATGCAAAACATTTGGAGTTAATTTTCAATTTGCTAGCTCTGCCAGCCTATACGGATCAGGTACAGAGTTTACAGAAACATCACAGGTAGACCCAAGGAATCCGTATGCATGGAGTAAGTACCTAGCTGAAAGGTATATTGTAGAACATACTGGTGGTGCAACTACACATTGCTTCAGATATTTTAACGTCTACGGAAATCACGAAAATCATAAGGCAGGACAAGCAAGTCCTATTACACAGTTTAGCAATCAGAATCCTATTAAACTATTTGAAAACAGCGAAAGCTATCTGCGTGATTTTATTGCAGTAGAAGATGTTTGTAGAGTGCATGTAGAGTTTATCAAGCAAGTAAAAGAGTCCGGTGTTTATAATGTTGGCACGGGTCGAACAACTAGTTTTAAACAAGTTGCCGAACTGATAAGCAGCCGTAATAATACTGCAATAGAATACGTTCCAATGCCCGAAATACTCAAATCTAGCTATCAAAAATATACCTGTGCAGACATTTCTAAGCTAGAATCTGTACTAGGTCCGCAAACTTGGATTGGTTTGGAAGAATGGCTTGATAAATATAAATTATGAAGATCCATGAAATCATATCAGAAGAAGGCAAAGCCAGCAGAGCTTTATGTACTAGTAGTAAACCTGATAAAGAGTTAGGTGCTAGTCAGCTGGCATCTTGTAAGAGTCAAGGGCTACGTGCCCGCGATGGCGAAAAGAGCCATCTAATTACTTCTGGAAACAGAAAAGTAAGAGTTACAGTAGGCGGCAAACGTATCAAAGGTAGGAAGTACGGTGGCCCACTTCCTGATTACGGAACACGCAAGGGTCAGTGATGAGATTACTAGAATTTGTTAGTTCTGACATGCTAGATCGACTGCTGAAAGGCACATCCTGGGATAAGAATTTAAAAAATCCTAATGCTCCAACACGCAGTAACAATAAACCAGCGTCGCGCCCAGGCAAATTTACACCATCTGGTAAAATGATTATGCCTGTTAATGCTCGCATTAGTTCACCCTTTGGATGGAGAACTGATGTAGGTCGCCCACATAATCATTTAGGTGTTGATTTTGCAACCCCTGTTGGCACTCCTGTTAAGGCACCTGAGAATGCTATTGTATCATCAGCAGGCCCTAACGGAGGAAGTGCAGGAGTTTATGTAATACTCAATGCCAATGGTGTAGTACACAAATTTTATCATTTATCTAGGATTAATGTAAAGCCGGGACAGACTGTAAAGCAAGGTGATATCATAGCATTTACTGGTAGTTCAGGATACAGTACAGGCCCGCACCTACACTGGGAAAAACACGTTGCAGGTAAACCAGTTAACCCGGTAGCATAATATGAGATTAAAAGAATTTATAGACCCTGAAAAAACCTTAAACGACATTGTTAAGGGCTTACCTCCTTCGCTGCTAAAAGGCACAACATGGGATAAAGGTAGTCCTACTCCGCCTGCTACTAGTAATAAACCTGCTACTAGTAATAAACCTGCTACTAGTAATAAACCTGCGCCAACAAAACCCAAAGTTTCAAATATTGGTGGTGAAACAGACTATAACAAAAAGTTAGTTAAAGTGGCAAACTCGTTGGGAATTGATCCTAATGACCTACGTGCAATTATTAAAACAGAAAGTAATCATAATCCAAAGTCGAGAAATCGTATCGCTGGCGGCCTGATTGGTTTTACGGATAAAACTGCACGTGGGCTTGGCACAACATTGCCTGCAATACTGCAAATGAGTGCTGTAGAGCAATTAGATTTAGTACATCTATTTTATAAAAAAGCTGGAGTAAAACCAGGAATGAAGCGCGGAGAAATATACATGCTGACCTTCTTACCTGCCTATGCTAACGCTCCAGATAAAACTATTTTAGGTCAGCGAGGCGGCGGCGAACTTGGTCGTACTGGTTTAAGCAAACATGCCATCTGGGCTCAAAATCCGTTATTCGGCAAGAGTAAAGGTAAATCATACTTCACAGTTGCTGATGTAAAAAATACAATCAACAGCGTAGCATAACACTAAATATCTTCATGAGTTTAGTAGGAAAATTATTAATAGCGCCTCCAGCAGTTAAAGGCAACTTCTGGCAAAAAACTGTAATCTTAGTTACAGAGAACTATCCCCACGGCAGCGTAGGTTTTGTACTAAACAAACGCAGTCAAATGACTCTTACAGAGTTTGGTGAACAGCTAGGATACAAGATAGATATACCTGGATTTGTTTACCTTGGTGGCCCAGTTAATGTTAAAAGTTTAACGTTTATACACACCAATGATTGGGTTAGCAAAAATATGATCAAGATCAACGACGAGCTTTCTTTAAGTAGTTCGGATGAAATACTGCCAAGAATGGCTATGGGAGATTTGCCAAGAAAATGGCGTCTAATGTTAGGACTTTGTGGATGGGGCCAAAATCAATTAGAAGGCGAAATCAAAGGTGAGCATCCTTGGAAACAAGAAACTGCATGGTGCCTAGCCAAAGCAGATGCTGATTCAGTTTTTGGGACAGATAACAACGATCAGTGGACTTCCAGTTTGGACAAATCTGGTTTGGAATTTGCCCAAAGTTTCTTCGCATAAGAATTGACATAAGTATATATTGAGTGTATACTATACACTTTCCAATGGTTGGGTCTGTAAACACAACTAAAAGAGGTTCGAAGTGTCAGCTACTCTACTGCTCAATGCAGACGGCATGCCTGTAAGTTACATGCCACTCAGTACATTAACGTGGGAAGACGCCATCAAGTACATGGTTTTGGACAAAGCCGATGTACTGCTTTATCACGAAGGTTGGGTTGTGCATTCAGCCAAGTGGGAAACGCAAGTTCCTAGCGTTATGATGCTACGTGAATACATGAAACCAAAAACATCTGTAAGATTTAGTAAGAGTAATGTATTCCTACGAGACAATTACCATTGTGCATATTGTAACACAGATCTGCAAAAGAAAGAATGTACTCTCGATCACGTGCTGCCTACCAGTCACGGTGGTAAGACTACATTTGAAAACTGTGTTACGGCTTGTGGCCCTTGCAATGCAAGTAAAGGCAATAACAAGAAAATACGGCCTAAGTTCAAGCCTTACAAACCAGACTATTTTGAATTAGTTAACAAGCGCAAACAACAAGGCCTACAAGTCAGGTATGACGAGTGGCTACAGTTCCTAGTCTAACTAAACTGGCCGTACAATGGCAAATAGGTAATCAATGCGATTACAAGTGCGATTACTGCCATCATAATTACCACGATGGCAGTAATCCTTTCTTATCTCACGAGAAATTTCTTACAGCGATAACCAATTTATCCGAATCAGTATCTCACGACTTAATCGTCATAGAATTCCAAGGCGGCGAGCCTACAAATTGCGACCCAGTTCGCGATGCAATAGCTAATCCAAACAACCGATTCAGGTATGTATTGACTACAAATGCTAGTCAAAGTTTAGATTGGTGGAACAAAGCTGTTAAAAACCTAGTAGGTGTGTTTATTGCTTACCATCCAGAATATTGTAGTCCTGAACATTTTAAACAGGTTGTATCGATTGTTAAAAATAGCGGAATTGAATACTCTATTATAATCAACGCACACCCAAAACAATCACGTTGGCAAGATGCTGTAAATATGTACGAATTATTCAAGCACGAGCCTATACAATTTAAAGCATTGTATGCTAATCACGAAAAGGGCAACAACAAATTCTTTGATTATAACAAAGATCAGTGGGATTATTACACAAGAGTTAATAACATACATCCTCCAAAAGAAGACCCTGTCGAAACCCAAATACAATGGGTAGAAAAAAGACTATATAATAACTACAAAGGACACTTGTGCTGGGCTGGTATAGACCAAATAGTAATTGATTATTTTGGATATGCTTATCGAGGATGGTGCCATGCTCATGGCAGCATTGGTAACGTATTTGAAAGTCGTATCGAGATAGACACTAAACCAAAAGTATGTCCTTACATTTTATGTAAGAACGGGTTTGATTTGCTAGCCAAGAAAAGTGAAAATAGTTGGGGATTATAATGAAAAACTTTTTTTGGAAAATTTTAGGTTTTGCCAGCCTTGGAATGGCTTACATAGGTTTAATAACTCCAGGGCTTCCTTATAGCCCTTTTGTTGTATTTGCAGCCTATTGCTTTGCAAAGAGCAGTCCACGCATGCATTCTTGGATTATGAACCATAAAACATTTGGACCATTTATTACAAACTGGAATCAAAAACGTGTGTTCCCGCTAAAATTAAAATTTTTCATGCTGGCTAGTATGAGTGTTAGTTTAATGCTAATGATTGGTGGAGGCGTTCCTCTACGCGGTGTAATCTATACAGGTATTTTTATGGCGCTGGTTGCTATCTGGGCTTGGAGATTCCCAAGCTCAGTAGAAGCATACGATCAGCGTATAGCTGATGGTAAGAAAGTAGGTTGGTTTAATAATAGCTTTTAAAGGTAAATACTCTGAACGGAGTTAGTTACATGAAAAAACTATTAGTTTTACTGGCCTTGCTTCCAGCATTGGCTTTTGCACAAAAAACACCACAAGGGGTAACATATGATGCAAAGATCGTACGTGTCAACGACGGCGATACTGTTGTAATTGCTGCCCCCTTTCTACCAGCACCCCTTAAGCCCGAACTCGCGGTTCGAGTTTACGGAGTTGACACACCTGAAAAAGGATTCCGTGCCCAGTGCCCTAGCGAAGATCAGCGAGGCCAAGCCGCAACCGCTTTCACTAAAAATGCAGTTGCAACTACACAAAAACATCAAGTCATTCTCTACGGATGGGATAAGTTCGGTGGTCGTGTATTGGGAGATATCATTTTAAATGGTGTTAGTCTACGTGCCGAATTAATTCGCAATGGGTTTGCTAGAGAGTACTTTGGCGAAGCAAAGCAAAGTTGGTGTCAATAATGAGCGAAAGAAATAATGAATATCCAGTTTATCCAGAACAAGAAGGAGAATGGGATCGTCCTAGGAATCCTTATAGCCCTGTGTAACGATTTTATCGAAGGGCTAGCTAGATACGGCTGCGGTGTGTCCGGACTACCTTATTACGAAGATCATGAAAGTCAATGAACTATTAGAATCGTCGGAGGACGAAATACACAGTTACGAAAAGTTAGACACTTATTTGCATAAGTTGTGTAATTTAATAGTTAACGGACAAAAGACTGATAAAGAAAAATTTGGTATGGTAGCTGCCGGTATATTAGATCCCGACAACAACTTTGTTCCAGGAATAAACTTACCAGGTCCTAACAATACACGTAGACATGCAGAACGTGTTGCCATAGACAACTATACTAAAAAGTATGGAAACATTCCAGAAGGCAGTATTTGCATTACAACATGCAGTCCTTGTAGTGAACACATGGACGAACGATATGGAGAAAGTTGCACAGATTTAATCAATCAATGCGGAATTAAAAAAGTCTATGCAGGCTTTATGGATCCTACACAACACGAAGAACAAAGAGAATATAACATTATGGAAACTGCTAACAGTTCCATAAGAGAAATGTGTGGCAAATTTGCCGACACATTCTTAAATGAAAACTTTGCCGATGGACGTAATCCACAGGACAAAGGTGACAGTAAAAGATATAATGTACCAACTAAGGGCAGCATAAGTTCTCTGCGTAAGATAGCCAAGCAAGGCGGTCGTAGAGGACAACTAGCACATTGGATGGCTAACATGAAAAGCGGGAAGAAAAAATGAAAAAAATTCTAGTAGTTTTATCGTTAGTCATGCTAACAGGTTGCAGTACTGTTATGGAATGGATGCCCAGCCGTTGGGATGTTAACCAAGCCAAAGTAATTACTGATATACAACAGCAGACTAGACATTTTGATTGTAAAGCTGATCAAGTTGCACAGTTAAATGAATTAGCTAAAAGTATTGAATGGTTTGATATCTATTCAAAGACGAAGCCTACAAGAGATATTAGTAAACTAAATGCAACTATTATTTCAACAATACAAGAGTATCAAGAACGTCTAAAGAAAGGACCAGTTAGTCCTCTTTATTGTGATTTGAAACTTAAACTGCTCAAACAACAAGCTGACATACTAGCAGGTTCTGTCCAAGGGAGATTCTAAATGAACTTATTTGAAATTACAAATGCAGGTGAACCATGGGCAGCTGAACGTGCCCGTTATGCACTACAAATTCACGAAGCAGTGGGAGCAGGACAATTAAGCCCAAGCGAAGCAAAAGAACTTTTGGCAGACTTAATTGCTACTGATAAACTAGATAGCGAAGCTACTAATCAACAAATGCGAGCAGCATTAGTTTTTGGTGTAACACAGTTAATCAGTCTTTACTAAAAACAAATTTTAGTGCGTTAACTAAGTCTTCAATCATCCCGTCGTCATGAAACGGAGTTGGGGCAAAGCGTAATCTTTCAGTACCAACATCAACTGTTGGATAATTAATAGGCTGCACATAGATGCCAAACTCATTAAGCAATTCGTCACTCATTCGTTTACAACGTTTTGCTTCCCCTACGAGAACAGGAACAATGTGTGTAGTACTGCAATCCATTACTGGTAGACCTGCACGGGTAAGTTCGGATTTTAATTTCTTAGCTCTGTCTTGATGCAACTCTCTTAGTTCGTTGTGCTCTTTAAGATACTTGACAGCAGCCATTGCTCCTGCACAAGTTACAGGACTCATGCTGGTAGTAAAGATAAATCCGGCTGCAATACTTCTAATAGCATCGACTACAATGCTATCGCTTGCAATATACCCGCCCTGAGTTCCGTATGCTTTCCCAAGCGTACCATTGATTATATCAATTCTATTTTCTAGCCCAAGTTCTTCTACTTTGCCACCGCCCCGGAGGCCATATAAACCAACAGCATGTACTTCGTCAATATATGTTATGGCATTATATTTGTCAGCTAAGTCGCAAATGTCTTTAATGTGCCCAACATCTCCGTCCATTGAGTAAACACTTTCAAATACAATACAAGGTATGTCTCCAGCAGACTTAACTGCCTGCAACATTTCTTCTAACATGGTCATATCGTTGTGTTTGAACACACTCTTTGGAGCACGACTATGATTCATACCTACTATCAAACTGTTATGATTTTTGCTATCACTTACAAAATGTATATTAGGTATGATTTTGCTAAGTGCAATAAGTGTCCACTCATTAGCTACATAAGCACTACTGAATAATAGTGCTTTTTCTTTTTTATGTAGTGTAGCTAGTTCGTGTTCCAAGGCTACATGGTAATGGCTCGTACCACCGATATTTCTAGTTCCACCCGATCCTGTTCCTGTATGGTCCAGAGCCGTGTGCATTGCGTCTATGACAACTTTGTGCTGACCCATTCCTAAGTAATCGTTAGAGCACCAATTAACGATGTTCTTAATTGCATACGGGCCATACCATATAGCCTGTGGAAATTTGCCGCTTTCGCGTACAATATCGTTAAACACACGATATTTTCCGTTGGATTTGAGTTCGTTTATTAAATCTTGGAAGGGTTGTTTGTCAATCATAGTCTGTTATTTAACACTAAATATAGCATACCAGGAATTATTATGAGAGCTAATGAAATTATTAGGAGTATTTTAGACCTAATTGACACCGTAGAAGGGGGAGAATCTGCTCCTACTGTATCAATCGCTATAGGATCTACACCTATTGCAGATACTCCAGAAGTCGCAGACGAGCCAGGGTGTGCCGGAGATGACATTCGCAGATTTAAACAAATAGTAGACTTGGCCAGCGACGAAGGCGAACTAAGTCCGTTCTCAAATAGTCCTAATGAAAAGTATGCAGATATAGATGCTGTTACTACAGCAGCCGGCGGCGGCGTTAACAACCCCAAACACCCAGCAGATATTAAATCAAACAGCATTAGCATGTACCCTAACTTCTTAGCTAAGGGAGAATAATATGGCAGCTAACGGTATTTCAACATTATCTACTAAACGTGCTAGACAAGATGCTAAACTAACATTAGCTGGCAATGATCGTGCAGCACAAAATGTCATACAACCAGGCCGCTATGTAGATACAAGTGCAGATGCTACACAACTACCAACACGTTATGCTGTTGGAGATAACGACACTAGAGATGTAGTAGATAATCCTAATGTAGGCGGACTCAGAATAGGAAGACCTTGGGCCTAATATATGCCAGTCCTATTACCAAACAGCACTAACTATCAACATCCTTGGGAACCTAACCTAAGCGATCTACATCATGCCATGGAGTACAATGCTCTAGGGCAACCTGTTCTTCGTACTACACTCAAAGTAGGACAGTCGGATGCGTTTGGTCGTATACGTATGAGCAGTCCTTTTACCCTAGGCGACTACAAACACTTATACGGATTAGATCCTAACTTTATCGACTATACATTAAATGGTGGCACCGTGGCGTTTCAGGCAAACAAAGCCTGTGCTAGACTGACAACTAGCAACAACTCTAGCAGTCGTGTTGTCCACCAGACTAAGTTCTATCATCACTACATGCCAGGCAAGAGCCAGCAGATACTTTCAAGTTTCTGCTACTATGCGGCTACTGCTAACGTAACTAAACGTACAGGTTACTTTGATGACAACAATGGTATCTACTTTGAACAAGCAGGCGACGGAACACTGAGTTGGGTCATAAGAACATACACATCAGGCGCACCTGTAGAAAATCGTGTAACACAGGCCAACTGGAACATTGACACTTGTAATGGACAAGGCGGTAGTCTGTTTAACCTAGACATTACCAAAACACAGTTGAGCTTTATAGAGTTTCAATGGCTAGGTGTAGGTGCTGTTACAGTGGGATTTGTACACGACGGTGCTTTTATTCCCTGCCATATGTTCTATCACTCAAACAATTTGACCACAGTTTATATGAGCACACCAAACTTGCCTGTACGCTGTGAGATTGTAAACACAGGCACTACCACAGGAGCATACTTTGATCAAATCTGCTCTACTGTAGTATCAGAAGGCGGTTATGTAGAAGCAGGACAAGACTGGTCAGTGATCAGCCCTAGCCTAAGAACCATAGCCTCTGGTGCAACATTGACCATAATGGCCATAAGATTAAAGACAGCGTTTAGGACCTATGCTAACCGTATGATAGTTCGTTCTGGAAACCTAAAGGTATTCAGCGACGGTGACAGTATTAAATGGCGCTTGATCAAACTGCCCAATCAGGCCGCACTAACAGGATCAACTTGGGTTGACGTTGATGATGACAGTGGTGTACAATATAACGCTACCTGCACAGCATTCACAGGCGGCGATGAAATGGACAACGGATTTGTTGGTGCTAGCACACAGGGCAGTCAAAAAGCAGGAGGTGCCCCAGCAAGTAACTTGCCTAGTGAAGCTAAAAAGAATTATATCGTGCAGAACTATGATAGCACCGATAGTGAGATTTATGTAGTAGTAGCAACTAACATAGGCTCACAAAGTACCAACGTAGGAGTTGGTTGGCAGTGGCGAGAGATATATTAAGATAAGTATTATTATGAAAATTACTGAGATATTATTAGAAGGAATGAGCAAAAAGGATACGTTTGGTATCCTGCTAGAGTTTATTGAATTTGCTGCCAAGCATTTAGATTTAAACAGCCTTCCTAAATTTGACTTTATGTTTGACACTAAACGTAGTGTTGAGCATAAGAGCTTTGGCGGCTACGGTGGCGAACACATTAGTATTACTGTAAAGAATCGCCACATCATGGATGTGTGCCGTACACTAGCACATGAGCTAGTTCATTTCAAACAAGACTTGGATGGACGTATTGAGTCAGACAGCGGCAAGGACGGCAGTCCTATCGAAAACGAAGCTAACGCAGAAGCCGCAGTTATTATGCGTAAATGGGGTAAACTACACCCTGAGCTATTCGAGAAAGAATCAATAGCATAAAAACGAACGAGCCCCGTAGGGCCCGTCCTAATATATAATAAAGTTTATAACTGATTAATAGGGCATTTAGCCAATACTATTATTTCTTAGCGCCAGTATTAACAAAAGCGTACATTTTTTCAGCTGTTTCTAAAACTTTGTCTAGGCCTGGGAATTGTGGCATTTCAACTGTAGAAACAAGTTGTCCTGTCTTCTCATCACGCTTGGCGGTAAGTTCCCAACCTTGAAACTTAACGCTGTACTCGCTTTGAACAAGATCCTTAGCCATAGCTAGTATATCTGTACGAATTTCGTAGCCGTTCTTGTTAAATTTAACTTCTGGTAGTTTTGGTGTAAATTCAGACATATTATTCTCCTTGTGTGTCAGTGTCTGTTTGGGCTTGTTTAGCAGCCTTAGCCCTGGCTGCTTTAGTTACTTCCACGGGTTGTGGAAATAAAACCTTTGAAATAGATTCTACGCTGTATTTGGTAAGATCAATAGCATTGTGCGACAACATTTTAGCAAATGCTGTTTGTGCATTGATATAGTCATTGGCTGCTTTGTTTAGCGTAGGATCTTTGAATACTTGATTTGTAATGACACGTTTTGTGTCTTGAAATGAATCAATAAAAAAGTCTGGTGTAAAAAACATATTAGTTCTCCTGTGTGTATATGTGTATTATATATCTTTTTCTAAAAAGATACAATAATTTATGATTAATCTTGCATTACTTTTTTAGCCGCTTCATAGTCACCTTGTCTAGTATAGTAGGTGGCAGCACGGGCCTTACCCATACTTTCGCAAATGGCAAATAGTGTTTTTAAAAATGATTTCATAGATAAGACTCCTTGTGGGAATAGTTGTACTCGCGTATATAATTTTCGAGTTGTGCGGCATCGGTAATGCCTTTGGTGCTTAGATATGCGTCTAAGCGACTTTGATAGGAACTATCGGGAAACATTTCTGCTAGGCGTTCCATTATACCTAACATCAGGTTTGATATGGTTTTCATTGTGTGATATCCTCTGTATGTGTGTAGATACTCATGGTTTCTACTGAGTATTTAGTCTAGTATATTGTGCGACCGCACAAAAAATCAATGTGTTTGACTAAATTTTAAAAGACTGTAATATACCATAAATATAATATAAAGCAAACCATATGCGTAAAAGTACTAGATCAATACTACAAGAATTAAGCGATATTGGCTTGAGCCGCAATACGGATCTCATAGTGGAAAGTCGCGGCACCAATATTATCGAAAGTGCAGTTAACCTAATTAAATTGATTAGAGAAAACTATGATATCGAAACAGCTGCCGAACTAGAGCGTCGGTTTATCAACAGCATAAAAAGTAATGATCCTAGCAAGTTCAAACGTGGTGTAAAGAGAATACAGGAAAATAGAGAATGAGTGGCAATGCACTAAAAAAGCTAGGCATTGTAGGTATTAAGGATAATCCTACAGAGGGTGTGTTAGTTAGGCTTACACGCGAACAGTTCTTGCAGGTTAAGCAAGCACTACAGCCCATGCTAGCTAAACTAGGAGATGCTGGCTTTTGGCGTGCAGGCGGCGCCGGGTCGTTTGATCCTGAGCATAGATTTGCTAAGAAAGGCACCACCAAAGTTGACAGTGGCGATGTAGATGTTTTCTTGGATACAACGTTGTTAAAGAAGGGTATGAAACTAGATCCTAGTCTAGACGATGCAGCCGTGCGTAAAGCGTTATTAGCAGTCATGGGCAAGCGTTTCCCTGCAACCAGCATAGGTAAGAATGTACACATTGGCTTTCCTATGGGTGAAAACATAGATACACCCAACGGCCCACTGCCTGCTTACTTTCAAATTGATTTAATGACTATGGAACATGCTCACGAAATTGGACGACATCATGAGCACGACTATAGTGTTAAAGGTACTCCTTATTCTGGGCAGGATCAGCAGTATGCTATGAGTAGTATTATTAACACTATTCCAGGTTATCCTCCACGCACATTCCAATACAACGGCTTTGGCGGCGCACTACAAAAGCGCGAAACAGGTGAAGTTATCACACGCGATATAGATAAAGTAGCAGAAATTGCTCTAGGTAAAGGGCGTACTGCTGATGACTTGGGTAATGTAGAAAGCATCATAGCCGCAGTTGGCGGCATCAATAGCCCACGTTTAGAGCAATTCCGTGCAGACATGGCTAAAAAGTACCCACATTTAAAAGAAGGTACTACGGACTGGTTTAAATCTATTAGGGCAAAAATAGCCCTTTGAACCCAATTTTTTTCCTCCGAACTAAATACATATACAAAGCTCACAGAGTGTGAGCTAAAGCATATGAGGAGAAAATATTATGCCATCAGTAATCGATCCAAGTTTGACCAACAACCTAGTAAACGTTGCAGCAAACTACCTAAAAACAAAGCCAAGCACACAGTTTGGTACACGTCAACTTACAGTTATTAAAGTTGCTATCGCTGACGTATTCGTAAGCCACGCAGATGCAGACAGCTTGTTCAGCAAGAGTGTTCGTGCTCTACAGCAAACAGCTGAAGTTTGGGCAGTATTCACACCAGTAAACGACACTGACGATTACTTCCACGCAATCATTGCAACAGATACACAGTACGTTGGTGACAGCGAAACAAGCCGTACAGCTATTCCTTCCGGCGGTTTACAACCAACTGCTAACTATGGAATTTTTGAAACAGCTATTGCTGCTGGTAACGGTGGTGTTGCCGCAACAGTAACAGTTCCAACTGGTTTCGTTGCTCCATTCCACGGTTAATCTTTAAACTTCTCAACGGGATGGGAAGACTAAGCCTGCTTTTACAGCAGGCTTTTTTACGACTGTTAAATATGTCATGCAATACAAATTATACACGTTAGTTGACATTACCAACACCGGCCAGCACAGGTTTGAAGAAGGTAAGGAAGAAGCTCGATGGAGAGAACAAAACTTCCAAACTGTACTGCAAACCCTAGGCATACGGTCTAATATTTCGTTTGTACACAAGCCTGAGATGATTGAACTTAGGGGACGATTAATAGGATTTGATACAGACGAAGTTATCCGTGTATGGAGATTTGACTGGAGCACAGAACGAGATTACTTGTATGAAAAAGACGGTGACCCAGTTGGCAGTTTAAAAGATGATTTTCATCTTGTTCCTTATATTGCTAACCTAAGTGAAATGATGCAGCAGAAGTTTGCTGTATTCAATACCAAGCAAGATAGGCCCAATATTGTTTTTCATCAAAAGTAATAAATATACAACAAAGGCACAAGACGATAGGCATCTCATATTAGGCACATGTCCCGTAAAGGACCCTGACTTAATCATAGGAGAACGGCCTATTATGGCTCGAATAGCAACTAAAGAAGCGTTGCCACAACTGGCAACATTACCTGAGCGTGTAAGCGTATTAGAAACCAAAGTAGATAACATCGATGAAAAGGTTGGAGACCTTAAAGTAGATGTTAAAGAAATGCACGACTGTTTAGATCGTACACGTGATCAGTTAGATGCCAAGTTAGAGTGTATGTTAGATGAATACCGTTCAAGTAGAAGCAATTTTTACGAACATGCTAACAAATTACATGCCGAAGGTACTGCACAACATAATGAGTTAGCTGGTAAACTTAATGAATTAGAAAGACAAAAGCACAAGTTTACTCTGTACATAATGATGGGCCTAGCTTTTGCCGCAGGCGCTGGCTGGATTGGCCATGTTGATGTTAAAACACTATTGAGATTTGTAGGACTATAAGGCTGTGTATGTTCATAAAAGATTTTACAGAAGCACCTGAGCCTATTACTGTCAACGATGAACTGAATCCTAAACTTTGGCAAAATAATAAACTAACACCAGAAGTACGTGCCAAACTACTGATTATTGCAAAAAACTTTGCAGACTTTCTAAATGTAAACAAACTTAACCTGAGAGATATCACTATCAGCGGAAGTAACGCTGGCTATAACTATAGCGACAGCAGTGATATAGATCTACATCTAGTAGCAGATATTGACAGCCTAGAGCGTGCAGAACTATACGACGCCAAAAAGAATCACTACAACTTTACACACGATATAAAGATATACGGAATTGATGTTGAGTTGTATGTACAAGATAGCAAACAAAAACATTTTAGTGCGGGCATTTATAGCATACTAAATGATCAGTGGTTAAGCGAACCAAAAAAGATTACTAGTTATCCTGCACACAGCGAAATTAAACGCAAGGCTAGAAATTATGCCAGTAGAATAAATCAAGCCCTGCGTTCAAATCAATTAAATACTGCTAAGGAAACAATGTCCGACATTAGACGTTTGCGTCAAGCAGGCTTATCAGCTGGTGGCGAAGCTAGTGTAGAAAATTTAGCATTTAAATTACTAAGAGCTAGAGGACAAATAGATAGATTAAGACGTCATATTAATAGATTACAAAGTGCGGCACTGAGCCTCGGAGAACAAAATGAAAGTTAAACAAGTAGTTGGCGAACACAAAAAAGGCTTCAGAGCAAAGAAGTATGCATCAAAACCAAAGTCATATATTGAGCCTGTTAAACCACAAGGCCCAGTTGCACCTGGCGAGCAGAAGAAACAGCAAGTTAAAGAAGGTGCTATTGATCGTTTATATGGCCACTGGATGAACAGTGAAGATGCACCTATGGACGACGACAGTGGCGACTATAATTCCGTTTACAAAAAAGCTGTTAGTTTTCTAGATGGCCGTGTTAACCCTAAATATGTTGACAACTTTGCAAATGCGTTAACTTCATACTTTCACGGAGAAGATGACCTAGAGCCAATGAATGTAGGCGATGAACTAGATGAAACTACACCTATTGGTACAGTTAGTAATGTTAGTCCGGATGGCAAACAAGTAACTATTAAAAAGACTGACGGCACTGAACTAAAAACAACAGGCGATGCAGTATTGCCAGGCCCAGATGGAAAAACAGCTAGCCTTGCTCCTGGAGCAGGCGATTCACTTAAACCAGGAACTCCAGTAACTTCTAGTCAATCTGGATCAATGAGTGAAGAAGGCGCAGCAGAGGATGTTTCTATTGACGCTCAAAAACTCAAAGCCGACATGATGGCTGAAGTAGATCCCAAGTATGCCGCTGAAATTGACAAAATAGTAGTTGCCAAACCTGACGGCACTCTTGATGTCAGAGCTACAATGAGTAACATGTACGGAAGCCTGCTCTACAGTTTGGATGAACTGCTAGAATGGTTCTTAGAATTTATTACAGAACTCAAAGCAGAAATGCAAAAACCAGAGTTTCAGCAACGTCCTCCAGAAGAACAAAAAGCTATAACTGATCTCATTGCTTACGAGCCATCACTACAAAAACAACGAAAAGACCTAGTAGGTCAGGCTACCGAGTTAGACAAGCTAGGTAATAACTATGCTGCTCAACAAACAGGTGTAGCTACTCCAGAAGGCCGTACACCGCGTAAAGATCCTTTGATAGCAGAACTTAACGACATGCTACGCATTGCAGGTTTAAAATGAAAATTAACGAGTTAATCAGTGCTTTTGAAATATGGACGACCAACGAGGAAAAAGCACTTCTTGAAAAACTTAAGACGCCGGTACTGTTAGCCAATCTTAACGAGCAAGAGCAGTTCAGGATTCAGGCTCTCATTCGTAAAAGTTTGGTAACTAAGATAGGAGATAGTAATCCTAAGGTAGTTGCCAATGAAGCCCAAGAAATTTAAAAAACCCAGCTTAGACGATCTAGCGTTAGAATTGAGTCATACACTCGATGAACATCTAGAAATCCGTGTTATTTCCAAAGATACACTTTATTACAAAGGGTATTTGATTAAAAAGAATAAAGCTGGAAAATGGACATTGTATAATGCATCCAACAAGGATGTCGTCGGCGAGTTCTTTTTAAAAAGTTGTGCATTGTTAGCAGCCAAGGCCTACTATAAAATAAACTTGAACAAATATAATCAAATCAAAATGTTAGACAATCAATATTGGGCTAACCATATGGACCGTACAATATATCAAAATAACTTAAAAATAACCAAGGATTTTGAAAGGTACTTGATACTGTTAAACAAATTTGAGGAAAGCACAGCCAGAGCTGGAGCCTACAAGGATGAAATTAGTAGAATGTTTAAGTGGACATTTGTATAAATACGTAATAAGATTTCTAGGAAAAGAATCATGCAAATTAGAGAATTTTCAAAACCAGTGACTAGCAAACAGCTCAACGAAAGCCTTGCAAACAAGTTTGGTTATAAAATTAATTTAGAGCAGTTTTCAGATGTACAGCTTGAAGATGCACGTAACAAGTTACGTACAAAATTAAGCCAATTAGAACTTTCAGAAAGTTTTGATTCTGTTCTAGAGAGCCCTGAATACCAAAAAACTCGTTTATTCCTTGATTGTATCAATCAAGAAATTATGGAACGCGAAGAAGGAAAGTGTCCAACGTGCGACTGCAAGCCATGCGAGTGTGAAGAAGAAAAACATGAAGATAAAAAAGATATGAAGAAAAAAGAATCTAAAACAGAAAGTCGCCACCCTACAGCACCATTTATGGTAGCTCGTGCTAAACAGCACTCTGTTCCAGACGCTTGGATTAGAAGTGCGCTTAGTCGTATTAAATTGGGTGAGTCGGACAATGCAGAATTAAAGGCTGAATTAAAATTACGTTACGACTTAAATGAATCAGTAGCCAGCTGGATTTTATTAGAAGGCGAAGAACAAAAAGCTGAGATTATCATGGCAACTAAAGACATGGTCGACCGTGTCACAGGCTGGCTAGAAGATGTAGCCGCAATGAAGGCTGAACAGCTATTAGAATTATTAGACTCTATAAGAGAAACATCAGGCAGCGACGTAGCTCAAGCATATCAAGAAGCTGTTAAGCCTGCACTAGAATCATTATATGCAAGTTTAGAATCAAGCCGCCAAGGCTTATCAGGCGCTCTATCAGTTGTATCAGGCGGTGAAGCACCGACAATGGGTGCTTCAGCAGGCATCGGCGGTGTTGACATGGGCGCTCCAGCAGGAGAACCAGAAATGCCAGTTGGTGGTGAAGGAGAACTTCCACCAGCAGCCGCAGAAGTAGGCAGAGAAAAGCGTGAGAGTATCGATTACAGTCGTAAACTTTCAATGCTACTTAATTCAAAAAAAAAGTAAATGAATCTGTAGAGCCTTTAGTTTTACTACTAAGGACTCTACAGTCTTCAGACGAAGAACATAACTCAAACGGACAACATACTTGGTTAGAACTTCAGCGCAAGATGAGGTCGTCCGGCTTAAATATCAGTTACAAAACATTTAAGCAACTTTGGGATAGTCAAAAACCTAGTGACCAAATCCTAAAAGATCTAGTAGATCGTTTTGACGGTCACGGCATAGTAATGAAGAATACCACCAGCCAAGAACTTCCACAGGGTCAAAGTGCAGGCCCTAGCGAAGTTAGTAAGATGGCTAAACGTGCTACTAAATTAGGGAAATAATCCTTGACTTTGTTATTGTTTTTTAGTACACTAAAGTCATGACTTTATTAACCGAAAAATTTGACTACACACCGATTAATCGAGAAAGCGTAGACGGCAAAAGATTATATGCTACCCCAGACGGCAGCAAAGTTCCCAGCGTTACAACTATCCTTGATAAAACCAAACCTTATGAAAAGGTAAAAGCCCTACTGGAATGGAAGAAACGAGTGGGCGAAGTTAAAGCACAAGAAATTGTAACAGAGGCAGCAGGCCGAGGAACACGTATGCACAAGTTCCTTGAAGACTATGTTAAAACTGGTGTTGTTGCACAACCAGGAACAAACCCTTACAGCCATCAGAGCCATAAAATGGCACAATGTATCATTGAACATGGATTAAAAAATGTTAATGAAGTGTGGGGAGTAGAGGTTCCGTTGTATTATCCCGGATTATATGCGGGAACTACTGATGGCTGCGGGCTTCATTTAAATGAAGAAAGCATACTAGACTACAAGCAGACTAACAAGCCTAAAAAAGAAGAATATATAGAAGATTACTACTTACAATTAACAGCCTATGCGTTAGCACACAATGAAATACATGGTACAAAAATACGTAAAGGTGTGGTGCTAATGTGTGTAAAACCCCCAGAAATAACCCCATTAACATGGGGAGAACCAAAATACCAAGAATTTATCCTTACGCCAGATCGCTTTGGATACTGGGAAACCCAGTGGTGGAATAGGGTGGAACAATACTACCGAGAGAACTGATAAATATCCATATAACAAGGATATTTAGATGGCTGTCGTTCAAATCTCAAGAATACAAATCCGTAGAGGAAAAGCCAATAGCGGCTCAGGCATTCCTCAACTGGCCAGCGGAGAAATGGCCTGGGCAGTTGATACTCAAGAACTATATATTGGTAATGGAAGTGTTGCGGAAGGTTCGCCGGGAGTTGGTAACACTAAGATTCTAACCCAGAACGACATTTCGGGATCAGGAAATTTTCTTGATTTATTAGACTATGTCTACCGACCAACCGAAGTTCAAACCGGTGCTACTGCAAACAGCCCGGTGATAAGAACGTTACAAGAACGTTTAGATGATCGTGTAAATTTAAAAGACTTTGGTGCAGTTGGCGACGGCGTTACTGATGATACGGCAGCATTTCAAAGAGCAATTAACGAGCTATTCTTAGATCAAGCATCCCCAGCATATGGAACCAGTGTTGCTTCACAAAAATCAAGAGTAACACTTGAAGTCCCTGCCGGTCGTTATAAGATTACAAACACTATTACACTTCCTAGTTATGCTAGACTCATTGGTGATAGCCTAGGCGGCACATCGTTGCTATGCACAGCTACTGGTCCAGCAATACAATTTGTTCATAACGGCTACCCAGCAGCATGGAATAATAGTTCCTCTACACAGCCCACTGGTATTTTTATCAAATATTTTTCTATCTGGGTACAAAACAGCGACCAGACAGGAATCTTAATGAATTCAGCTTCTGAATGCCGATTAGAAAATGTTTATATTTCGGGTCAGTTTACCGGATCATATAATGCCAACAGTATTGGTATCAAGTTGACAGCATTTTCGGCAGCAGTTAGCTCTGTTCGAAACTTTTTCAACGATGTAACAATTTCAGGATTTAGTTTTGGTGTATATGCGTTGCATGACATTTATGCCAATGTATTTGAAAACTGCAAGTTTAATAATTTAAGACAGGGTTTTGTCTTTGGCTTTGGTGCCGATGGTAGTAGTATTGGTCAGCAATACGGCCCTAGGAATAATACCATCGTTGGTTTAGTAGCAGAGAATGTAAGACAGCATGCTATCTATATTGGATTAGGTTCTGGTAACTTTGTCGAAAACCCTCGTGTTGGAGACTCTGGACAAAACGGTGGCAATATAACATTCACCCAGTACCCACAAATTTATTTTAGTTCAACTGGAAATACTGTAACCAATCTAATGTCATCACGCCCTAGTGCATTAGCCGCAGGAAACCTGACAACTGTTTATATTCCTGAGCTAGCTGGCCGAGGTGAATATAAAATATCAGCACCGCGTAGAATTGGCTTGGCCAACGTGACTAGTAATACATTAGCTTTTAGACTACCTTTAAATACTGATGCTTCCGGTGTAACAGGTGGAAGTTCTATATACTTGATCGACTACGTCTATCAAAGCACAAACAATAATTTTACACGACAAGGCGTTATTTCTGTTGCCTTAAACCTAGGCTCAAGTCCTTCTTACAATACCAATATACAACTAAGTGACGAATATAATTTTGCCGGAGTTGACACGGCAGACAAATCTTTACAATTGGTTTTTAGTGCCCAGCTATTAGACCAAACTGGTGTGGCGTATACCGCATTACCAGGACAAGTTCCATCGTCGTTGGCTATTTTATATCGAAATACTTTATCCGGCGACAGCGGAAATCTTAGCTACTCATATTCAATTATAATATAATTTTATACCGAGACAATTGACTTTGCAAAAATACACGTATATAATTCTGTTTACTTTTGTGATATAGATTATCAAACACGTGAGATCAGTTAAAAACCTACCTAGATTGTTGAATTTCAATAGGAATTGAAGGCTTTCAAGTAGTCACTAAATACTCTCTAATTTCGATAAAATAATAATATTCATCACAAAAGCGGAACAAAATATGAGCAAAATCACAGTTATAAAAAGAAACGGAAACAGAGAACCGCTGACAATTGAAAAATGGCAATTGCAAATCGCTAAGGTTTGTAAGGGTATTGCCGATGTCAGCCAGAGCATGATCGAAATTAAAAGTCAGCCACACTTTTACGACGGAATCACCACCAAAGAAATTGATGAAATAACTCTACGTGCAATTGTTGATCTTATTGACGTAGAAAATAATCCAGATGTAGGTCATACAAACTATCAGTATGTTGCTGGCAAACAAAGAGTAAGCATGTTGCGTAAAGATGTATACGGCGATTATGAAGTACCACACCTATATGACATTGTTAAAAAGAATGTGGCAACAGGTCTTTATACTAGTGAACTACTTGACTGGTATACAGAAGACGACTGGAATAAGATGAATGACATGCTCGACCACGAAAAAGACGAGCAGTACAGCTACGCTGCCATTGAACAATTAATTGAAAAGTACCTAGTAAAAAATCGTAGTACAAAAGAAATTTATGAAACTCCGCAGGTTCGCTACATGGTTGCAGCCGCAACAGTATTTCACAAAGAAGAACCTAACAGCGCACGTATGCGTTACATAAAGGAATACTACAATGCAGCCAGTGACGGTCTATTTACTCTTGCTACTCCTGTCCTTGCTGGTCTCGGTACCCCTACTAAACAATTCAGTTCGTGCGTACTCATTCGCAGTGATGATGACTTGGATAGTATTTTTGCTAGTGGCGAAATGATGGCCAAGTATGCTAGCAAACGTGCTGGCATTGGCTTAGAAATTGGACGCCTACGCCCGTTGGGATCCCCTATTAGGGGAGGTGAGATAATGCACACCGGCATGATCCCTTTTCTAAAGAAATGGTTTGGTGATTTGCGCTCATGCTCACAAGGAGGTATCCGCAATGCAAGTGCTACTGTATTTTATCCTATTTGGCATCATCAGTTTGATGACCTTATTGTACTTAAGAACAATCAAGGAACAGAAGAAACCCGAGTCCGTCATATGGATTATGGGGTTGTGCTTAACGCTTTCTTCTG